GAGAAGGGGAGAATGATGCCCAATGGTCGAATTGGGCCGAGCCTTGTTTTGGCACCTACGTCGATTTCAAAATACCAACTATCGGCGCGATGGTCTGGGTTATGTTTGAAATGGGTAACCCCCGCTTTCCTGTTTACATGGGGACAAATATTGCCACCTCAGATGTACCTGCTGCTGTAGTAGGAGATGACGATGGAACTGGCGTGGACAAAGGCACTTACCCGCCCGGCGGAACTATACTCGGAAATAGAGTACCCGATGCCCAACGGAACGTTGCTTACCCTAATAACAATGTCTGGCGTACACCGGACGGTATTCAAATTGAGGTGGATGACTCTGAAAATGCCAGAAGGATACAAATTTATCACCCCTCTGGTACTTTCGACGAAGTTTACGAAGATGGTTCCTCTTCAACATTGACATGTGGCAATGTTAGCGATTTCACTAAAGCCGATAGGATTGAATACACCTCTGAAAATAAGACGGTAGAAGTCGGACTTGACAAAGAAGAGGTTGTTGGTAATAACAGCTCTTTTGCCGGTCCTGGTGGTGCGCTTTTAATGGGTATAGAGATGGATGGTCCGACACTCCGATTGACCATCAACGGTCTATTTGTTAGTATATCTGCGACTGGTACTCTTCTCCTGAACGGCCGAGTCGTACTTCCTTCAGGAGGACCTATCTAATGGCTTTCACTTGTTATGTTACTAGAATTAATGTCCCACCTACTTATGGCATTCTTAGATTCCCTAATGGAATCACGATAGTAGAAGACATAAGCCAGCATACCCCCGATTTAAGGGTCGCTGACGAAATTTTGTTACAGCGATTCTTAAGCGCCATCCCTTTTATTCAGCCCGTCCAAGATTTTCTAGACTTATTCCAGGCCGTAATTGATACCTTTACAGGTATTCCAGATGCTATTGCAGGAGATCCCACTGATTTCTTGAATGCTTTGGCTACACTTACTACAGGTGTAGCAAGTATGGTAGGTGCGTGGGCACCTGCTGTCTGGGCGTATTTTATGTATCAAGATATAAGGCGGATGATTTTATCTACTTTATATTTATACAGAGAGCGTATCCAGGGTTTACAGGAGACTACTGTAAAGGTTGAGGCAGCCATTGTTGATCCTTATGTAATAAGTGATCCTGCGTTAGAAGCTCAGCTCAATGACTCTTACTTGTGTTACTACGACTTGGCTTATAATACGGCGTATACAATGGGTGTAGGAGGTTTCCTTACGCCCATTATTGCGTTTATGAACGCATTGCCTACCGGCGTTGTAATGCCAGTTATTCCAGATTTTAGCGCACAAATCGGTGCCAGCGCGCAGCTTTCTATAGACTTAAGTGCCATAATAAGTATGTTGGATGTGTTAATTGCCGCCTTTGAGGCCCTACCTGCTTGAGGTTGTTATGTCAGATCTACCACTTAGAGGTGTGCGTGTTCCTTTTGCAGCAGCTGGAACCTCTGTGAATGCAGGAAGACTTGCGGCTGTCGAAAGCATAGATGTTATAGACCAAGATGTGCAAAGACTTGTAATGACTGCTTTAGGGAGCAGACCTAGAAGAGAATATTTTGGAACAAAGGTCCCAGATCTCCCTTTTGAGAATCTTTTAGACGCACTTCCTCCTGATGTTTTGTTGTCTGTAGAAGAAGCTTTTCAGTTGTGGGAGAGCAGAATAAATCTGAAATCTTTAACGGCTAGACAAGCGCAGCAGCAAACAGAAGGTAAGATTGATTTGCACTTAGCCTACGGGTTGTCTTCGTTATTTTTACGCGAGATAAGACGTTATGAGACTGTGGTAACTTTGGGAGAACCTGATAATGTTTTCTAATTTGCTAAAAGATTGGTACCGAGGAGACTCCCCTGTAAGAGCTTTTACAAGCTTAGATTTTCAACAACTGTTTCAGGACATAATTTCTTACGCACAAGAGAACTACCCACAAGAGGTATGGTCAAACTTTTCGCCCGCTAGTTTTGAGGTCATGTTTTCTGACCTTACTGCTTGGATGGGTGAATACATGCTTCACATGTTGGATGTCAGGGTTAGAGAGACTAACCCTCTTGATATGGTGGAGTATGATAACTTTTTGCGTTGGGCGCGGATGTTTTCTTTCTTCTTTTCTGGTCCTACACCAGCTAAAGGGGAATTAACACTGACTCTTGATCCAGCTGCTCTTCCGATAACTATAAATAAACATCATGTCTTTTCTGCTAATGGTACTCCCTACGGCACGATAAATTTTTATCCTGACTACGCCGATCCTGGTTTAATTATTCCTTCAACGCCCTATACAATTGATATTGTTGAAGGTGAGATGTCGCCACAAGCCGGTGAATTGTTAGGTGTGTCTGATGGTACCCCTTTTCAGGAATATCAACTACCTAGAGCACCTGTGGTTTCAGCTTCTCTTGAGGTGTTTGTTGGTATTCAGAGATGGACACGAGAAGATAATCTTGGGAATTATACGTCGACATCACAGAATTATTCTGTGGCCGTTGATTTTCAGGGTAATTTAAGTATTAAATTTGGTGACGGTGTCTATGGTGCTATTCCACCTATCACAGAAAATGTTTTAGCCTTTTATGCGACTAGCCTTGGTAGTGTTGGAAATACGGCGGCAGATACTATCACTGGTTTATCTAATGTACCTAATGGTGTCTTATCTTGTACAAACGCTGACGTGTCAGGTTCTAGACAAACTGGTCTCGATAGTGAATCTTTGATCGACGCTAAGAAGCGTCTGTCTTACTCTCTTGGCTCACAAGAGAGATTGATTACTGTTGAAGACTTTCGCTTGTTTGTTGAGGCTTATTTTGCTGGAAGTAAGGCGCGTTATTTTGCTGGTGCAGGCCCAAACGAGCCTCGACTTGTGGTCGCTCTCTATGGTTACCCTCCTGCGCAACTTACTACTGGACAAAAGAACAATCTTCTGCGCGACATGGCCGATATTAAATACATCGGTGTCTATCCCTTCATAGAAGATGCTTTCATTAGAGAGCTTGAATGGGACATTAATCTGTATGTACGAGACAACTTTCGCTCAGAAGATGTGAAGTCGTATGTAGAGGATAAGATTTTGAATCAACTGGATACTGGTTGGTTTAATTTCCCATATCTTGAATTTGCTGGTCGTGATTCTGATGATCAACTAGTGTTCAGCCTTACTAATATGTATTCGAATTTTAAGAATATGTATGATGCCGGGGTTGAGCGTGTGTTGTTTACAATCTTTCGACCCATCATCAAACATCGTTTTTATGGCGTAGACGAAACGAATAAAGCCCCTATCGTTTTGAATATTTTAGATGATAACGATATCGGGCGCAGACAATGGGTGATCGTGTTTACCGCTCCTCGTCGTTATACGTTCTTTAAACGAGATGTTGGTAGAGCTACTTATGTTGGAACAGATACTCTGTATGACAATTCGAAAAGCTGGGTTGGTTCTCTTGCTGGTTTGTCTCTGTATCCTAATGCGGAAATTGGCATAGGGCCTTATACCATCGTTAGTAACACGGCTAACTCTGTGACTGTCTCTGCTGCAGACATTGCTACTTATGGTGAACTTCATGTGTGGGCTCGTCCCGAGACTCCTTACTATATAGAAACTGAAGAAGCCACAGGCGTGGCATCTGATGGGGGGCCTTACACTAACCTGGATAACACCTTACAGATTGACTTTACCTATATTCCTCCTCCTGCCCAGGAGTTTGATATAAACGATAGATTTGAAATCAACTCTTACAATGTTGTAGATGACATAGATCTTGAGAATGATGAGTTTCCTACTCTTGATCTTACTAATGTGAATATTACAACTTTTGGCGGTATAGAATAAAAACTTTTAAAGATTTCGGCGCATTATGCCGATAGTACATATAGGAGCTATGATGCTGGCTGAGGTAATGAATGCTATTGTTGCGAATCCTGGGAAGGTGGTACCTGACGAACAGACTGTCCAAACTGTAGCTCAATGGCCGTTTGTTGTTGCTACCATTGTGTTTGGTAGCGTCATAGTTACCCTGTTTTGGTTGCTGTATAGACAAATGACTCGCACGTTGGATGAATTTAAAGCCCAGCGTAACGAAGATCACAAAAACACACAGCTTGCCTTAGACGAACTAAGGCTCGGGGTAGTAAGTATGTCTAACAAACTCAACGAAAACTCGGAGGTTATAGGTGAGGTTGAAACATTCATAGAGGAAGCACAGCTCGTATTTAATCCAGAGACAGGGAGGCTTGCTCAGATCATCGACAAATGCGATGGCAATAAGAGCGAGCTTTGTATCATGCATGAAGAGGTTAAGAAGCTCTACGAATGGCATGACGTGCGCGGTCAAGACGGCGTTCCCGTTTGGTATGTGAGGCAAAGCTTGGAATCTGCAATACAAGAACTGAGCGGGGCTATAAAACAACTAAACACAAATACGATTTCTACTGCTAATTTACTGGGTCAGATACAAAGCGATTTAGGGAACTTCACTCGTAACACAAAAGATGATATAGATGAGTTACGTACCGAAGTTAAGAACCTAAAAAGCACTTTAGGAAAGAAGTGAAATGGCAAATCGAGCACGCTCTGACTTGCGTGGTCGAGGTATCTTCCTTGAATTAGACTTAGACACCTTCCTTCAAAATCCACCCCCCGGATCCTTCCTAGAAATTCTAATCAAGAGAAGCACCTCGGCCATCTCCCTTTTTCATGATGATTCTATCCCTATTATTTTTGGACCGGCGGATGTTGCAACGTTGCCCACTGACAATGTTATACATGACGAAGGTCTAGAAGAAGCTACCATCTATTATTATCGTGTGTGGCAGCGTTTTAATGATGGAATCATAGGGCCAGATGAAAATTGGGAATCTAACAAAGATTTAATAATCATTGGACTTTCGCTAAAAAGATATAGAGATATTGTATATGAGCCTGACTACAAAGATATTCAGGCTCTTGTTACGTTTGGGCCTATTGTTGCTGGTAATGTGTATGGCGTCACTGTTCATGGTGCTAATTACACCTATCTGGCCGCGCCTGGCGACACAGAATACGATGTCGTAGATAGTCTAATTCTTTCTTTAGCGGGCGTACCAGACATAACGACACAGGATGATGGGGACTCATTTCAAATCTTTGTTGACATGGCTTATCCTAATCCCCGTATTCCTCTTGTCGTATCTGGTATTAACGATACCTCTGTGGAATTAGGTTACTACTTTGCGCCGAAATGGTTTCGTGAATTCGTAGCAGACATAGGAAACTCATCCGTTACCCAACGAAAATTTATGGACTATATAGGTAATGTGTATGGGTTTTATAGAAACTTAATAAATGTCTTTGGGACTTTCCAAGATAATCAGAAAATTCTCTGGCAGATCGCCTCTGATTTTCTTGTCTTTTACAGGTTTGATCCAGATAAAGAAGACTTATCCCTTCAAAGGCGCTTGATTAATGACTTGGTTTATCTGTTTCAGAGGAAAGGTAACTGCCGGACAATTATTCGCGCGGTTAAAATTGTAACCGGCTGGGATGGTTATTGTGAATCAGCAGGCGGTCCTGGTTACCATTCTAGGACGTTTCATACCTATGACGGACAATCCTATATACATAAATTTCTTATACCAGGTTCTGCTTTTACTTTTGATGTGCTTGCTCCTGATATTACAGTCAACGGTACCGCTGCAGGTCCAGGTAACCAAGGCTTAACAGCTTATGCTGTTGGTAATTACTATGATTGGCCTTATAACACTGATTATGACTACTCTTTTTGTATAACTGCTTTTGGTGAATTTTTTGCCATCACAGATTTAGTTCAAGACACAGCGTTGTTCACAGATACTTTAAATTTTGATGGGGTGTTACCAACAGATAACATGTCTGATGAATTTTTAAACGGCGCTATGATTTCTAATACCCCGTTAGGTGGTAATCTTCATGATCTTGTGTTTCCTGCAGGTACGTTTATTGTTGGGCAGTTAGCTGGCCTTCAATGTATGTTGAATGTCCTAGGTACTCCAGAAGGTCAGGTGTTGTGGAACACAGATGATACTATTCGTGTAGAGTCTGCAGATCCTGCTTTCACAGGCACTGTTTCACAAATAGGCTTTTCTGCTTTCTACACAAATACTGGTACGTGGGCGACAAGAGATCCTCATCTTGGCCTTACTATCTATCCTGGAAGACATGCGCTGTTGTTTGATACTAGGGATTTTACTCGGCGCGATACGCGTTTCGAGGAATTTTGGTATCTAATTAATAGGTCGATATTTGAACGGCCTCTGACTTCAACAGATGCTATCTATTGGACACAGGGTTATGCAGAAGAATCGGGCCGCACAGATGGGTACTTTGGTACAACCGTAATCAAAGTGAACCCTGCTGATTTGGTTGTTGTTCCAGGTGCATATGATGATGGTACTTACTGGATAAATCCTAATAGAAATCAAGATATCTCTTACAGGATAGTAGGAACAGATGTGGTGGAGAATGGTTTTGTTGTTGATTTAGGTAATAAACCACCTATAGGAATCACGTCTAAAATAGACGAGCGTTTTTACATCTTCAACAAAGAGAATCATAGAAAAGATTCGGTTATCAGAAATTCACTTGATTCTTTCTATTCTAAATTTAGGCATAAAGTACTTATGTATCATGACGCATAAGAGGTAATCATGTTTGGACAGGCCCTTACCGCTGAATTTCATTCTGATGGAACTATCCACAACTTGAATTTTGTGGATATAGAAACCAGAGAATTGGCAAAACCTCTAACTTTCCCAGACAGATACATTGAAATAGAAAAATGGTCTTTTTCGCCCGGAAATAAGCCCTGCGCGCGGAACGTGGGTTGTACAGCCTTTTCGTATGACGAAGAAACTAAAACCCTTACTGTGATAGAGGATTAATAATGGCTGAAACTCCTAAACTTCCCGTTGTCGTAATGGATACATACGACAAGACTCTTAATTATGCAGAGGTTACTTTTCAGCGCGGCCGAGATGTTGGCGACTGGGAACTGAATGAAGCACAGAAGAATATTAGAAATAAGTTGAATAAGGCGCTGAGCCTTACTGATACTAATGCTGTGTTCTTTCGTCCCGATGGTGCTGTAAATTCTCCGGTACTTGCCTCTGTCAATCCAAACGAATGTTTTGTAAATGCCGGTTGGTATTTGTTAGACGGCCAGCCTTATTATCTTGAGGCAAACACGACAGTACCTCTTCCTGCTCCTCCTGGTGTCGCGCCAGACAGACTTGACTACATTTATCTGACGTTGACAGAGGACTCCTTTGCTAACACGGATGTTGAGCACCCGGAGATTGGAGAAACGGCTATAAGGAGAAAACTTGAAGTTACACCTGGTGTTTCTTCTGGTGTTCTTCCTCCTACTGGGTCTGGGGGCACGTACGAGGGTTCGACCAGAGACTTTGTTATTGGTGCTGTCATTCGTCCTGTTGGTGATCCTAATGTTACGCAGCCTCAATGTCTGAATCTGACTAAAAAAGCTGAAACCAATAATGTCCAGCAACGTCTGGCACTAACTTACTTTTTTGGCATAGAAGGACGTGTGTACTGGGAAGATGGGCAGCTGTCTCTCAACCTTGCGCCAGCCGCTGGGGAAGATGTTGATTTTGGTATTCCAGGGCAAGTCTTCAATGCAGCCTTAGGTGGTGCACCGGCAATTCCTTTGTCACCTATTAACATTGCCGATGGGCAATGTTTGGTATGGAATAATCCTGAGCGTTATCAATTCGCAGGCGGTTCTTCTCTGTGGTTAGATTTAACTGCGGAGAATTTTAATTCTTATGAATTTACTGACGATGGTACAAATCAGAATCTTGATAGTAAATTCATATTGGCTGTAAGGCACGATGATGACCTTGTGTGGGTCCACAATCATGTTAGGCAGCTGAGCGGCACTGTGCTTAATCTCAGGGATACTAACCAATACAATCCTAGCTTGGCCAGGGTAGGCTCCGGTGCCTTTGCTAAAACCGCAGATGCGTCCGTTGGTTTTGGTTCAGCGCAGGTTGAGCTTTCTGTGTTGACTGGAACCGACCTCAGAATTTCTGCTGGAGTTCTAGGTAGGAAGAATAATATTTTATCAATACCAGCAGACATTGATATTGATGTTACTGTCACTCCAGGTATTAATTTTTCAGCCTCTGGAGCGTACTTTGATTCTAATGGTGATAACTACATTTGGCTGGATTCGACTGACCTAACAGCTACGGGCTTACAGATAGATAATACTTTTGTTGATCGTTCTGCGGCTGTACCGGCGCATCTGTTTGTTGGTTTTGTACACATAGGTCAGAATGTGGCAAATCCTTTGCTGGAAACTAATACTTTTGTGCGAAATCTTTTGCGCAAATTGAATGCTGACAATCCCGTGTTAACTGTCAACCCTAATACACTCGTAGGGCCACAGGATGTTGAATCAGACATTTATGGGGATTTCAATTCTCTAGGTGAAGCTCTTGCTTTTTGTGCATATGCAGGAGAGCAGCAGGCCTCTGGCGCCGGGTTCGAGGCAGGTTTTACTATCAAACTTTTGCCTGGAAGACATAGCCGCCCAGATGTTCTAACAGAGCCATATAGATTTCATGGGATTAGAAGACTGACCATTGAGGGCTCAGGTGGGAAAGAAGGAACGCAACTGGTTAATCCTTTATTTTCTGCTTCTAACTATTGTAGTGGCGTTACATTTAGGGATATTGAATTTTATCATGATGGTGTTCAAGCGTATTCTATGTTTGAATTAGGCAATATGGATGACGCTACGGACACTGTTGGCACACCTTTGTTTTTCTATGATTGTAAATTCACAGGTGATGCGCTGAACACGTTGTCTATCTTTAATGCTGCATTTCAATTGACAGAACAATTAATGCGCATTGAAGCTTATAGGTGTCATTTTAATACTTGTTTAGCTATTTTTACGCTGGCTGCAGGTACAGCTAGCAATCTGAAATTCCATGATTGTATCATTACTGTAGGTGGCGTCACTGCTCCTTCACCTTTTGTTCTAGATGCCACACCAAATAGTGGTGCGCCCGACCTTTGTCAGAATGTGGAGTTTGTTCGAAATACAATTACTTTGATTGTTGCTGCAAACACGCCTGTTATTCAAGGGCGAAATGCTAAGAACTTCTTGTTTAAAGATAACAAGGTTGAATTTGCTGGAACTGGAAATAACACTGGTCCCATTGTTTCTTTTCTTGATACTGCTCCTTTGCTCAGGAGCGAGAACATTGTAATAGATAATAATTATATTATTACCCCTAATCCTAGTGTTCAACCTCCTCTGAACAGCAGTTTAATTACTATCAATATAAATGTTGGTGGTCTTCCTGACGCAAGCCTATCAACTGCCACAACACATGTTCATGTGACTAATAATCATTTTTATCAAGGATCGAATGGTTACTACATTCCATTTGTTACTTTGGTTGGTTTAGATGATTTTTATGTTGCTAACAATAATATTGATAAACGTGTAAATCAAAGCACGCTTTCTGCGCCCGGTCTAACGGCTAACATTGGCAGCTGTCAAAGAGGGGAATTTAAAGGTAATCGCTTTCGAGGCTTGTCAACAGCACCTTTCATTCCTTCTGGGTGCCAAGATATTGCTATTAAAGACACAGAATACACAAATCTCGCCCAATCTTATGAAACTGTTCAATTTGGTGTCGCAGCCGTTGTTGTCGCTATTTTTTGTGATGGTTTAACTATTGATAACTTTAGAGTTAATGATGCTGAATTAGGTAACGGTACTTTTGGTTTCTTGTTCTGCAACGATGTTCTTGTTAAGGATTCGTACTTTAGAAACGTTGGTGCGGCTGGCGGCGCTAATCCTATGTGTTCTATGGACACTTGTACCAATTTCACCATTGATGGTTGGTACATGAATAATGCTACTCCTACAGGGGGCGGCTGTGTTTTATTTGGACTAAATACCACTTGCACAGATATTAAGATTAGAAATGTAACTATAAATAACTCATCAGGGTTTGATTATGGTGTGAATGTTAATGCCCTTGGTTTAATGACAGATTTATTTTTTCAAAATATTAGATCTTTTGGAACTAACTATGGTGCTTTTATGCGTTTTGTGGCACCGGCCGTAGGTATTCATGACAGAATTACTGTGGATTCTTGTTTTGTAGACAACGGTAACGTCGGTAGCGGTGCCATTGGTGCTGGTATTGTTGTGCAAGATGTTAATAATTTCACACTTACAAATAGCGATATTTTTAGTGATCATGCATGTCTTGTGTTGCACGGTACAGCTGTAGGAAGTCTACAGGATGCCGTTGTAAAAAATAATAGATTTAAAGGTGTGACTAATGCAGTTGCGACAAATAAAGCAGCTGTACGTGTTTATTCTGGTGTAGGTTTAACCTCTCAAACTTCCGTGTTTAATCAAGGTCCTGTTGGTGTAGTCATTGCCGGTAACACTATAGGTGGGGAAGCTAATGCTCCTATTGATGGTGAAGGCATCATGCTTGCAGGCGTTCGTAATATTGTTGTTGAGAATAATAAAATAGGTCCAACTAATGGCGCTGGTATTTATTGTTCACACAATAACGCTGACCCGAAGAGCTTATTAGTGGATAATCCTGAATATGGCGTGGCAGGTGCAGATGTTTGGACCAGAGATTTTGTAGTAAGAGGCAATCTCATTACAGAGGGTAATTTGGATGCAGACATAAATAACGCTGGCTTATTTGTTCGACATTGCGCCGCTGGTGATATTCATAATAACCATCTTGTTAACTGTACTGATAATTCTATAATAGGCACAGCCCCAGATCCTACTGCTGGCCATATTCCCTTCTCTATGGTGATTTATTCGAAATCTGGTGATTCAGGATTACCAGCAGGTAACCTTCTCACTAATGATGTTAAATTCATTGATGTGCAAGGCAATAGAGTTACTAATCAATCTGCCGTTTCTAACAATGGAGGAAGAGGTTGTATTTGGGTAGGTAATTTTACTGGTTTAAATGGAGGAGGAGACTCTTTGGCCTATATTCCTGATGCTGATAGCCAAGGTTGGGAGGGCGGCGGCAACAATGGTGATTCTAATCCTTGTAGCTGGTGCACACCGGGAGATCACTCAAATATTTCTTCTTATAGAGGTTAATAGTGAATTCTGAAGATCTTGCTAGGATTATTGCTGGTGTAGCTAGCGGTGACTACTCGCTACTTGTTGCTTTCTTTGTCATGGCCGTGGTTTTTGGCGTAAGAAAGTTTAAGAGCAACATTAATTCCAAAATATGGCCCTGGGTGTCGATGGTCCTCGGTACACTCACTGTTTTTGCCAGTTCTTTGTGGACTGGATTAGATTGGCTGCCAGCGGCATTGAATGCTGTGTTGGTGGGCGTTGTAGCTGGAACTTCTTCGTCTGGGTTATGGAGTATGTCTAAACCTGTGGGATCAAAGCTTGCAGAAAAGCTGCAAATCGCACAAGAAAAAGGTAAGATGACTTCTCAAGAGGAGGAAAAGCCCCCTGAAAATGAATAGGAGATTACAATGCCAACTATTACGGTCGAAGACCAATTGACCAATCCTGTGCCGAATGCGGCCGTTACTGTTGAAGAGCCATATGGTGATGTTGTTGCTTGTGGTAAAACTGACGCAGCCGGGACATTCACCATTTCTGACCTAGACGTAGATGTTGATGGCGATTATGTCATTCGCTCTACTAAGCTCAGGTACTCTACTTCCTATGACGCAGTCGATGCCGCGACTTTCAACGGCGCAGGACACACGGCTTCTATTACGTCATTAGAGGCCGACCTAGCTGCCGCTGAAGCAACTCTTATTACTATAGGATTTTCGCTCGCGGCATTTATTGAAGAATTAGGATTGGATACGCCCGCTGCTTCTTTATTAGTAGTGGATAACCACAGTGGCAATTCGTTTCAGGTCGTACTTGATGAATACCATCCTTACCTAGACTATCATTTCAAACCAACTGCGCGCCTTGATGTTTATGCTATTTCTAACTTCTGGCGGCGTACAGTTATCCTCGATCCTTCCTATGACGGGCAAAACTTCCTTTCCCTTCCGCCCGTAATTTCCTAACAATATCAGTCACTTTCGTTGAAAAACTTGACAAAATAGAAAATTTAGGTGTATAACTCTCCTCAGGAACAATCGCAGGGGTGGCGGGGTGGCGGTTGTGGAAAACGAAAGAGAAGAAGATAAGATACTGATGTTAACTTCGTTAACTCTTCTAACAACATGATATTAATCTTCGCTTCGCTTGATTAATATGTGTTGTCATTAACGTGTTTTACATCTCTTCTAAATGAATAAACAAATGAAGAACAAATGAATAAAGTATAAAAGTGTTCTTAAGGAGAGGTATGTCTAGAACTCGAGACAAACGACGGTTAAGACTGACAAACTTCTTACATGTTCCCACTGACTTAATAGAAGAAGATGAACTGCGTAAGAAACTGTTGTTTTTTAACCCATTAGCCGCAGCTAACATGTATGGCGGTAACAAGAAGAATGTAGATCCTTACTACTCTTTATTCTATGGTTATGATGAAGATGGTAACTATCTTGTGCCGCGAACTATGTTTCCAGAATATCCACGCGATGATTCTTTTGTTCACTACATCATGGACTCTGTAAGGTTGCCACATGGCAACTTTAAACACCCACCTCTTTATCCTCATCAAAAAGAAGCTTTCAGAGCCTTGGTATCTGCAGATCCAAATCATGGGAAATCTGTCATAAGCGGTTGTGGTTCGGGAAAGACCATAATCGCTTTTGCATATATGAGATGGATTTCATGTCGTACGATAATTATCGTAGATACAGCTGTGTTGCGTGATCAGTGGATAAACGAACTTGTTACTCATTGTCGTGTACACATGGAGAACATAGGAATTGTTCAGGATAGAAAATTTGAGGTGGGTAAACAATTCCATGTGACTATAGCCATGTTACAGACTCTCAGGAATAGAGCTTTGACTGACAGGTTCTGGCGTAATTTTGGTCTGACAATCTATGAAGAAGGTCATCAATTTGGTGCAGAGACCTATGCAAAAGTGATGCCGCAATCCTTAGGTAAAAGATTATTACTAACTGCTACTTACAATAGACAAGATCAGAAAGATAAGGTTTATAGGTTACATGTTGGAGATCCTTGTTATAAGAATCTAGATACCCCTCATGTTCCTGACATTTGGGTGTACCCAACAGGCCTCTCTTTTATGCGTACTAATCTTGGCGCCCAGATTAGGAGATTCGAACCTTTTGGTAATTTCCAAAGAGAGAATGTTAAATCTAGAATGGCGCGAAGTCTTCCTCGTAATAAGAGATTAATAGAATTGTTAGATCGGGCATATGTGGCAGGTAGAGAGATTCTGTTTCTATCTGATAGAATCCAACAGCTTAGGTTTTTGTATGAACACTTTAAATCAAAAGCCTATGATTGTGCGATGATTTTAGGTAAGGCTCATGGTGGGATGTCTGCTGAAGAAGCTAAGAATTATCGCATGATATTTGCCATCAAACATATTTGCGACAAAGGCTTCAATAAACGGTCACTAGATATTCTATTTGAAGGTCTGTTTTATACTTCGCCAAACTCTATACAGCAGAGGTTCGGGCGAATACTTCGTTCTTATGATGGTAAGAAGAAACCAATCGTTGTTCTTTTTGAAGATGATGACGAGTTGTTTGTCAAACAGACAAAGAAAATGGTACAAACAGCTAAGAGGTTGTGGCCAGAATTGAAGGTACGACGATTTCAAGGATGAGAGATGTCTGTTATTTTCAGGAAATACAATCAAGGTAAGCAAGATTGGACACTAGAAGAGCGACACGGTACCTATTACGACATAAAAGGTTATCATGTTGAACTTCATACTTCTAAAACTTTACTTGAGATACTAGGTGGAAGTATTGGCCGTGTGAATAACTGGGAGAAACGTAAAGAACCTCAGGTATCTTTCCCACGTCCTTTGTTTAAAATCGAGGGGCATGTTGTGCCTATGAAATCTGCTATAAAGCAGAAAAATCGCGTAGGCTATTATCGTTACTACTCTACACCTCAACTTGAGATGATTCGTGATATTGTAAAGAGATATCCAGAGATCGTAATGTGTAGAAAAACCAGTAGGTTAGACCAGTTTCTAGCAGAGGTTAGAGACCGATGGTATACTGTAGATCGTGAAGCTTACGATAAGCAAAAGGAGCAAACAGGTGGGTAGGAAGATAGATGAGAATGGTGTTCCGTTAGAATGGATTGTAGATGAACGCGAAGTAGGCACAACTGTAAACACGACTGGTAAATTGATTAAATCAATAGAAGGTAGGATCGTACTTCTCAAAGAAGCTCTTCAAAAAGAAAAGCGCGAACGTGTACTTTTAGAAAATGCTCTAGAGAAGTTTAAGAAACTTCTGGAAGAGGAAGACAATGTCAGACAAAAACATTGAAGATCTGTTAATTGATGAAACGTCGATGGAAGATAGGGTGAAGCTTCTTGAAGAATTGGTGGGTTCTCTACAGGTTACTCAAAAACACATGATGGAGGCACATAACCAAATTGTTAAGAGTTTGGAAGAGGAATTTGTGCCGGTGTTGCAGAGCGATCATATTTTAATGCAACGAATGTGGGGAGTTCTCAACTCTGTATTAGCTACACTTAAACTTAAGCAGATTGCTTCTATAGATGAGATTAAGGCTATAGGTCTTAGATATATGCAAAATCTTGTTCAGCGTGGAACGCATACAAAAGATCATGTATCTGACCTTTTGAATGTGATTGAAGCTTCTGGGATTTTCAATGCAAAAACTTGATTTCTTACAGAAAAGACTTCGTCGTCATTATGACGAATTAATAGGCCTCATAAAGCATAGAGAGGAGATTCTTTCTATGTATTATGAGGTTTTTCAACAATTAGATTTGTTAGAATCGGAGATTGCTAAAAAATCTGAACACATTAAAGGCACTGTTAATGAGCATATCGGCTTGTTTAAAAGGGGCAAAACTATCATTTTTGATGACCCTGTGCCTGTGTTTGTCATGCGTGCCTTTTCGCAACAGATTGATCTAGAGTCTCTTGACGAGGAAGCTTACTCTCTGTTAGAAAAGAAGGGTGTGATATCGCACGAGGTGAAGGTAGACAAAGCTAGGCTGAAGAAAGAACATAAGGAGCTTTACGAGGAGCATACTGCTCCAGCATTACATATGCAATATGTTGCATGTTCAGCTGCCAACGTTAAATTTCTTGGAGGTAAGAATGGGCCTAAAGGTAAAAAAGAAGGATCTAAAGATTCCAAAGGGAAAGCTGGTAAAAAAAGGAGACCTAGAAAGAAGGTCGAACGGTGAGATTGTTGAAGCTAAGTCTCTCGTTTATGACGTATCTGATTTATTCCCTCAATTTAAAGGCTTAAACAATGTTCCAGAGCCCATTTTAAATGACCTGCCCAGAGCCACTTTTGGTGCAGAAAGGTCTGTGCAAACGGCTAAATTCGAATCATTGAAAGTGTTTTGTTCACTTTCCTCTCCTTATCTTCCTACACAAGATAGTAGACAAGAGCTTTTTGAGAATGCAATGGAGACTTTAGCAGATGCTATTGCGTCGACTCAAGCCACTTGTATTGAAATGTTGGAGGATGAGGATATCATATGAGACGTTTCACACCTCGCAAGACTAAGCCGGTTTCGCAAGATCAGTTGTTGATTTGTGATGCTTTACAGCCTGTTGTTCCAGATCATTTGTTACAGCGCGCGGCAGATGCCGTTTTGAAGGTGTTAAATGATCCTAGCAATAAAAGCTCTAATTATTCTGTAACAGGTTGTTTGCGCATCTATGATTCAATGTCTCAAAGCGAGGCGTTGACGTCTGGGGAATATACACAGGAATGTTACCTTATTGGCATGTATCTTGAGCTGTATCATGTGGCCTTTGATATCTCTTTCACAGGGGCGCATAATTTTATGGTTAGAGATCTTCTGACTTATTTGAGTTTGATGGAGGATTTCGATCAAGCCTGTAGAGGTTTAAAGCTTTTCTTTTCTTCACAGTTTAATTGGTTGACTTCAAAATCACCAGCGTTCTTAAGCAAGAGTCAAAATCTTAAGAAACACATACAACCAAACCTCAGTAAATCCAGTCTAAAAAAGCGCCTCAGGTTACGCCCCGCTGCTCGCACCACCATCCGTTCTTTGTAAATAAAAAGAGGAAAAATGAGGTTCTCCATTAATCAATTAGACCATTTTGGGTTTAATCTAGGTGGGTCTTACCCTATTTCTGATGCCATCAAAGACAGACTTAAAGCTTATGCAGATGCTGCTATACGTTATGATAGAAACCCTACGCCAGGTCTTGTAATTGTGTCTTTTCATACAGACGCAATTTTTAACGCTGGAGCACTGGTGTCTGACCTTTTTTTGACAATAAAAGCTGTGCCTTTTACAGAAAAAGTCTACCGCGATGCGAGCCCGGAAATATATGAGGTTGACTGTTTGGTGGTACATTCAGTCTTATCTGATATGCCCAATTGGATACTTGCAAAACTGACAAACATAATATCAGTCAGAGAAGCGGCTGAAAAGACTACTCTGATTCATATACTTGGAAGGGGGGAAGAAAACATTAATGAAAACTTTCTAGCATTTCTTATGGCGAAAAGAGGTAGGTACTTCCACGACATTCTTATCATAGAGGATGAGTGATGCTGCAAGAGACGAGAGCTAGAACTGTAGATTTAGAAAAACTATTACTATCTGCTCTTATTTTTGAGTGCGAAGATGATCGTCTTTCTCCTGTGTTTGAAAAACTACAGCCAGAGTTCTTTGTAAATCGTGTGCATCAAAAGGTGTATCGGCAGATCTTCGACTCGTATTCTGAATATGGAACATTGCCAAGCGGCAATCTCATAAAGAATTCAAATCCTCAATTCGAATTAGAGGATTCTGGCGATGATTTGTTGGCTGTCACCGATTTATTCATAGATGTTGTGTTGGAGAGAAGGACTGTGGAGTTGTGTGCAAAGGTGCATAAACGCTCAGCTTTTGATACGCACGGCGCAATCGCACAAGCCATTAATGAGTTTGAAACACTACAGACTATAGCCGGGCCTGCTACAGGACAGGCAGGTGAAATTATGGAGTCTGGAGATGTGGTAACTGTCATTGATAAACATCTTGAGTCATTGTCAGAGAATGAAGAAGGCGACGTGATTAAAGGTGTGCCCACGCCTTGGCGCTATTTGAATAGGTTGATTTTAGGATGGGGACCTGGGCTACATGCATGGATGGGTGAAAAGAAGAACATGAAAACATGGACTTCTTTGTATGGCGCTGTAGAGGCGTGGAAAGATGGATACCCTGTTGTTTATGTCACAAAAGAGATGACGAAAGAAAGTGTAGTTTTGAGAGTAGCTTGCCTGATGTCTGGAGTTGATTTTGACTCAGTCAGAAGTGGTAAAGTGACAGACGAAGAATTAAAGGATATAAAGGCACATCTAACAGCTCTCTCTTCTCAATCTATACCATTCTATGTAGAGAGGATGGACGGTTTTGGCGTTGAGACTGTCACAAGGTTTCGATCTTTAATAAAATCTTACGGGGCGAAGTTAGCAATATTTGATGGTGTTTACCTTGCTGGTATGAGAAAATGGGATCTCATTGGTGACATTACAACCATGCTGGCTGAAGCCGGTAACAAGTTGGATTGTGCCATACTAGCCACCATGCAGATGGAAGAAGACGGAGTTAAATACTCAAAAGCCATTCTTCAGGACTGTGAGACGGCTACAGCGATAAAACTAAATCACATGATGCAAGAAGCAGTCGTAGAATTGCTCTTGACTCGCGACGGAACAACTGGTAAATTCCTCATAGACGCAAAACCTGCGACATCTTTTCGCGAGAAACAGCAGCCAAAGACAATGTCTCGACAGACCTTACCTATTTAACACAGGACAAGTCTATGCTAGGCCAGCTTCTTTACGACCTTTCTACTTCTTCTCCGGCACAACGTAACGATTTCGTGGAGGATTGTGAGCGCCGTTATGGTGTTTATAAAAAAGGATCTTTTTACAGACAAGATATTGAATTTGTACTTTCGTTTATTGTCGTAGAGTGGCTGAAGAATATTAGAAAAAGGCATCTAACAGCTTGTTTTGTCGGAGATACGTTTGGAGCACCCGCTACTTTTTTCAAGAGAACTATGGAAGAAATAGGCGAGGTAAGCCTAGATATCTTTGGTTTCTCTTCAGCTAAAAGAGACAGTTTAAGAGATGTTGTTAGACATGCATTACCAACATTCCGGTACACAAGCTGTGATCTTTGGGGTGAAGATTATAACAAGCTTCTAAACTACTTCTCTTCTATAGAGAATCTGGAATCTTTTTGTTTTTCTGCAGGCATATTTATTGAGCCGAAAAAACATCAGCGCCCGTGGTTCTTTGGAAAAGAAGGTGTGCGTGAGTGCAATCTTCATACCTTGAGCCCAACGCTTCATGCAGATTTCGTACTTGCATCTTTGGAAATGCTGTTACGTACGGTTAGAGGGCCTCTTGTTCTTTTCACAAGAAAGCCTTTTGAAGACTACTTTGAAGATTATCAAGATTTCTTCACAGGCTACGTGAAGAGGTTATTTTTGAAAGTGTTTCATTGTAATGTTGCCAATGGGCAACTTTCGATTTTGATGCCTAAGCCAAATAATTTCTATGGCAAGGTCCCACCTCTTGTTTCAGCCATACAAACCTATGATAGAAACAAAGACTTTCAAAAAGCTTATGACACTATTCAACTGAAACCCAAGGCTAATTTTCTACTAAAAGACGCTTTGGGTGCTTTTAGTAAGTCTATAATAAAGAGAGACTTTTGTGATTATGTAATTTCTCGGCTGCCTGATTCAAGCGAACACACTATTCGGCTGTTTGAGCAACATGAAAAAGATCCTATTGAGATTCAACAGGAAAAATTCAACGAGCGTTATACTCAGCTTAAGAAGGTAAGAACACGTAATATTATTAAAGAGTGTGATCGTAAACCACACTATGTTCGCGTGTACCTTTCTCGTAATGCTACTTCGTTGTCTTTTTCGTGCGGTAAGAGCGCGTATCCTGTGGTTATGAATTGGTTGTCTATGCAGGATAATGTTCGTTTCCCTAATGGACATGCTGTTAACACTTTTGTTATGCAGTTGAGACTTATTAATATTTACCATGATGAAACTTTTCTAGAGAGATTCGAGGCCGCAATGGTTTCTTATGGAATAGAGACGGTCGTTGATTATGCAGCCGAAAGGTTCCTTGAGAAATATCGTCGCGCAATGAAGAGAAAGACAGCGCCTTTTGAGCAATGGGTAAGACATACAAAGATTAATGGCGAAGAGACAATCGAGTGGAAAGAACACCACAAGGAAGATGGCAAGCGCAACGCTGACCCTGCTGTCTATCAGATGTTTAGGCAGCGTTTGAGAGAAGAGTTTCCTGACCCAGGCACAACGTGGAAATATCTTTATGATGACGCTGCGCGCATGGCTATGACAGGTTGTGGGTTTGGGGGCCATAAGATGGCGCTCGGAAAAACACGTTTGGCCATTATGTTGTGTTATGCGTTTGGTGGTAATCATAACCTGTTTGTTGTCGAAGCTAAGACTGTTAGCGAGTGGATGAAGGAGATCACTAAGCTTGGGCTGGAAGACAAGGTTCGTCAGATTACATGCGAAGATGATCTTGATAATCTTTCATTTATTAACATAATTCCGTATACCAGACTCTGGCGCGAGCTGAGACCGGAACATGTTCGCTATCGTGTAACTATTCTTTCTTCTGGTGAGGTTATGCCTGTAAGTAAGGATGAGTACGATATGCTCCGCGCTTCTCAGATGTCGAATGGTAAAATGTTGCCTAAAAGAGAGCGGCAATTCGATTTTGAAAAGAAGATCCCTTTTAAACACACCTTCTGTGGTTGGTTATCTCGCAGAGGTAATATTTGTGTAGCGGTTGCAGATGAGGTACACAGAGCCTCTAATGATTCTAGCCAAGGGATTTCGTGGCAACAGTTGAAGGCCAAGCATAAATATGGAATGTCAGGTACTCTTGTCAGCAATAAGCCAAAAGCAATGCTGAGGCTTGATACCTCTGTTGCTGGGGAATGTACTCCTCTTAATCCTTACAGCTATAAACAACCTTATTATGATGTAAGTACAAAAGAATATAGCGGCTCTGGGTTTAAGAGGTTTGAAGAGCGGTTTGTCCAGTTTGTAACTGTGTACCAAAATGGTAAGCAGATAACTAAGGAAATACCTGCAGCAGCAGACAAAGAGGCATGGTGGGATTTGCACGATCCCTTGATTCTTAGGCGACGGCCAGAAGAACCTGAAGTTAATCGTGTCGTTGATTTTTCAACCGCAGATGTCCAAGAGGTGATTGTTCGCGCAGACAAGAAGCATGTGTTGTTCTATAAGAAGTGGCTTATGGAATATGGAACATGGTTTTTGGAGAAATTATCGGGCGGAAAGAAAGCTGCGTTTGCTTCTACCAACCAGATTCTTGGACATCTTTCTAAGCTACGTCTTGTGTCAACTGTGCCAGGTTGCGATAAAGTCTCTGGCCAAGATATTGACCCATCGTTTAGGTGGCCAGGAGGCAAGACTAAACTTCAGAATCTTATTCTTGACGATGTTAATAATATGGTTGAGAAACAAGGTTTGAAGTTCATCATTTTTTCTTCTCACCCGGATTTTTTAAAGGAGATGCACACTTACTTCACTGAAGAATATGGAATTGAGGTAGGTCTTTTTACAGGTGATATTCCTATCGATAAGAGAATTAAAACCCTGAATCATTTTAGAGATGAAGATACGATGCAGGGTTTATTAATGAGTACAGGTGCGGCGAATACTGCTTACAATATTCCAGAAGCCAGCTATGTTTGGATAGCTGATTGGGACTGGGACCCTGCTAAGCTTATGCAGGCATGGCATAGAATTCTGAGAAATGGGCAACAGTTAGAGCATCCTGTCGTGAAAATCGCTATTGTAGAGGGTACAATACAGCAATATATGAGCCAATGGGGCAAGATTAAATTAGAATCTTCGGCCGATTTGATTGATAAGCAAGATTTTGAGTTTGACCCACAAACGTGGGTAGCTTTGACTGATTTTCTCATTGCAATGATGCAGCGTGAAGGAATTCCTGGTTTTGAATCTTTTCCTGTTTCTGACAGGATTAAGAAAGCCATGGATAATAGAGAGCCGGTATTCTCGGAGGCTATGTAATGAGTAACCTACCTTTTATCATTCAAGGCGATTACATCCGATTCACTCCAAAGGTACATAAATACACTAAAGGTGAATTCACTTTTAAGGCCAATACGCGCGGCAATAAGATTATTGTCGGCAAGGTTAACGATTACCTGAAATGCCCTAACTGTGATTCACTTCTGTATGTGTCTTTTGAGGTAGATTCTGTAGCAGAAGCAAATGACTGTTTAGAGTTCATCAGGTCAAATCTTAGATTGCCAGGAATCAAATCTTTAGCCTCAGGAAGGTTTGTATCTTTTTCTTCTAAACGGCATTTAGATGACCCAGAATGTCCTTACAGGACAATCTCTCAAGATGTTAAAGTAGATGCAGATGATATTTTTAACTGGGTTGTTTCTGACCCTGTTGAAGCAATATGTATGTTTATCTATCGAATCTGGGTAGAGGTAGAAGACACCTACATGAGTGCAGAAAAGGGAAAGGTTCTGGATATTATGCGGCAGCTTAAGATTTTTATAGATAAAACAGAGCTGCCAGATTATCTGCAAATGAATTACTTACATACGTGGCGATCTCTTTATAGGGTGCCTGTATGGGAAACCTTGAAAGATACAACAAACTTGTACAGCAGATGTGCCAGTTATTGGGAAGATAAAAAGACAGAAGGTCCTTTCAAACTTGTACTCACACACTCTAAAGCTATGAAAGCTTTGTTCCTTGATTTGTCTGGAGCAGCTAAGCTTGTAGAAGAAGGACGTCCTAAATCAGAAGCAGAAAAGGTAGCCTCCGCTCTCAGGTATGCTTTTCCTGAGTTCATAACAACGATGCCCATTATTCTAAATGTTTTTAGGTCGCTATCTCTAGAGATACTTCAAGAGGTTATGCTTTATATTTTTGAACCTTTTACTCATAGTGAAGGTGAACCTTGCCAAGAGACAACGTTAGAAGATGAAATCATAGAAAAAGAATCTGTAGAGGAAATAAAAGATAGCGATTCTATTGAAGATTTCATCCATAATGCGTTGAGCAACTCTGAGGTTACTGCAGAATGGAAGACTTCTATGAGTTCTTAATGGATGCATATGGGTATGGGCCTGTTACTGTTATAGGTGACAGGCTCAGATCCTTATGTCCTTTTCATGAAGAAGAAGAACCTTCCTTCTTCCTGGACCTTGATAAACTTTATTACCGCTGTTATGGCTGCAAAGCTAACGGGCCTCTTTTAAAGCTGCTTAGAGTAGTCTTTAATATGAATGCTGTTGAGGCTGAACAGATATCGCAGCGGTTTCAGATAAATAGAGAGATTCGGGCGACTACTACTGTAGAGGAGAAAGTTTGGCACAGACAGCCTTTTATGTCTTACTTGCCTGAAGCAATGGTAGCACGTGGTTTTGAGGAATCTTTTCTTTTAGAGAATTCAATAGGCTATGATCCTTTTCATTATAGAACGGTGTTCATGGTTTATTCACCTGATGATAGGTTGGTGGGTCATTATTATAGAACAGACAATGATTCGCCTATAGATGCTCCTAGGTATTTTGGGTATTTCAATGTTCATGATAAGGTTTACTGCCCTTCCCGTGTGTGGGAAGGAAATTCTCTTTTAGTAGAGGGGCCTGTAGATGCTTTAGGCGCATTAAGCAGACTTAATGAATTTGATGAATACAATTCTGTGTGTTCTATCTTTGGGCTTGGTTTTGCCGATAATCAAGCTGAAGTGTTTGCTAAATACTTTAATAAGATAGGTATAATGCTGGATAATGACCGGGCAGCAAAAAGAGAGCTGCCAGATATCCACAATAAATTAGTAACAGCAGGAATTAGAGATATAGAAATCATAAAATATACTGGTGAGGATCCTGGATCATTGGATTTTTGTGATATCTCATACTGCAAACCATGGGAGATAATATGGGATCGTTGAAGCTAAGCACAGGTAAACGAGGTAAGAACGGTAAGAAGAAAAAAAGGTCGGTTCAAGTTATTACACGTGGTGTAAGACGCCGCGCAGAAGGTAGTAAAGCAAGGAAGAAATCCAGGATAGCAAAGCCAACACAAAAGCAGACAAGGCACGTAGAGAAGACACGCACCGATAGAAAAAAGAAAGAAGATGTGGATGTTGGCTTGACTCCGAGTTACTCCAGAGGGGCAGCAGCAATCAGGCGTCTGAAAGAAGCAAGGGAAAGACAACAGGCAGCGTCTCGTTTTAGAAAACAAATTGTGCGTGTTAATCAGCCAGAGACAGGTCATTTCCTTGGTAGTTTTTCTAGGGGCATGACTCCTATTTTGACAGCGGCGCATTATGTTAAGATGCCAAAAGACTATCAAGGTTATTGGTTTTGCTCAGAGGTAGACTGCGGCATGTGTCGTCATACTCCTCTGAAGCAAACTAACCAGGTGCTCTTTGAGTGGTGGTCACACAGCCGTTATCATATGATTGAAACCGGCGGAGATTCTAGGCCAAAATTTGAGAATTGTACTTTAGAAGAAGACGGCGACTGCTACTTTTGTAACTCAGGAAATAAAGCAAAAGAAACTGGCATTCGTTGGCTACCCCTGTCGTCCAAGTGGGCACAAAGCATTTTGGCTTTGCATGAGAAGAGCCGGGTGTATTGTTATGAATGTGCGCGCCATGGTGATTTGAATGTGGTAAGAACTATTGGCTACATTTGTCCTTTGTGTGAAGAGGAAGCCACAGGTTATCACCCTAAAGTCAATGATTCTTACCGTTGCCCACATTGCGATTTTGTTTCACTTCCTTTTGAAATTGTTGAATGTCCAGAATGTGGTGACGATACACGGCGTGTTTCTTTGAATGATTACCGTGTCCAAATTAGTAAATCAGGTTCGGGCCAAGGTGTTTCTTATAACTTTGAGCGCGTCGGCAACCCTAAGGAATTTAACTATCCTGTTAGATGTAGTTCTAAGACAAAGGATGGTAAATACTGTCGTGGTTATGTGCATGCAAACTCTGAGACCGTCGAAGAGTTAGAATGTCCAGAATGCGGAGAGGTTATTGTAGAGGAAGGTGGGGCAAAGCCTATTGACTGGGATGCCGTTATTCAATCCAGAATGATGTCTGAGCAAGAGGTATTGAATCGTTTGGTACCTCGTGGACATAGAGATCCAAGTGCTGGCGCCACAAGATACGCCAACGAACAGGGACTATCTGACGATCCAGAGCCATTCTAATGACACGTAGTTTTACCGGGCCGTATGATTTTGCATCTGAATATGATGACTTCATCATTCCAGAGGATTTCGACTATTGGTATATTGATACCGAAGAAGAGATGGAGGAATTAGCAGTCTACCTCAAGGAAGAGCGTGTAGATCTTCTCTCTTTTGATGTTGAAACCATAAAGAACGATGACTATGTAGTGGAGAACTACAAAGGTAAGAAGAAGAAGGTCGGCAAAGATATGTGTCCGCACAGGCACCCATCGGCTTCTATTATCTGTGCAAGTCTTGCATGGCGTAACTCTTGTGGAGAAGTAGAAGGCGCTTTGATAGATGGTGCTATAAGCAGCGAAGCTATTGAAGCGATGGAATTGGTGATGAATACACCAATAGCTAAGCTGGCACAGAATGCGACTTACGATATTATATGGCTCGGTAACTACGATGTTAAAGTGTCAGGACCCGTTTATGATACGATGGGCATGGATTTCTACTTTGACGAAGAAGGTAGAAAGAATAGACATGGTTTAGAGGTAATGATGGGAGACCATTTTGGTCTCAAAAAGAAAACATTTAAACAAACTTTCACATTACCTCCTGAGCCAGGGAGAAAGACAGGTAAATTACAGACTTTGGATGATGTGTATTTTGAAGATCAAGATAAACTCTTTAAATACTCGTTGTCTGATCCTATAGCTACTTTGTTTCTGTTTGAATTTTTGAAAGAAAAACTTGAGCGTATTCCATGGACAGAAGAACTGTCTTATATGGATTTGTTCGATATGTTAGAGCCTGACTTAGTTACAGCGGGTCTTCAGATGGAAACAAATGGAATGTTACCAGACTTAGCTGTTTTAGATGAGAAGGGGGACATGATAAATGAGGCATATGAAAATGCCTTAGATTCTTTTTTAGAGTGGGCTGGTTGTGATGTGAATCCAAACTCCCCTGTTCAAATGTATGCTTTGTTTTTTGGAAGAGCTGGACATATAACAGAAATATCGGCGAAAAAGATTCCTGTCATAGGTAGAGGTTGGCCGATACTAACTAAAGATCAAGCACCTACTAAATGTTTTTCTGATAAGACAGGTAAACTATCCACTGGTGTAGATACGATGGAGATTTATAAACAATTAGATCTCTTAGATGAGCATGAAAAAGAAGGTATAGATCATTTTTTAAATGTGAAGAAATACGACAAGGCCCAGTCAAATTATGGATGGGGTCTCATATCTTATGTCAATCCTGAGACAAATAGGGCACATCCTAATATTAGAAGGTTTGCCGCTGTTACACATAGATATGCTGCCAAGAAACCAGCCTTGTTGACTATTCCTAATCCGGGCAAAGATCCTTTTAAGCTTAGAGAGGTTTGGGTAGCTTCTCCAGGTTATAAGCTAATTGTAGGTGATGAGGATCAGTTTGAGATTAAGATTATGGCCGAGGCAAGCGGCGACTATCAATTTAAAAAAGACGTCACTGAGGGATTAGATTTACATGGCTTGCAAGCTTTGAATCTTGCTAAACATGGCAGATTTCCTCATATAGATATAGATGATTATCCTAGGTCGGTAGAAGGACTGAAGAAATTCAAGGAAGACTTTCCTAAAGAACGTGGAGATGGAAAGACAGCTAACTTTGCTACCATGTATGGGCAGAGTCCTTTCACTTTGGCCCGAGATGCCAATATGACTGTAGAGGAAGCAAAGGAAACACAGGCTGCTGTTTTTTCTATGTATCCTAGTTTAAATGACCTCTTCGAATACGTTAGAGAACATGTTGTACAATATGGGCATATTCGAAATATTTTTAATGTCATTAGGCGTCTTCCTAATGGTCTTCTGGAGCCTCCTTCTAGATATGATAGGTCACCGGAGGCGAAGAAACTCTGGAGTAAAATTAGAGGAGCGCAACGAGAAGCTGTAAACTACATGGCTCAATCATCGGCGGCTTTTATAATTAAATGTTGTCTGGTGACCATTGTTCAAGATGAGTATCTTGCGTCTATAGGCTACCGGTTACTATTGCAGGTGCATGATGAAATTGTAGGAGAAGCGCCGGAGCAATACGCAGAACAAGCTGCAGAAAGGATAGCCCATATCCTAGAGAATCCTTTTGAGATGTTTCCTGAGCTTGATCAATTTGCACTTGATGTTCCTCTTACTGCGGATGTGAAGATTTGTGACAATTGGGCTCAAGCGAAGTGAGGTAAAAGATGCCTGATAGAGAGGTGGAAGCTATCGTCAAGAAGATGAATAAATCTCTTGGCGGTAAAGGAGCTATAATGTTTGGCCGTGATATAGACGACACGGACAAATACAGACTACCCTCAGGTTCATTAACGGTAGATATTGTCTCAGGAGGAGGCATACCAACTTCTGGTATGACAGAGTTGTTTGGGCCTGAGTCTTCTTGCAAGACAGCTCTTTCTTTCTCTGCTGCAGCCTACACACAAGCTTTGGGCGGTAGAATTTTGTTTGCGGCTGGAGAAGGGTTTGGAAAACAATGGGCTAGAAGGAATGGTGTTTACGTGCCTTTTGCTGAAGCAGAGGTAGACAACCTAGAAGAGCTATCCAATGCTTTGGCGGCCGTTGATTCACTTGAGAAATGTTTGAAGTACCACCAATATCGTGAATCCTTGACGTTAGATGATGACTACGATTTTGATGAGCAATTAGAGATAATACAAGACCTCAAGGAAGAGGAAGATGTACAATCTATTCAGGATTATCTGGCAGGGTTTAAAGACTTTCTTAGAGGCGATATTCTTGTTGCTTATCATAAGTATGGTGACGGTTTGCTCGGTGCTGTTCATGAGCTTATGTGGACTGGGAAATTCGATTTGGTAATTGTTGATTCTATCTCTGTTTTAAAACCAGAGGCTATTCTAGAAAAGAAAGGCGTTGGTGATAAAGAGGTTGGTTCCCATGCGCAGATGGTGAATCAATTTGTAGATAGAAATTATGCCATTTGGAATATGAACCAAGATCTACGTATGGGTTTGATTGTTATAAACCAGGCAGCAGAGCGTTGGGGTAACCCTGTGAAAATGTTGGGGAATATAAAAGAAAGGTCAGGTGCTTTTGGTATGAAGCACGGAAAGATCCTTTCTTTGTTTGCTCGACGAAGTGAAACTTTTGAAGATCCTAATAAAGAGGCATATGCTATAGGCTCTACAATTGCCAGAACTAAACAAAAGGTTTCGGCAGCAGCCTTGCGTAAAGGACCTATCAAATTCTTTACTGCAGACGGCAGTTTTGAAGGTAGGAATGTTTATGCTGGACTGCTAGATCATTCTTATGAGGTTATGTTTTGGTCAATTTATTCTGGGCTAATAAAAAAGAAAGGCGCGTGGCTAGAGGTTCTCATTGAAGGTGAGTTTGAGGGAATGAAATTCAATGGCGATAAGAAATGTCAGGCTGCCTTGGATGACAATAATGAACTGAGAGATGCACTAGAAGAAGAGGTTTACATATGGGCAGAGAAAATGAAACAAAGTATCTACAAAAACTAGAGCACCTGGCGTTAGATGGACTATCTTTCTTTTTTAAAGGTACGTGGTCTGTCTTTTTTGCTATCCATGGTGTGGTGAGAAATACACATGACAACTATTGCAAGGCGAAGACGTTTGTTGAAGCGTGCGTACGACAAAGAGAAGCAGGACGCGACGTTTATTTCTGGTAAGACTCAACCTGGTTCTGGCAATATAGAGCTATATGAAGAAGATGCGATAAGTGATGTTTTTCTTTTACAATCAAAACTTTCTGAGCAGAAATCGTATAGCTTGCGATTGAAAGATTTGAAGAAACTGTTGGAACATGCTAGTCAACAAGGTCGCGTCCCGTTGTTTCGACTTCAATTACAAGATGTCGATGTGTTAATGGTCTTTGGTCCCTATCAAGATTCCGTTAGAGATGCACTTATTGAAGAGTATGGAGGGTGAAAACTTGCCACTTGGCAACGTTAGGTGTAATGTAGCAACATACTACGGACGGTATTTAGAACAAGGACTGTGAAAAACATTCTTACAGGAGAGGTTATGTCAGAACCTATTTTGGTGCCCGTTAAAAATATCAAGGTCGTATCTAATGTGCGAAAAGAGATTGGTGATCTTACTGAATTGATGGATTCTATCAAACAGGTTGGTTTACTCCAGCCTATTGGCGTTTCTAAAAAGGGAAAAGGTTATACCCTTGAGTTTGGTAATCGTCGCTTGGCTGCGTATAAAGAGCTTGGTGAGAAGAAGATCCCTGTAATTGTTGTCAAGGCTGGCAAGAAGAAGACAGACCGTGTCGTGAAGCAAGTCATTGAGAATATGCAGCGCACGGATATGACTGGTATCGATGAAGCTAGGGCCATCAGGGATTTGATGGAGAATACTGGTTGGACACAGGAGAAGGTTGCAAAAGCTCTGGGTCTATCTAAGTTTGTTGTCAACAAAAGACTGGCTCTACTTAAGAAACTACCAGAAGATGTACAGGAAGCTGTTAGGGATAGGAAAATTTCATTATCTCACGCAAAGGCCATCGCAAGCGCAGACTTAGAACCTACTGAGCAGATTGCTTTGTTGGGCGTTGCAAAGGAGCTGTCTGGCAATGAGTTCGAGGCGTTCGTCAAAGAGGGCACTTCTTCTGGGGGGTTTCCGCAAGCGAGCGGGAAGATCCAGTACGAAGAAATTGAGCGCCCTCGTCTGTGCAAGTTCTCCGATTTCAAGAAAAGACTCAAGGCTCTCGACAAGGAAAAAAGAGAGCATGAAAAAGGGATCGCCAGACTAACTAAGAAACTAGAGAAAGAGAAATCAAAGAAGCGTAAGGTTGACCAGGAGAAGATCTCTGAATTCCGTAAAGAGATCAATCAGTCGAAGCGTGAGCTTGAGGTTCTCTCTAGAATTGAAGAGTGGGCGGAAGGTTGCTTTATTATGAAGATGGTCAAGCGACCTATTCAAGAGAATAAGAGCGACAATGAAAAAACAAAACCTCGCAAAAACAGGGTGGAAGAAAAGGCTCCAGCTAAGAAGAAGAAAGCTAGCAAAGGAGCAGGAGATGGGAAAGCTTCCAGAACTAAGAAGACTTCCTCGAAAAAGCAAAGTACAAAGCGTGCATCAGCCAGCGGTAAAGGGAATAGCAAGAAAACAACGAAGAGGTCTGGTAAGAAACTAGGTCTCAAGAAGAGTAAGAAATGACCATTGTACTTTCCCGTTCCCGCCTTCTGAAAAGACGAAAACTATCTCCTGTCTCTTTAGAAGGTAATATTTCTGTTCCGCAAAACTTTGAAGAACGTTTAGAGAAACTTAACTCTAAGATTTTACCAAGCACTGTGGAGGCGAAGGAACGGGTAGCAAACAAACTTCATTCCGCTCTTAAAAGAGAATGCTTGAGGGAAGCTGAGAAGCGTGAAGCCAATAGGCAATTCTTACATAAAAAACTTGGCATTAAGAATTCAGGTTTTCATGCTTCTCAGTTTCACTCTTGTGTTCGCCGCATCTATTTTGATCTAACTCTAGATAGAAGTGAATTCGAGGAAGATGAATCGGCTTTGTTTTTCTCTATTCCAGAGGATGTTCAGAATAGAATCTTTGGTACAGGGGATTTTATACATGACAGACTTCAGAGGTATTTAAAGAATGCTTTTGGGGAAGATGTCAGCATTGAATTTCCTGTGGTATCAGCAAAGACTAATTCTTACGGACGTATTGATGGCGTACTAGTTATTGATGGTATTCTGTATATAATTGAAATTAAGAGTATGCGAGAGAATGCTTTTATTCAATGTATTACAGGGCCTCTAGCTAAATTTAAGCGCCAAGGCTGTGTTTATGCTGAATTCTTAAATATTAAACAAGCTATTTTTATTCTAGAGAATAAGAACAATCAAGAGTGGAAGATCTTTGTTGAGACATACTCGGATGATGACTTCGAAGTTATTAGACAAGACAAGGAGACGGTTAACGTTGCCATGCGGCAAGGTAAGCCGCCCATCAGACATAAACTATGTACGGCAAAGATGCCTTTAGATTTTTGTCCGTACTCATCGATCTGTTGGTAGGGACAATGTTGAATGATGAGTTAGAGAAATTGAAGGTGGAGATGAAAGACAAAGAAAAAGAAAAACCATCTCCTTCTTTTGTGTCCCCCTCGCCACCAGGCATTCCCTACAAAGAATTTCCTGTTGCGGCGAATACTTCTATACAAGCACTAGCTTCGGCTATTGTTCAAGAATTGAGAAAAGGCACAAACCTTGTGCTGAGTTCTTTGTCTTCTGTGCCAACACATACCGCAATGAAAGCGGTGATCCGTGTGAATCAGATGTTGGCGCGAGAAGATATGTATGTTACTTGTAAGCCATTATTTAGAACACGGTTGGACAAAGAGAAGAGATCCAACGACGTAATGCTGATCAGGCTATTTCTTCAATCCAGAGTTAACCCTTATGTCGAGCCATAAGTTTTTCTTTGGTATAGATCCAGGCTACTCGTCGGGAGCAGTGTGTCTCCTATCCCACCACAATGAGATCTTATTCCTCAGCGATCTTCCTACTACCTCGCTCTCTAAGAAGACAAAAGGCAAACTAAAGAAAGAAACGCACCTGGATTTCGAAGGGTTAGCTGAAATGTTTCTTTCATTGTTTGAGTCTCAGCCCCTCCTATTAACTCATTGTCTCGTTGTAATTGAAGATGTTCATGCCATGTCTAAACAAGGGGTATCTTCGACTTTCAAATTTGGCAAGGGATCAGGAGCCCTGCTCGCGGCCTGTAGGATGTTGAAATTATCTGTGCTTAAAGTGTCTCCTCAGAGATGGAAAAAGCAGGTGATTACTATACCAGATGATATACCTAAGAAGAAGGCGTCACTTTTTGTGGCGCGCAATATGTGGGGTAAAAAATACTTTCCCCTAGAAAAAGATCACAATAAAGCTGAAGCGGCTTTACTCGCTTACTATGGGATCCTATTATGAGTGACGATTTTTTCAAAGGTAAGAAGACTATCTCTCCTGAGTTTGCGGCTGCTCGTGCTGATATCGCTCTACAGCAGATTCCACCAGAGACTGTGAAACAACAGATGCGGCGCAATAAGGTGATTAAATCAGCCGTTGTGGACTTGTTGTGTAATCGTGTGCAACCAAACACGAAGGATGGCATTCTCTTCGCATACTTTGATGAGTTTGAAGACTTAAAGAAGGATCCTAGATTTAAGCCTCTTAGCAGCTATATCGATAAATTGGTTAGAAGAGATAAGAATGGGATGGCTATTGGATATGTCAGACCTATTCTAGCAAATGAAGCGGGCATCATCAGATTGAGTCCGACTGAAGGGAAGATTGTGGTTCTCAAGGAGAAGTGATGAAGATTGTGAAAGAGAATGCGATATTCAAATCCATTCAAGGGGAAGGATCTCGTATCGGTGAACCAGCCTACTTTCTTAGATTATGGGGCTGTTCTTTAGGTTGTGATTGGTGCGACACTAAAGAATCTTGGGTCGATGAAGATAATTATATTGAGGTTGATCCTTATCAGTTAGCTGAAGACTTAAAAGATGCGATGAATGATGTGCCTAGGTTGGTGATAACTGGAGGAGAACCTTTTGATCAGATTGAAGATTTAATTTCGCTAATCTACAAGATTAATCAGATGGCTTCAAGACGAACTTTTCTGGAACGGCCATTAATCTCAGTAGAGACAGCATCAAGATTCTTCAGTCCTTACAAGTCTGAAGTGAAAAGCAGAATAGCTAGTGAGAAAGAAAAGGGTAGGCACGGTTTTTCTACGTTCGAGATGCCGTATTACCCTAATCTTATTACTTTTTCTCCAAAATTATGGGCATTTACATCAGACGACATCAAATGTCACCTGCAAGAATTGTACGATTTAGGTTCCTATTGCTTGGAGAAAGAGGTAAAGATTGTTGTTTTTGATGATGCAGATCTTAGACGAGCTGAAAATCTTCTCGATTATGTGAGTTCAAACTTTGGTTTTCCAGAACACCGGTTGATTATTCAAATTGGCAGCGATTTAGACGAAGAACAAGAAAAGTGTCTGCTTGAAGCCGATGCGAAATATAGGCGGTTACCTCAATTGCAGACCTTGTGGGGCATAATGTGATGCAGTTTTCGGAGTTGATAAAATGTCGCAACTAGAGGAAGTGACGAAGCTACTTGTCGAATCTCTCATAGAGAAGTATCAGTTGACGATAGAAGAGCAGGCATCTTTAGATCTTAAAGAGACTTCGCGCCGAGTGGCGCATGCCTTTGAAGAAATGCTGAGCGGCTACGAACTCAATAATGGGAATGGTGCTTACACTACATTCCCAGTTAGAGAGACAGAAGATCATAATGCGGTGTGCGCAAAAGGCATATCTTTTTCGAGTGTTTGTTCCCACCATCTTCTTCCTTTTATAGGTGAGATGGAAATTTACTATGTTCCTAGCAGTCGAGTTATTGGGTTGAGTAAGCTTTCTCGTATTGTTAGAAAGTATTCTCAAAGACTACAATTACAAGAGAATCTGACGAATCAAGTGGCTGATGCCATTGTAGAGATACTGGAACCCAAGGCTTTATCTGTTACTTCTAAATGCGTACATTCGTGCGTAGCATGCAGAGGTGTGTCAGATCCTAACATGGTAATTGAAGTCGCTGTTTCTAGGTAGAAACGCCAAAAAAGGTGTCATTTTTTTGACACTTGGCCTCTTGTGACACCTTGTCACATTAGAGCGGACTAGGCCACGCCTAAAACCGCTCTCAAACGGCCGTAAATGCCCGAAAATGCTCGACAAATGGTAATTGTGGTCAATTGTCTCCACCTCGGAACGTGAATCGTGACACCTTGTCACGTTCTAACAGCAAACAAGACAGAAAAAACTTGTAACTTGTTGAAATCATTCACTTTTCAAAACTGGCATGCATCCTGCACTACCTATTAATCCGCCTAGGTGTATGCACCTTAGGCGAGCTTTTCTCCCCATAGCGCGGGAAAGAAAAAAGTGGCGAATTTCAGCATACTAAAAAACGGGCGGTATTCAGAGCATGGGATTGATTCCTGTGTTTTGGGTACCGCTTTTTTTTGTGTTTGTGCTGTGCGCTACTCGTTGACAAAAGGAGAGTGTCGTATTCTGGTATCCCAGAAAGGCCATGCATTGATTACCCGTCCCGTGTGTCTAACCAGGATGGGTTTTCTTTTTGGTACGGGGATTTCAGGGGCGTTCCGGCTAACAGCTGTTGAGCGCAAGGAAAGTGCTGCTTGCTACGAAATGAAGGTGGAAACACCGAAACAGACCCTTACGCTGTGGAGTCCTTTAAACGGGATGTTGAAGCGGCATAACTCGCACGGTGAGATGCGAGGGTAAAGCAGAGTAGCCATTTTGGCAGGGACCATACGGGGTTCCTTGCGAGGGCTTTCCTTAGGGCGACATTCCGACATAAGAGCAAAGCGAAACACTCTTTTTTGAGGGAAAAAGTTTGGCCGGATTTATCCGGTTCTCTCAAAGGTGGGTCCTATCCTAGCAATTCTAGGGAGGTTAAAAACAAATACCGAAAGACGACACTCTCACCCTAGCCGTATTGGGTGTCGCGATTAGGGGTTAGGACCAATCGAGATAAAAGAATGGACGGCCCGAAAAGAACGGTGTTTCACAGGGGTTCGAAAGCAACGGTCTGGTGACAAGGTGTATTCCCCATACACTTTTTAGGTTCGATTCCTAACGTTGCAACTTAGCAACGTTAAAATTCAACACACAAAAAGGGAGGGTATCATGTATATTGTGGTTTCTCATTGTGGTTATTCGTGGTCGTTTGTTCGTATGAACGAAGAGGAGGCTAGAAAAGAGTATCGAAACGTCGATAGGGAATACAGAGACTACAAGAGGGCACAAAGAAGGGCTGAGAATCTCACTGCTAAAATGCAGTGGGCCGAAGACTCCCCATCAAAAGAGAAGACAAGGAAAACCGGTACAAAAACTAGGTCTAGAACCAGGTCCGGTAAGGTTCGTATCTCCTTTAAGAGAGGAGGAAAAAGGAAGAAACTGAGAGTTGTCAGCAAAGGTACAACAGCAAGCTGCGGTTTGTGGTAAGGAGGAAACAATGGGCATAGAAGACTATAAAGACGAAGTAGCAAACGTAGACGTGATTATCGAGACTCACAGGCGCGATAAGAAGTGCCCTTTGTGGCGAGGGTGTTGTCACAACGGTAGCTGGAAAGAGTGTATGGATTTAGATGAGGAAACTAAAGATTTCACGATGAAACACTCTAGTGGATGTGCCTATCTTAGATCTTAGGTATTGTGGAGACGACGAGTAGGCTGAAAGCAGCTGTTAGTGGGGTGCAATTCCCTGCTACTCGTATTCCGTTCGACAACTCTTAATAAAAAAAGGAGCTATTATGAGCCACAAGAAACAGTATGTTGTTCTTAATTCGGACGAGATTGCGGTTACTTTGTACTTTAGATTGACCACTGTGGTTGGAAATGTAAATGAGATGATGGAGGCCGTCAGAGATGGGGTGTTTGACTATGAGTTTAAAACTATCCTTGCCGCTGGGAATATTCCTGCTGTGGTGTTTGAGGGAGATAACGGGACGATGGTTTTTGAGTTGTGTGGTTCGAATGGCTACAGCGAAAGGTTCCAGATTGTAGAGGCTATGGTCAGAGGGTTGTGGAGTCTTCACATCGGCGGGAACTTTAAGATGGACTTTTCAGCCTTTGAAACTAGCAGCGAGCGTGTTACGAAGCATGTGTTGTGTAATAGACGAGTAGGCTGAAAGCAGCCGTCAACGGGGTGCAATTCCCCGTTACTCGTGTTACGTGCAATTCCGCGCGTATTTTGGAGGTAAAGAAATGCTACTTAAAGAAGAGCGCAAGCAATTGATGCAAGAAGGAGAAGTCATCCTGGCAAAGATGGAAAAGGCCAGCGCCGCCGGCCATCTTGGTAAAGTGCTGGCATACGCACAGCTGTTCGATGAGGTTATGGATAAACTCAAATCCTTTGAACTAATCGAGACCGCCTTGAAGGCGGGGATTGGAGTGGTCAAACATGGATAATCATATCAAAAATGCAGTCGAAGAATGGACTATTGATGATTGGGAAGAGTTCATTATTCTAGGGTCTGAAAGGTTCACTAGGACGTTAGAGCTTAAGCGAGCTATCAAGTTTTTAGATGCTGTCACTGAAGCGCTGGGTGCTTATCGCGCACATTATGTTAAGGTGCTAGCCGGTCGTCATTGTCAGTGCTGCGGCCAAGCTGTCAATTACGGTAATATCTGTACGTTCTGTGAGAACAACTGCTATAACACACATTGCATAAAGAAAGAGGGGACATGAGCTTTCTGAGTAAAAAGATCATCCTTCACGAAAAGACCGTCGTGGAGCGTCTCGGCTTGGCGTATGATGACAAGGTTCACTGGAAGTGGAGCATGAGCATGGCCCCTTTCGATGGAGCCTGGTTGATGCCTAACGGCAGTAAGCTCTACAGGTACTCTAAGAGGACCTGGAAGGTCGGTGGGTACAGCGAGTGGAACTTCAAGCAAGATCTTGCATTGATTGAAGGGAGGTGTTAAATTCATGGGCTCCTAACAGGAGCCTGAAAGCGGGCGTGGTGGAATGGTAGACACAAGAGACTTAAAATCTCTCGGCCGAAAGGCCATGCGGGTTCAAGTCCCGCCGCCCGTACTTCTGAGGAAATGGTCCTCATGTTTGCCCACGGAGGGAGTATGAAACTGAAGGTTAAAAAGAGGAGGAAAAGAAGACCAAAGAAGATACTAATGAAATGGAATGACATTCTAGATGACTTTGAAGAGCCGAGTGAATGGCTCGATTTGATTTGTGAAGGCTGCTTAAGGTGGGAGACGATGTTAAGAGCAGTGTCTATCATTCACACTCCTACTCCTAAGGTGGTTAAAGAATATACCGCCATGGAAGAAGAAGAGTTGCGTAATGATAGAATTGTATTGTTCTTATCAGAGATTCTCGCAGCAGCAGTACGTCATGATTACGAACCAGAGACATTTGACGAATTATGTACTGTGTTCTCTGTAGGTATTAAGCACGAGGTTGATTACTGCCAACCTTTTAAAGATGCTTGGTACATGAAGCAGACCACAGTGGCTAAGGAGAGGTGGCAAGACTTACGTGGTTTTCATACCTCTCCTATGTTTTGGTTCGATTTGTACAGATCTATAATTCTGTACCTTACTAATTAACTTGACAGTTCAGGTCAATGAGCTTATTGTTCAATGTTGCCAGGTGGCAACGTTTAACTTTGGAGGTAAAGAGATGGGGAAGAAACGAGTTAGAAAGCGCAGGAAAGCAGCTGTCAATACTTGGTTGCCTGCTATGGTGGTTGAATACCCATCATCAGTCTATTTTCAAATTAATAGATTGGTGAGAGGGGCCATTCCTCCTGAAAGAGGTAACCCTGTGAAGACAGATGCTTTACGAAAGGCCGCATTGGATACGTTTTTGTCCAGTCTTGAGGCTGGTAAAACTATCCGCGAAGCTTTTCCTGTGAAGCTTTCTAAGCCTACAGAGAAGATACAATTCCTTGTGAAGGAATTGACTGATGCTATAGAGGAGAGCATTGAGCTAAGGGATAACTGGAAGCAGCAGTTTGCTGCTCAGGAATATCCTATGCTTTCCGCTAAGCAGGTTAAGGCCCTTACAGGGAAGTATGTGTATCTTCTAGACGTTGATGATGATACATTCTACGCTTCTAAGATTATCAACGTCGTTAACGGCATCGATATCGTTGCCCAATGTTTGGACACGTATGGCTCTCCTCTTAAAGAGGAAGTTATTCGGGCGCCTTATTGGGCGGTATTCGAATGGACCCCTGACGACTACTTTGACGTAATTGGTGTGTCTTTGGATGACTGTCTTGACTATGAGTTGAAACTCAGGGTCAAGGAAGATCCTCCTAAGCGTGCGCATTCCGCTGTCCTTCAATCTTGGGAGAGCAAAAAAGCCCCTATCTCCACCCTTTCAAAACCTACCAAAAAGGCTTCAAAGAAGAAGTCTCTCACCGCAAAGCCTAGAAAGAGGCTTTCCCTCAAGAAGAGGAGTAAATAGATGGATGAAAAACAACGCAAGCTTTTGGAGACAGAGAATACCGTTCGAGAAAACCATACTTTTGGTAAGCTTGAAGCGGCTATTTGTGCTGCCATCCAAAGAGGCACTAAATCTGCAGTAGAGGTTCAGATCGATGCGAATGAGCGCATGAAATGGGTGGCTAATACACTCAACGATCTGACTAATGCTGTAAACGCTCTCACCGCTGTTACAGTTGGTGGTGCTCCTGTCGCAGAGAAGCGAGCTGCGTTAGCCCTTAAACAGGAACCAGACAAGAAGAACACGTTTGTTGCTAATCGCCTAGAGGATCTACTCAAGAAGTATGATCTCTGGGATTGTAAGGAACAACATTGTGGTTTCTGTGGTAAGACTCCAGAAAAGTCTGAAGAGATGGAATTGCTTTGTTGGGAAACGAGATTGAATGACATTCTCGAAGCCAAGAAAGCAAAGACTGAAGAAGCTAAGCCTAAGAAGGCTAAGAAGAAGTTTCGCATCTCTAAGAAGAAGACTAAATGATGGGGTTGTCAGCCGACTATTACCGGCTGAGACTGGAACTGTTTATTGATATGTTACAATACCAGTCAGCCTGGGACATTCTGACTGAGGGTAAACAAAAGCTAACTGCTCTGAAAGGGAGGGTGAAGGTACGAAAAGGAAGTAACTCTAAAGCACGGTCTGTTTGGATAAAACGAGCCGAAGCCGAGGAATCAGAGCTACCTTGGTATAGAGTGCTTTTCTTACGTGGTAAACCTGTGTCTATGGTGTCTTTCTTCAACACTGTTGAAAAACTAAAGGCGCCGACATGGTTTTATTTGGTATCAGGTGGTGTGCTACTCGGTGCTAAGTATGGTTACATGCAACTCTTACTTGATTATCCTGAATTACTTGAATTGGTACTTAGAGATATGGGGTTTGTTTTAGAATCCTATAATTCTGTATCTTACAAGCAGGTTAAAGAAGAGTTCATGAAAGGCATACGATGAGAAAACGCCCACCTGGTACTAATCGTTATGTCTCTGCTAACTACGTAGAAGCGCAGATTAGCTTAGAGACGGTCGAGTTAAAGACTCGTTATCGCAACAAAGATCGTGCTTCTCTCAGTGACTTGTGCGGAAAGCTTGTCTTGAGAGACTTTATGGATTATTGTTGCGAAGGTTCTACCAGCGAGGAACATATGTTTCTCGAAACTGTCATATCGTATTTTAAAGGAGAGTAAAGAAATGGCCAATTACGCAAAGATGAGCATTCCTCAGCTGAAGAAAGTCGCCGCTGGTCTTGGTATCAATACGCCACCTCGTGGCCGTACCAAGCTTGTGAAGGCAATTGAAGCTGCCGAGAAGTCTTCAAAGAAGGCCCCTAAGAAGGCTGCCCCTAAAAAGAAGGCCCCTAAGAAGACTTCTAAGAAGGCTGCTCCTGTTGTCGAAACAACAGAAGTTGACTTCGAAGCTCTTGAGGAGATGGCCAAGATGGCTGTCGATGGTAATGTGCTTTTGGGTAAGCGCATTAAGGACCTTGAGAAGGAAGTCGCCGCGCTGAAGGCTGAACTTTTCGATGAAGAAGAGTCAGAGGAAGAGCCGGAAGAAGAGGTAGAGGGCGAGGAAGTCTCACTTGAGATGCTTCAGGGCATGTCTGGTAAGGAGATTCGTTTGCTGCTTAAGGACTCTGGCGCTGAGAATTTGCCTCGTAACGCATCCAAGGAAACTTGGGTTGGTAAGGCAGTGGATTTCTTTGAACTCGAAGCTGAGGAAGAGGAGGAAGAGGAAGTGTCCGAGGCCACCCCTGAAGAGGTCCTTGAGATGGACATCAAGGAATTGAAGGACTTCATTAGGGAGCAAGAGCTCGATATTTCTCTCCGTGGTCGTCAGAAGTTGGAAACCTTGCAGGACAAGGTTTTCGATGAACTGGGATGGGAATTTCCAGAGGAAGAAGAAGAGCCGGAAGAGGAAGAAGTCGAAGAAGATGATGTACCTGACTTCTCGAAGATGAACAAGAAAAAGCTTCTTGCCTTCATCGAGGATGAAGAGATCGAATTCGACGATGATCCTAGCGAGTATTCGGTGAAGGATATTCGTGAGGCGCTCACTGAGATGTACTCTGAGGAAGAGCCCGAGGAAGAGGAAGAAGAGGACGAGTTCGAACTGTCGTTCGATATGGATGACATTAAGACCGCCTCTAAGAAGGAACTCAAGAAGATGTTTGCAGAAGTGAACGGAATCTGTGAGGACCTCGAGGTTGAAGGTATTACTTTCAAGCCTCAGAGTACGGTTAAGATGAACCGTGGCATGCTTATGGCTGCCATCGAGGAGCTGACTGAGGGAAACTAGGAGTGAGGGAACGGGCTCCCGGCCCGGACCCAAAACTTCTAAAATCCTTCTTGGCTACTCGCCCGGAGTGGATAGAAGATACCTGTCTTGAAGCTTCGGGCGAAGCAGCTTGTCTTGAATGTCCAAAAGAAGTCGTCTGGGCTTGTACCAGATACTACATGTCTTTTGCGGAGGTAAACGAGCAATGAGTGAGCAACAGCAGAATGTGAGCATCGAGTCGAAATGGAATGAACTGGTCACGTTCGTGCGTGAGCGCATGGACGAGATGGGACAGAGGATAGAAGCAGTTGAGGCGATGGTGGAGGATATCCGACAGAATCCACCCGTCGAAATCGCCGATGTCATCGAAGACAACATCAAGGCACTTGCAACCGAGGCCGCTAACGAAGCGGCAGAGGTTAAAGTAGGTGATATGTGCGAGATGTTCATGTCAGAGATTCAGTCTCTGACGAACATGGTTCAGAGCCAAAGTGATCGCCTGGCCTATATCGTTATGGAAGGAGAAGAGCCTTCCGAGGAAGAGCCGGTGCTCGAAAGCTTCGAGCAAGGTATGTTTGTGGCAGTAGAAGAGGTGGTTTATACTCTTGTTACTGTTATGGATGAGGGCGCTACGGCCGTTGGTTTGGCAGTCGAAGATCCAACTATTCCACCGATTCGTGTGACGCTGGATTCTGATTTCGAGGTTGTTGAACCAGTTGAAGACGACGAATAAATTCTAACTCTTAACCGTTGCCTATCGACTAACATTGCCGGTAGGCAACATTAAGCGTTTGAGTTTTGAACCCGTATGGCATTGTGCTGTGCGGGTTTTTTTGTGCCTAACTGCTAGGAGGTAAAAATGAAGCTAAGATTCAAGAAGAAAGGCGGAGTTAAGAAGACTCGTAGAACTGTGAAGAAAGAGAATCCTACAATTGCGTTGATTAATAAGATGAAGGAGATTACCACCATGGAGGTGGGGGGCACGATCTTCAAGTTCATGATTGAGGAATATAAGAACAAATGGTACTTTAAGATAAAGCCGATGTTCCGGGCGAATGATGGCACGTTGGTGTACAAAAAAGGAGGGCTTGTAATGGCCCTTCCTAAGAACGCCAATGCGATGGAGGAGTTGCGCGATACCATCGATATTTGTGTTTCTATCTTTGATGCCGCCGATGAGAATGGAATTTTCGGATGAAGTATAAATATATTGATGTTGAGCGCTTTCCAGCGTTGCCCGATGGGGCAACCGATATTTCTATCACTCTCTATAACTTTGAAAGGAAAGTTATTGGCGGAGCGGCTAGATTGGTGTGTGGTATGCTGACAGCCTGGTTCGACACTGGGTTGGGCGTTGTCACACTGTCTGGTCGGGAGGCACATGAGTTTATTGATGATTGCTTGGAGGTGGCTAACAGTGAGCCCTGAAACAGTGTATTCTCTGCTTGCTCAGGTGTTCGAGATCCATTACGGCTTTGAGGAGGCCGTGGTTAAGAGATACTCGGATGTCACGGGCGAAGCAAAGTTTGATGTGGAGGAGGCGCCCGAGCATTCCTACTTTCCATACCGAAACAGATACTCTATCACATACATAAGTCCCTATGAAATACCTGGAGTGTACATATCGACGGTAGGGTTTGTGTTCGGGTATCTTGTTTCTGTCTTTCGTAAGGAAAACCAGTGGGTGGTGATGGATAAGCAAATGCTTAATCCTACTTACTACCATTTTTCTACGGCGATCGCGGCGGCACAGAAGGCCATAGAAGTGGCTTTAGAAAGGAAGATATGAGCATCGAGGAATATAAAGACGAAGTCTCCAAGGTTCTGATTAAAGTGAATTATGGTCGTGCTGAGGCTTATTTCCAATGGCAGGATTCAGTTGGTAACTGTGATGCGATTTTGATGACTCTCTTTGAGAGTGACTCAGAGGAGATGTTCCTTGAGGAGAAACTCCGGTGGGAGTTCAATGATGACGGCACCTTACTTCGTCTGTTTGTTGGCACAGAAGAAGTTCTCAGAGACAGAGCCCCTTATTTGAAGTTCGTATTGTATGGTGGATCGAAGCCGCGTGATTTGATCTTAGATGATTTCACACGAATCTTTGAATATGGGCTAGAGTATCACTTGGAGCCGATTTTTCTAGAATGTGGTTGTGGTTGCGAGATGCGACAGTATGGTTTCTGTCATTTCGACGTGGAGCGTGCTACAGCGGGAACTAACAGAGTAAGCTGAGCACGAGCAAGGAATCGTCGGGAGTTCGATAAAGCTCATCAATGGCTGGAAGTTCTTTGTTCACCTTTTCAACAGACTTGACTGTCGAATCGGTGAGAGGTAGACTTGGCTCGTGACCTGTAAGGTTTAGCTCCGCCTTACAGGCTGCCAATACTTTACCTCCAAAGAAGACTTGGCATAAGTTAAGCCCCTTGCATTGATTTGCAGGGGGCTTTTCTTTTTGCCTTCAAAAGTGTTAATATTGCCACTTAGCAACGTTTAGGTGTCAATCTTATTACTTTTGGAGCGTAATAATGACTAGGTACTTTTTTGCAGGAGGGGACTCTAAGCCCGCAATTAAGTGTATGCTCGCATGTGACGTCAAAAATATTCTGTTTAGCTTCTTCTATATACAGAAAAAGCGGCAGAAGAATTTTGATGCCCTTGTAAGTCAGCTGACAGAACTCAAGGAAAAAGGTGGTTATACTTTTATCTTAGATTCTGGTGGCTTTACTTATAAAGATGTAGCGGGCCGAGGGTTTCAAACTGTTAGAAGTGAAGCAGGCGCTGTACGGACAAAGAAGCTAGATCCATATGCGTATTTAGAGGAATACACCAAATTTCTTATACAATATGGACACTTGTTTGATGTCTGTGCAGAGTTTGAACCGGACGAAGTGTTCGGCGGCGTAGATATTGTAGATGAGAACAGAGAGAAGATGCTAGCCACCTTCGAGAAGCACGGTGTAGAGGTTAACCTCATGCCTGTGTTTGATTCTTTCATAAGGGATCTAGATACGTGGGAAGAGTGGTGTGAAGATTCTAGATACAAGCATCTTGGTTTTGTGGGAAATGATATACGTCTTGCTTCTCGTCTTGTAAATAAGGCGCATAGACACGGCAAAAAAGTACATGGTTTCGCGCAGACTAAGATTGAGGATCTTCAAAGAGCTAAGTTTGATACTGTGGATTCTACAGGATGGATTTCTGGGCAGAAATATGGAGAGGTGTTCATATTTCAACGTGGTAAATGGACCAGACTAAACGCTACCCAAAAGAATAAGCGCAAGCTTTATAAGAACTATTTCAAGGCAATTGGGATAGATTGGGACCTCATCAATAGAGATGATCCCAATGAGTTACTTAAAGCCTCATGTTTGTCCTGGAAGCGTTTGTTTGATCACTTTGAGGCTAGGTCTATATTAGAGACAGCCAGTACCACCTCCTTAAAGAGAGCAGCACCAACAAAGCCTGTTCGTGGGGTGTTGATGCAGTTAGCTGAGCTTGGTGTAGACAAAAAACCACGGGAGCGTAATGTCCCAAAGAAGACAATCAAAGTGGGGGGTAAGATACGGCTTATGTCGACGAAAGCGACAGCGTTCGACGCACAGAAGATCATTGCACGGGCGTTGGAGTTGTCGGAACTCCCTGTCGAGGAAGCCTGGGAAAAAGCCTTTGGGCGAGATGAGCAAGAAATAACTGTTGATGAGCAAGAGATGAACGCGTTGTTTAAGCCTAAAAGAGCCAGAGGGTTTAGCCCAGAATGGTATGCGTTGCTAGACCAACAACGTCAGGTAGAAGAGGCATTAGAAAAAGTCTCGGCAGACAATGAAAAAAGAAATAATAACTGGGACAAGTTCCTGGTGACTGAGCCTCTTATGTCCGAAAACGAGGTAATTTCGCAGGGTTCCATTTTAGGTGACACTACAGACTACACAAATATTAAACAAATTCAGGGAAATACCGCAGAAATGGCGGATGGATCGCACGTTGCTAAAGACAACGTTGTTAATAGCAACAGAGAAACTTTAGACAGTCAAAACGACCCTACAAAGCTCACATCATCGACGATTCGTAAAAAATTGTCCGTCCATGCGTGTCATACGTGCGCAGTTTCTACCGATTGCTCTTATTATCAACCTGGCTACTTGTGTTATTACAAACCAGCATTTCAAACGTTGCAAAGTCGCAATGTTAAAGATGTGATGCAGGCGTTAGAGTATATAACGGACAAGAACCTAGAGAGAACGATGCGCGCGTTTTTGATGGAAGAGATACAGATGGGGGGTCAAGTAGACCCTCAAGCATCAAATGTGTCTCAGTTAGCTTTCGGGCAGTTAGAGAAGCTAGCTTCACTGAAACATGCAACCAGACCCGAATCTTTCAAGGTAACACTCGAAGGACAAGGTGAGTCAGCGTCTATCTTGACCCAACTTTTATCGGGCGCAAAACAGCCCGAAGAGCCAAAACAGTTAGAAGCGCAAGAGACTAATATGATAGATGTGACACCTAAGAAGAAAGAGAGAATAGAAGAACGCGCGATAAGAGAGTCAAAACAGCAAGGTAACAGACAAGATGAATATGACATTACTGAATTAGCTACGATACAGAAAATGTTTGTTCCTGATCAACAGTAGCTTGATCGGCGCAAATCACTGTTGTAATATTGATCTTTACGTAAGAGAGGTAACACCTAAAAAAAACTTTGTTGTAAAAGAAGGTGAACCATGAACAACGAGGGTTAAACCCCTCAAGGATCGGTCTTTTCAGGACCTAGACCATTACCCCGATTGAGTGTCAAAAACTTGGTCGGGGTATTTTTTTGCCTAACATTGCACTATTGCAACATCAAAACAAAAGGAGGAGACAAAATGAACGTCACACTATACGTAACAGAAGAGACAAAGAAAGACATGGAGTATCTTAAGAAGTATCACAACTTCAAACCAAGTAAACTACTACAGGAGGTAACAACGCTCATCATGGAGAAAACTGAGATCTGTGCTGGTTGTCCAGCTCGAGCCGATGAAACGTGCGCGGTGTGTAAGTATAACTCTGTGACTATTATAGTAGAGAAACACTTAAAGAGATGACGCTCCCCCGGAGACACCTCAACGTCTTGTGGCGTGGTCTGTAACTACTGTTATGAGAGTATAACAGGCATTCCTTACATAGATGTTGAGGTGGAAGATATTGTCTATTGTGAGTCTTGTGCAGCTAAATTAGGAGGAACATATAATCTGGGGGTAATAGTCAACGGTCACGTGCAATCTAACGTCGGTGAATAAGAGGAGGGCAATCTAAAAGTATCCAGCGGGAATGAGATGAAAGAAAGTCCCCTCCGGCAGGAGGGTTAGGGTGTCGTTGTATTACCCTAAGAGAGAGAGACACACACACATACATAAGAGCATACAAGGAGGACAAGAGAGACAGAGTGACCCGATACCCACCGCATAAGACCTATTGTTTAGAGCATTCTTCACATAGAGGTGGAGTTACTCACATGAGTGGCAGTCCTCAGAAGTGTAAAGTGGAGTACCTAGGGGCCAGGTGGGGACTATACGTTATGAGCATATGCCCATAACCTAGTGTCTGCCATTCCACTTTTGTTCATCTACAACGTGTAAATGGCACCTAGGTGTACCCTAGACCCCCCCTGAGACCAACCTCAGTCCCCCTCACGCCCAGTAAAGTGATCAGTCAGTGAAAAGGGTCAGTCTTTGGGGGAGTGTATGGGGAGTTCAGTGTCGGGGCAGTGAGTTGGGAGTGAGTATTAAGTGAGTTCTTAACGAGAGTGAGTAGCCGAGAGCCCTCCTGCAGTGAGTGAGTCAGTGAGTTTCTTCTGTGCGATAAAGTGACACTCCACCAACCACCTCTTATCTCCAAACATTGCCACTTGGCAACCTCAAAAAGTCCACGTTCATACATTATAAAGTGATATCTTCAGACATCCTCTGTCAGGCAGCGACCATTTCCTACCTTAGCTGTCATTTTCCACTCAAAAAGTCTCGGCGTGAACGTTATAAAGTGCATGTGTACCTACTATAAAGTGTATACAGAGCACCAATAAAGTGATGTCTCGCAGCAGTTGGTAGTACAGAGCTATGCGAAATAAAGTGTTGCGGCGAAAGAGATAAAGTGTGGGCCAAAGTCTCATAGGAAATAAGTGACGCAGCTGCCGGAGCGGACGGACGAGGTCAGTGGTGTCCATATTCGGCCATTGACCACATATGGCGATTGAGGTGTCCATATATGGTGATCACCGCATATGGTGAATCCGACCCTTCTATCCATATATGGCGATTCACCCCAAAATTCGACCATATCTGGCGAATATCCTTTTAAACCCTTGAAACCATGGGTGAAATTCGATCCATCTCTGAAACCCCTCATTTCGGGACACGAAAGCTCTATATAATGATAAGGGCGACTGTGGCAAAATGTATACACTGTATATTCAGAGCAACACTTGGTTTGAGCGAGCAACCATGCGGACATGAGCAAATACGTCCTATACCTACATGTCATACTGTATACATTTTGCTACAGGGTGTTGTGTTGACACCTTGCCATTTGGCAACGTCTGTTCTGTACAGGTTGTACTTTTTTCAACCTTTTTACACTCTGTAACATATTGTAATTATGTACAAAACAGCCACAGGCCGAAATTCGACCCAAAAAAACGACACAAAAAAGCGATGGTTGGTATCGAACCTGCAATTTAACCTTTGTGTTCGCGGGGGCGAACAAGGGAAGCAAGCCCTACTTGCTAAGGTCCCTTAGGGGACCAAACAGCGGAGCTATCATGGAATTGCTAGCTATCATCATGTTTTCGTTCCTTGGTCTGTTCGTTTCTTCTGTTGTAATTCAGAGCAACCTTGCCGTTGTCGTCGCGGCGACTAATCGTAAGAACTATCTCGATTTCTGCGAGAATGTAGATAGCGAGCTGAAAGCTATTCATAGACAAATGTACGTAGACGAGATTGTCGCTGAAAGCGACATTTACGCGGCTGTTGATTGTTTGGGTCTGAGACTACGCTAAAACGGTTTTAGGGCGGTTCGATTCCGCCCTTAGCGTATACCTCTCAATATGGGGTTGAGAGGAAACACAACGGCGCTGAATAGGCGCCATATCAGGAGCTAATATCATGCCCACTAAGAACACTAAAAACACAAAAACGATGATTGACCGACTTCGTGCATTGGCCGTAAACGGCGACCTGTTCATCCCCTTGGATAGCAAGGGTGAGAAGGTGCTTGAAGCTATCACCTTGAATCAGCTGTTGCAGGCTAGCGCAGGAATCGAACCGTGTCACGTTGAAGCGGTCTGGCGCTTAGAAGGTAAGGGTGGTTCGTGGTTGTATGAGCGTCGTTTCAAGGGCGGACCACAGATGAAGCGTATCAAACTGCGGACACCTATCGAAGGTGTCGTTGTTTCCTTCCCTTCTGGCGATGATACAGAAGACACCGATCTCTGGTAGCCTCTACAGAGACCACACCTGGCGCGCGTTTGTGTTGGTTGTGGTCTCGATAGAGCCTATCACACACAAAGGGAGAGAAGAACATGAGACTATCATCTTGCATGACATGTGAAGAAACCACGTGCGCAAATTGCGCGCGGTTAGCTGTATATAGAGCACGGGTAACCAGAAGGGCGAGGGCTGGGCGACCAGGAAAGGTGGGTCACATCTACGGGTATGCAGCCAGACATAGCCTCACAGACTGGCGTAACGATGGCAACAGGTCGACTGCGTTTTTGAAGCACGCGGCAGCATAGCCAACCAACGCGTGTTCAAGCCCTCTAGGAAACTAGGGGGTTTTTTTGTACCCACCGTAGACCGTCAATCCCCTGACACTAAGCCACCTTGGCGCGCCACTATGACACAACGTCGGGCGCATGACTGCTCACCATATATGGACAACGCCGGAAACCCGCATGGTTACTAGGGTTACGGGTCAACTCGCCATATATGGCGACCCACCCCCTTAACGGAAGGGTGTCAAAATTTTGACGCTCCAGGACAGATTTTAAATATTAGAAATTGATAGAAGTATATACTGCACATTAGGTTAATATTGCCATTAGACAATGTTAAAAAAAAAATAGAAAAAATAAAAAAGAAGTGTAAAACTATAATTCTTTACAAACTGTACAAAATTGACAACACAGGAGAGAGCCTGTATAAACGGAGAGAGAGAGAGAGAGAGAGGAGGGAGAGATGAAGGAAGCAAGACTAGCAGCAAAAGAACTAGTCGTCGATAAGCTGGTTACGTCTCTTAGAGATATAATCATCGAGCACTTTGAATGCATGGAAGATAACTTCTCTTCACCAGCACCAGGGAAGGTATTATTGCTGACCGAAGAAGAGCAAAAGATCTTAATTGACATAGTAAAACCTTGGGTATCTAACCAGAACATGTTTTGTTCTTTAGAGAAGGAAGAACTAGCAAGAATTCAGAAACTAGAAAGAGACCTATTGAAGAAAATAGAGACTCTTTAACACAGGAAACATTGCGGTATCGCAAGCTATACTAAAGAAGGAAGAAGAGGTCACTATGAAGAGAGTACTTAAAGGAGAAAGATACAAGAAACAAAAGATGACAGAAACAGAGATAATTAAAGCCCGTGTAAACTGCTTAACTTGTGACACGCTTAGACGTTTATCTATAAAAGAAATAAACTTCATTTGTTATGTTTCAGGATAAATAAAGACCCAAGGACAAAAATGAAGAAACTACTTAGACCAGGAAAAATAGAAACAATCTATCTAGAAGACTGCAGAGAATGTGGAGCTTTATATGTTTACGAGAAAGAAGACATAGACTATACAGATAGACCTGGGTATTTGTTTATTGTTTGTCCTTTCTGTGGTGTACAAAGCTTTCATTCAGATAAGAACCTAGTTCTTAAACATGAGGTTAATCTGAGAATATGGTTAAGGGGGTTAAATGAGAAACAGAAAAAAGAATTTGCTAAATATTTAGGGCTTGAGATTTCTTATAAGAAAAGGTGGGATAAAAGACAGTTAGAAGATGAATTAGTGAACGCTACTCAACTTAGAGATGAGATAGTAAAAGGAAGAAAATTAAAGGGCTGGGATGAGCAATTCTTTCACTTTGACGGAGATAAACTGACAGTAATAGAGGTAGAAGATGAACTACATAGTTGAACATGGTGACGAATTCGAAGGAAGATTGTATATAGGCAGGTGTTCTTGTGGATGTAGAAAGATTTCTTTTGTGATCTGTATAAACTAGATATGGGAGGTATATTTGCTCTTGTGTGCCAAAAGAAAGAGAAATAATGAATAAAGGTGATAGGTATTTCTGTTTAAAGGAGCTGTAATGATTACCATACTAGAACAAGGATCGGCCGAATTAAAAACTTTTAAGGTCACATGTACTTCTTGTAATTGTAAATTTCTTTATCAATCGAATGATCTAATTAGAAGAAGAACATCTCCTGATCTTGTCAAAGACTCTGTGATCTTTTGTCCTGAATGCCGTACATGTATTCCTCACTTTAACGAAAACGAACTAGCACATCCACATACAGATGTAATAGAACACCTTTGTCTGACCTGTGAACATCTTAACCATGACGATATGTTTTGTGGAGTAATGTCTAGAAATTGTAATGTTTGGATTGTAGGAGCTTGTGCTGGTTACGAAGAACATTAAATTGACATTATTTTTAGGTAATGTTACAAAATGTATAGAACGTACAGAGAAGGAAAGGAGATAGATTGAAGAGGATTAAACAAGCAAATCCTAGACTGAGAAGAAAGAACTATGACCTAAAACAAGAATTAAAGAGCTACAAAAATGCATTAAATAACCTACATTACATAATGAAACTACTTTTAATAGAACATGGAGGTTCTTTTGAATTTTCTTCAGAAAGAAACCAAGGGATAAACGACAAACATTTAGTCACTAAGAAGGCAGAAACAGAGGGTAATCATGTTATCTATCTTGTAGGATCAGATTTAAATGAAAATTAAAGATTTTCTAGAAGGAAAAAGAATCGACAAATTAACACTGAATAATAATGTGTTAAAACTGACGACAGAGAAAGGAACTGTGACAATAACGCCGCGCGACAATCAAGGAAATCTTACAGGAGCCTATTTAGATCTCTTCTTTGAAGAAAGAACCTGTCCTTCTTGTGACTCAACTAATGTCGTAATAAAACCTAGTAAATATGAGCAAAATAAGAAAACATTATATTGTTTCAACTGTGGACTAGGGTGTGTGTAATGGGTTTTCGGTTTAAACAAGACTATTTTAATTATCTAGAAGAAAGAATAGAAGGGTTAGAACGAGCAAATAACAGCCTAAAAGAAGACATAAGGAAGACTATGACTGCAAATAGAATATGTAAAACATGTAAGCATTGGAATGAGCATGAGAATATTTCTAATGGAGAATGTGGCGTTTATGGAAGTACAACTACTAAAAGCCATACTTGTGAAAAATATGAAGCAGGCAGTCTGTTTTACCAAGAAGAAATACAACGTCTGAATGGTATCGTCATCGAACAGAAACAAGAACTAAAACAAGCTAAAAAGGAGATATCTTCAGCTATAGAAGATAAAGGCAACTTTAGAAAGTTAGCAGAAGAACGATTAGAAGAGATAAACCTTTTAAAGAGAACAGAGGAAATTACAGATAGAGTATGTTGTGTGATTGGAGAGGTGTTTTATCTGTTAGATGACGAAGAGAATTCACGTTTAAATGTCTCTCCTATGGAACTAGAAGATGTCTTCTGGGAGGCATTCAAGAGCTTTCAATCGGAAGAAGAAAGCATCTATAATCTATCTAGAGAATTCTACGGTGCGCTAGTTAGGAGACCTATAGAATGGGTGACAGACAAATAAATAAAGAACTACGGTATTTTCTACAAAAAGAGCTTCCAGGTTGTGTATTAACTGTTAAGGATGAAATATATGGAGAAGACTGTAAATCAACTGCCTTTAAATTAGAGTTTGCAGGCTTTCACGCCGAAAACTATATTTCAGACTTTGCAATGGTAACATCAGCTTTTCCTGATATAGCCGTTGAAAATATCATTAAAGAGCTCGTAAGAGAGATCAAACATTTAGTACTCAAACACTTTGGAATGGTATGTATACCAAGAGATGTGTTTGATGCAACCATTAAGTATCTAGGATATAATCCTTTTGGCGCTTCTTATGGAGAAGAGAAAAAGAATGAATACACCTAAGGTTTCGCAGCTTTATCGTATCGGTATTGTTGAGATGGAAGATGGTTCTGTAGGTCTGTGTGGAGAGCTGATAGACAAGAACAAGAACATAACTCTTTTTGCTATTTCTTCTCAACAACTAGCGGCGATGAATGAACTTCAAATGAAAGCGCAAGAGCTTAGAGGGGAGATTGAAGGTCACGTAACCATTGCTGTTTCTGAAGAAATTGATGAAGATGTGACTAACAAATTGTTGAATTAGAGAGTGTACATAACGTAGAAATGTGGTAAAATACTGAGGTTTCTGAAACTGTTGTTTTCTTCAGAAAGGTTGCCACATGACAACATCTAGTACTGAGGCCTTCAAAAGAGCATTAACTAATCTAAACTCTTTTGCGGCTAAAATGGTTGGTCTAGGGTATCCAATACCTCCTAATGTGAATCAGAATGATCCGGAGGTTCAGACGTTATTACAGAGATGTAAAGAAAAATGGGGCGCGCCCAGAAAGAAGATAGAATGAATAAGCTAGCTTTTAGACTTACTGTCGTTTCGATTCTTATTCTTTGTGTGATTTGTCTTCTTAAAATGGCATTCTATCAACCTACTTATGAATATGGCATAGATCCTACACAAGACTGCGAGGCCGTTAAAAAAGGTGAGGGTTACGCACCTTGTATGAATAATTTGTCACGGCAGGGTTGGGAGCCTATAGATACGGTAGGAGGACAATACGTTATTTATAGGAGAGCCAAATGACCGAAGATGAATATTTTTTCCCCACCAAACCTATAAACCTAGGGAACGCCTGTAGTACTGGTGATAATGGAATTTCTATAGACAAGAAAGATCTTACACTTTATGCAAATTGTAATTTCTGTACAATGAAGCGCGAGGCGACGAAAATGTTCGGTTTCTTTGTAGCAGAAGACATCATGCGTATATGTGAAGACTGTGTCTTAGCCGCAATATCCAACTCACTAGCTGTTCCTGAACTTGAGCAAAGACTTCAAAGATTAGAAGAATACCTACGGGCCAATGAGCCTTATAGGTATAAACATTTTGATGAAGGATAGTAATGTTCAGACATAATAGAATACAACCTATCTTCACTAGATGTGAGAGGTGCGGAACGTCTTTAGACGAACCTAATGCAACAGAAACTTCTCCTTTTTGTTTAAGATGTCGGCGTCTCAACAGAAAAGAAGCACACATGGATAAAAAGAATAAATGCGCATGTGGTAGCCCAAAATCTAAGAAAGCCAAACAATGTAGGCAATGCTTTTATCACAGAAAGAAATCCAAACCTTTTGATTTGTGAGGAACTATGCTACGAAGAATTTTAGGATATACTGCGGCGGTTGTTTTTGGAGGAGCAACACTTCTAGCGGTCGCTTTCTTTGTTATGGTGTGCATAGCGGCAACTATGTCATATCTGGCTTTTATAGGTCTGGTGAAAAGCGCAGAAGCAAAGCAATGGAGCGACGCATTAGCGGCACTAGGGATGGTGTTTGGGTTACCACTGGGATATCTCTTTGGGTACTAACCATCATGGTTATTGTAGATTTTAAATATTTAGAGCGTCTTATAAGAGAAGAGGCCACAAAACTTCGGCGTTTACTGCCAAAAAATAGGTGGTACCTGCTCTGTCCTTACTATGATGCAGAGGAAGGTAAGCTAATAGCTTCGTTTGAAGGTCAATTGGCTTATAAGACACTTGTTACTTTCGAATGCAAAAAAGACTCGGACTTCGACACTTGTGCCGTTGTTGTTGAGATAGAAAAAGGAGGCAGGTGGCTGAAATTAGCCAATAAAGAACTCAAATTCATTAATAACAGAGACATAGAGAGGGTAAGACATTGGCTACATTCGATCTTAAAGGAGATCACAACTTAAGTAGTAATTACACTTTTGAGGTCTTCTTTAAAAATGACATGTATGAACATTTTCGTGCAGGTAACATGAAAGGCACTGTAGGTGATGCAATTGTGATTGCCTATAGAAGCATTCAAACGTTTAAAAATATTTCAGACACGCATTTTAAGATTATTGTTAGAAAAAGAATGTGTAAAGGCTGCACACAATGTGGAAAGACACGTGATACCTCGGTGATGCGAGGAGATATTGTAGCCACTGTAATTTTTCAATATCCAGACAGAGAGCTGGAAGAACTTCAGAAGATTTTTGTGGGAGATATTACATATGTCGAAGAAAAAGGTACAGAAGATCAGTGCGACAATTCTGAGGCTGGAGCTTGCGGACACGCTTAATGAAATTGCCTACAATCATGTAAGGTATATCATCGAGAGAAGCGGAAAAGAGATAGCGGCTATTGTACCTATGGAGGATTTTGAAAGACTCCAGAGAGAAGGGGCCGATGAAGAAACTAGTGATGGTGGAGGAAAGACTAGAAAACCTGGTGGATCTTAATCAACTAGAGAAACAAATTTGCGCACTTGTTGCCGCAAAATATGAAATAGATGTCAGTAGGGCATCTGTACGTATAGCACCAGAGAGAGGTTGGACAACTGGTTACAAATTGTCTGACTTTTACATACAGGTACGCGCGGAAAGAATAACTGATACTTCTCAGGAGAAATAAAATGGCAACGGTGTCTGAGACAATTCGAGGCGTCATCGAAGGTGAAGGTTTAGAGGTTGCAGATTTGTATTCTTCTAACGTGACCGATGGAAAACATTGGAGACTACTGTTAAATAATGATGAATTTAAGGTACGACCCCCTATGAGAATGTTGTTGAATGATAAAGTACGCCAGGCCCTAGACTCTGAGGGTTACGTGGTCTTTAATAACAAAGTGGAGATAAAAGCGTATACAAGAGACGAGGTTGTAAATAATTACGCGGCCTTTTCTTATTACATAGAGGACTAGAATGACTATCAGCAAAGAGAATTGGAAAACTTGGGTGCCAATAGCTCTTACTGTTTTGTCTATGCTAGGAGGCGCCTTTGGTACGATGATATCATGGATTCATGGTGTAGACATGCGGCTAGAGGTAATTGAACGTGAGATAAAGAACATAGAACCAAACTTCGAGCCTTATAAAATAGCTGTAGAACACAAAGAAAAAATTAAAATGAGGAAATTTTGCCATTCAACGCCTTCTGGTAAACGTTGTACAACGGAGGTTTGTGTAGATAAAGATGGAACCATGGAGTGTTCAGCTGTTCCAGACCTTAAAGAAGATGAGAAGAGAGCGGCACCTTAAGAAAAAGCAAATGAAGGACATCATGACAAAAGCCCTGGAAGATTTAGAGCCGGTTGAAATTGTGGCGATGACAAAAGCACTTAGAGATGTGTATGCGGTTGCAAGAGATCAGGTGTTACCAGGTGTGCATCACGTTGATGTCGTAGTAAGATTAAAAGGCACAGTTAAAGTTGCCGATGCGCAACTTTACACACCAACAGCTGAAATCTCTTTTATGAAGATCTTGGCGCAAATGTTACATAATATTGGATACAACGAAGCGGCGATGGCGCTACGTAAAATGTTTGTAGATCAATTTATGACAGCGGCAGAGATGTTAATAAAAGAAAAAAACCCTAAGAAAATAGAGGATGAGATAGAAGCGCTATCCACAGCTTTTGAAATGGTCAAACAACGTCTAAGAGACGTCCTACCTAAGAAACTTCGACATGGAGCCGTTTCACCTCAGCTCACCGTGGAAACCTGGGCTCCAGAAGATCCATTGTATTCAAAAATAAAAAAGATCTTTGGGAGGTGTTAATGCTGCGTGAAGTAATTCAGGTATGGAAATGTTCCAAATGTGAATATTACGCATTTGGGGATGTTATTTCTTCTAAGAAACACAGAGAGGTTGTTGTAAATCGTTTAGGAGCAAAAAAGGTGCGGGTATACACAGAAAATCTGTGTGACGGGGAGATGAAGAAAAAAGGTAAAGGTTTTGGTTGTTATGATTTAGATCCTGGTAAGGGCGCAGCTAGAAGCTGTAGTCATAGAGGAGAATAAGAATGAAGGAGATATATTTACGCATATTTACATGTGATTTTTGTTCGTGTATTTTTGGGATAGAATGGTCAAAGACAGATTCCCCTTGTGCAATAATCTGTCCGGTCTGCACAGAATATGTGTGGGAAGAAAACGACGAGGACGATATGGATCATCTTTCAGATACACAAGTTGAAGAAGCTGTAAGTTATAATAAAAAACAAAGTTATTCACCTAGTACTTGGATGGAAATTCAAGAAATGGTAGTTTGTCACGCTGATGGACTCGTTGGGCCAGATACTGTTCAGCACGTAGCATTTTGGCAATATAGACAAGATATAGGATTGACTATAGATGGAAAAGTAGGGCCAGCTACCCTAAAAGAAATGGGTATTGAATACATTCCTGATGATGAATATGACATTAGAAACATGGTTAAAACCTACCCACATAGGTGTTTTGGTATAGATGTTTCTGACTATCAAGGTGATCTTTCTGCGGAAGATTTTCAACTTATGAAAGATGCGGGAGTAGTCTTTGTCATTTTTAAGGCTACTGAAGGTAGAACTTGGAAATCAAAATATTTTCATAACAATATTGTGAGAGCAAAAGGTGTCGGTCTTTTTGTATCTGCTTATCATTTGACGCGTTTGACAGACTCTGCCGTTACTGAGGTGATGAACCCAGAAGGAGGAGCAGAGAACTTTGTTAATTTTATAGGTGATAAATGGTCACTGCTTGATTTTACTTGTTGGAACGATTTGGAATACAAACAGGTAGAACAGATGGTTAATTTGTGCAGCGCAGCTGAAGCAAATGATTGGTTGATGCGGTGGATGGTACGATTCAAAGAAATGGTTAGCCATAAAATTGAATTTTACCTGTCTCATAGAACAGCAAAGCTGTTTAGTTCGTATTGTGAACCTTTTAATACAACAGAAGGGTGGTGGGCGTATTACGATTCTGCTACTTGGGGAGATCCACCAAAAATGTATCCTCCTAATTGGAATAAATGGATGTTTAGGCAGATAACAGGCTCGGGTAAGGTTCCTGGCATTCATGGGGATTGTGACATAAACTATTTTGCCGGAGATACACAAGACTTTTTGGACTTTATAACCAATGAGCAAAGAGGATAGTTCTATGTTCACAGCCCTGTTGGTGTTGTTTGTTGATATAGAGCGTCAAGTGCCTAAAGTATCTCTTTCTATGTTAACTAACGATTTTATTAACAGGGTTAAATCTTATATCGAATATGAACTTAGGGAATTAATGAAATTCTTTGGGTTCATATTTCGATATGAGCTACGGGTCTTACCGTGTGTTAGCTTATGTGATGTGGTTTTAAGCATACCAGATGAAGACATAGCTAAAATGAAGGAGTATAAATGGTAGACGTTATTGTAGAGAGACCTCATGTGGAAATAATAAGCCCACCAATGATTTTTAAATATAATAAAATGATGGTGGAGATTTGCGCGAGAAACTGTTATAAATCAGAAGAAGGCAGACTCTTCAAACATTCAGATAGATTCTTAAAGAGCGTAATTCAGACAAGAGGACACGTTTCTGTAGCGGATCATGCGCACATTACTGTGCGTTTCTTTATTGATAGAGCTTGCTCTCACCAACTTGTTCGTCATAGAATTGCTGCGTATTCTCAAGAATCACAACGTTATTGTAACTACGGAAAGAATAACGCGTTGAGGGTTGTTGGCGAGCCAGACATATTCAATGAAGGCGATGATCTCAAACAACTTTGGATAGAAAAGAGAAGAGAAGACTACGAAGAGTACTTGTTGTATCTTAAAAGAGGGGTAAAGCCAGAGGCAGCGAGAACTTGTTTACCTAACGCTACAAAAACAGAGATATGTTCTACTTTTGATTTGACTGAGTGGCGCCATATCTTTAAAATTCGAGCACTGAGTTCTGCTGCACAATGGCAGATTCGAGCTGTGATGCAGAGGACTTTGATTTATTTTGATACTCTGTTACCAGCTTTTTTTAGCGATCAAATGAGACAGCTTAGAGAATCAAAAGACGGATTGGCTGTATTTGATAGGGCAGATCTGAAGAAATTTCCGTGGGAACAACATGGCATAGAATGGTAAGAACATGGTACAAACGTGCTCTAAACACCAATTCACACATAATTGTGTGATTACTTTTGACGGTAATTTTGAGGCGTGTCCACTATGCAGCGCACTTGCTGAGGTGGAGGAATATAAACCTGTTTACGACAGATTTAAAGACCTTTTTATTACTCAGACTAAGATGGACAAAGCTTTTACTATTATGGCAACTGCTATGGTAGATGCTTCTTCTGTTTTAGAGGCTGAGGTGGAGCGTGTAACCAATGACCTGGGAGTCCTTGTTAATGAAAGAAAAAATCAATCACCCTGACTACTATAACGCCGCTGCCTTGGAGACAATAGATGCTATTGAAGGTCTAGGGTGCGAACCTGGTTTTAGTATTGGGTCTGTAATTAAATACATAACAAGGTACCAACATAAAGGTTCGCCTCTTACAGATCTTAGAAAAGCCAAGTGGTATATTGACAGACTTATTCAATACGAAGAGAAGAAATTAGAAGACAAGCGTTAACGTTGCCATTGTGCAACTTTAGGAGTTTTCATGTCTAACTCTAGAGAAGAAGAAAAACTGCCGCCTGAATGTGCGGATGGTGTCCTAGATATCAAAGCGTATGATGCAGCTATCAATAACCCAGACAGGAAAGCTTATTGGAATCCAGAAGGCAAAAAAAGATGTACATGGTGTTTAAACGTTGTAGAGCAGCTGGCAGATGAGAGGTACTGCGAAACGTGCAGGCGTATGTACATTTTTAAACTCAAATCAGAATTCAAGGATACTTCAGAAGCATGAACATTTATGCTTATTCTGTACCAGGCGCAACAATCTTTGTTTCCACCCTACAGAAAGCGAGGCTCAGGGCAGAGGAGGTGGCCACAAGAGGCGCTACGGCGGTCGTTCTTAAGTTTGATTTTCCATCTTTGAGCAAAGATCTTGTTGTTAAATTATGTAATAGCGGTGTTGACGCTGTTCCTTTTGTGAAACTTGAGGAATGGAAACCTCTTTATTACAAATCTAATGACAAGATGGTTTTTGACTCTGTGGTTCGAAGAGACCTAGGTATACATAAAGCTAAAGAAGAATCGGAAGAAGAGGAGGAGGAAGAGGTATGAAACTATTTTTGTTTTTGGTGACATTTTGCGCGTTGATGTTTAGCGGTTGTCCAAATGACAACTGTGAGGTTGCCTCAACACGTTGTGAAGGGAATGTTGCTCAGGTTTGCAACGCTGATAAGAACTGGCAAGATTTTCTTAGTTGTGACGAAATGGAAGGCGATTGGGTTTGTGGTCAGGTTCCAGAAACTAAAGATTTCACGTGTTTGCAAGAGGAAGGTTCTGATTAATGCCTACTATCAAATTCAAGACTTTTACATATGTTCCAGATCAATTGGAGGAAGAGGTCGGTCAAGATCAGTATTTTTCTGAACGATTACAGCAGGTTCTGAAGGATGGTAATCGTTTGGTCACATTTAGCACACCAACTTACACAACAGGTGCGGTACGTTTCTCTGTTGTTTACTTGGAGCCTACAACTGAAGAGCTTGCGCAGGTTGAACAGCAGAAAGAGGCAATGGCGCAAGCACAGGCTGCCCAGGCAGAAGCATCAAAGCAGAATAATGTATCCAATGAACTCGCTATGGAGCTTTTAAGGTCTCAAAAGCGTGAAATTGAGATGCAAAGGTCAGAAATCGACAGGCTGAAAGGGAGTAGCTGATGTTGCCGATCACATCTGAAGATGTAAAAAACTTCTGGGCCTATATGAGCAATCATTATGGTACAGATATTGTTACAAAAGACGATAGTTGGTTTATAGAGATCTTAGCTTTTGCCATGGATACTTTAGGTATTGTGGATAAAGAAAAATTCATGAATCATTTTACGACAACTATCGGTATGAACATCTATGTGCCTTTTGAAATTGGCACAATGGAAGAAGGTGCACCTTCTTTGTTGTCTCAGATGGCTACATGTGTTCATGAGCATATGCATGTTAAGCAACATTTAGTAGAACCGGCTTTGTTTGAATTGAAATATCTTTTTGATTCTGTACACAGGGCTGCATACGAGGCCAAAGCATACGCTGCCAACATGGAAATGCACTGGTGGTATAACGGGAAGCTTTTAGACACAGAAAAGCTGGCGAATAAACTCAAAGGCTATGCTGTTGATGAGGCGGATATTCAGGTAACAAAAAAGACCTTGGATATGCTTAGTGTTACTATTTCTAGAGGAGGTGTTGTTACTAAGCCTATGCGTGTGGCCATGAAATGGTTGAAGAAAAGATTTCCAGATCATGTGCCGGGGACACCATGACAGAAATTATTTTTGAGATGTTAGAGAACTACCCAAGTGATTGTCCCATACCAAAATATGAATCAGATTGTGCCAGCGGCATGGACGTAAGAGCAGCAAACTCTTATTTATTGTGGCCAGGAAAAACAGCCCTGATAAAAACAGGCTTGAAAGTAGAAATACCAAAAGGGTTTGAGTTACAGGTGCGTCCTAGGTCAGGTCTAGCTTTAAAACATGGAATAACGGTTTTAAACGCACCAGGGACAATTGATCAAGATTACAGGGATGAGATTGGAGTTCTTCTTATTAACCACGGAGGGGACACTTTCACTATTGAGAGAGGAGACAGGATAGCTCAGCTTGTTTTATCTAGGGTAGAGAAAGCCATACCCAAGGTAGGTGTTGTGAAAGAAACTTCTAGAAAAGGCGGTTTCGGCAGCACTGGGGTGTAAGAGGACTGAAGACCCCGCTTGCATTTTTGTAGGCGGGGTTTTCTTTTAACATTGCAAGGTGGCAACTTATGGAAGTAACTATAGCTAAGAATTTTCATTTTGAAGCAGCTCATAGGCTAAAAGACCATTTTGGTAAATGTGAATTTATTCATGGTCATTCTTACAAATTAGAGCTTTTTCTTACTGGTTCTGTAGATCCAGACACAGGTGTTGTGCTGGATTTTCTTTTGTTTGATAGGTTGTACTATCATAAATGTGAGGCATTGGCTATAGCTGATTTTGACCACGCCTTTATTATACAAGAAGAAGATCCTGTGAATGTAAAAATATATGCTCGTGTGATTGAGATTGGGTCTCCTCCTACTGTTGAGAATCTTGTGTTGATCTTCAAAAATATTATTGTCGATGCTTTGTCAAAAGATAAAGAATCTTATGGAAATATATGCGGCGGAAAGCTTATTTTATGGGAAACTGAAAGATCGCGCGCAGAGGTATCATTTTAAAGTAGGGGGGATTGCAATGTCAGGTAAATTTTTGTATGATGCACTAGAAGCAGTGCTTAATAACACTGTATCAGGAGGAAATGCGCCCCATTTAGATCTTTTTTGGGCAACTTTTCCTCAGGTGCTTTTTATGCCTATAGATTCTTCACGCCAAACTTTTTCCCTCCTATCTACGGTAGCTCCAGCACCAGATGCGGATGTCCCGCAATTAGAAGAGACATTTATAGAGCAACCTGTCAAGACCCTCATGCTAGAGGACATTAAATTCCTTTACTTGAGGGCTTTGCATCTTCTGGTTGTGGATTCTTCTTTTCTTGAAAAATATAAAGATACAATGCGGATGCCTAAATTGCTTGAATTTATGGTGTCTTTGGGGTTGTTTAAGACAGGGAGGAGGCAATGCCGGGTAAACAGGTGAAGAATTGGAAACAATACCATGCGTTGAGACGTAAAGGGCTTTCAAAAACATCTTCGGCGAAGATAGCTAACGCGCGCAGCCGTAGAAGAAAACATGGTGGAAGCTGCTCAAAAGCTAAACGGAGATAATAATGAGTATAACGCGTGATGCAAGCAATACTCTGTACTATGCTGCAAAAGCAACTCGTGTGTTTGCTGATGAAACTGTGCCTGAAGCAATAGATGCTATCACTGGAGCTTTGGGCGTAGACACTAAGAACTGTTCTACTTACACTATTTCGGTGAGGGCGTGGCCACCTGCTGCAGGTATTACTTTCAATGTTATTTGTGTCGGTATGATGACCGGCAAAGATAGACTTGCAACGTATAAATTTTGGTCTCGTTGTAGAAATTCTTCTTTTTTGGGTATTGGTGACCCAACTTTTACTGAATCTTTGAATGTCGAGAATTTTGAACGTGTATATGCGGCGATTACAGGCATCATTGGTCTTAATCCCGGAGAATATATAGTGAAGATTGAAAGAGCAATCTAATAAGGGGATGCCATGCCGTTAAGTACAAATAACATTTCTATTCCAGATGGAGGCGCTGGCGGACCTACTACTGCAAATTTAGTTACTTGCGACACTACAAACTTCAATAACAACCTCAGCGCGGCCGATGTCAATGTCCAGTTGGCCTTAGAGACTTTGGACGATATGGTGGCAGGCGGCGCGGTTGAGGTACAAGATGAAGGTGTTGTAGTCGTACCAGCAGCGCAGGTGATCAATTTTATTGGTGCCGATGTGTTAGCTGTACAGAATGGCGGAAACCCGAATCAGGTTGACGTCTATATTCCTGCAATTACTTTTCAACCTTTCTATAATCAATCTAATCCGTCAGGTAATGCGGTAGTACCGAACATACCTACATCAAATAGAAACATAGCAGATCCAGCGCCTGCTAATAATTTTGATATAGGTTCATGGGTGCCAGGTTCCGTACACCCAGCTTCAAATGATGGCACTACAGGTTACGCACATGCAGATCCTTGTAGTTTCATTGATTTAACAACTACGGTTGAGGTTACTGTTTATGATGCAGATGACGTAACTCCTCTGGCTAATTACATAACGCCTGCTATAACAGGCAATATTGTGCTTCCTTCAGGGGCAATAACGGTCACAATTTCTAACTGGGCACCTGATTCAACTCAATGGCAAGCAAATATTGATGTTGATTTAAATCTTCCTCTGTTAATAGCAAATGGAGGTAGATACTCTGTTGAAATTGTGCATCATAATGCAGGTACAGATTACACAAAAACACAAGGCCCGTTATTTTATGATGCAGAAGCGTTTGCTGCTGTGTTGGCAGGTGTAACGATAGCTGAGACTCCTGGTTTCGTAGTAACTAGGTTTATTTCAGGTGTTGAATATTATGACACGGGGTCAGATTTTACTATTGACATAGCTGACATTGATTACACCAACTCAGATTCTTACATAGCTGCGGATTTGATCGAATGTAATGGTGTTGAATACGGATTACCCACATTAACACCTGGAAGTGTTGATCTTACGGGCTGGGCAGGCGCGTGGGATGTCAATAACATGACTTACAATAATACGGTCTGGGAAATTACAGCCGTAAACTTCTTCACAGCTACAACTACCGCCAATGTATCTTCCAGAACTTTAGATTGGATAAATGGCGCGTGGGTAAATTCTGCAAACGCATCAATTCTTATTGATACGCATACAGATGTTTCTACTAGGTTGATTGAGCGTTTCTATGATGAGCAATGGCGTTGCCCTGTAACAGGCAACTTTGATTTGCCAGGACAAAGATCGTGGGATTCTACCATAGATGTTTTGGCTACGGACGCTGTTTTTTACAACGGCGGATGCGAGAGAAATGTAACTGATTTTACTATCTATGATCCAAATGCAGCCTCACAGCCAGATTATTCAGGGGCTTTTATGGATCCTATCGTGTATCTCTATAGAGAATTCATGCACGATGGGGCAGCTTCTTCTGGGTTCACATTAAATATAGCGGGCACCTATACGTCCCTAGAGATGAAACTGGCGGCCGCTTGGGATGGAACACCTGGAGGGGGTACTGTTTGGGTAGATATGTTAGCGGCGTATAATGCTGCGCAATGGAATAATGGGAATCCATTAGCAGGTACTGGTAGCTGGACAGGTGCCGCTCATTATACCTTCGGTTCGAATAACATTGTTAACACTGGAGACACACTCTACCTCCGTATAGGTTTTTCAGCTGGAGAAAGAATCACCGCTCTCAGTGTGACTTTTGATTAAACGTTGCCATGTGACAACTTTAAATATCTGGAGGCCATCATGGCAGTATTTTCTGAACCTATAAGGTTTACGGGTAATGTGGAAGATGGAACAGGGACCATAAGCTTAGCTGTAAATGATACAATGGTTACTGTGAAAAGCATGTCTAAAAGAGAGGTACAGCAGCTGTATGCTGAGCTAGACCTTTTCCTCAAGACTCAAGATGAGGAGGAGGAATAATGCCTTTCTCTGACGAGGAAATTCGCGTAAAATCTGATAAACTTTCTTTGCAGATTTCAGGAGGCGCGGATCAGGCTCCAGGAAAAAAGTTCTGGTATAATGAGGAGCATCCTTGGTCTCCTATTGTTGTACCTGATAACATTTGGTCTGATTTTGCTACAATACCTCCAGCTACAACGCCAGCTCAGGCAGATGCAAATGCTATAGCTAATCCCACTATTATTGAAAGGTTGGAAACCAGGTTAACTAACAATCCAACTAGCAATAATAGGCAATATGAAGCTAGACAAACTTATGGTGATCGGACCAGTGATATTTATGTCAACTGGATCCAGCCTGCTCTCGTTAGAGATAGCGGTGCGCCCTCAAACGGATACATCATCCGACTGTATAATGGTGATCCCTCTGGAGGCGGTGTAGAGTTACCAACTACTTGGAATGGTGGTCCAGATGGTGCCCCCTCTTGGGAATGGAATTACTCTACTGGTGTTTTAAAGGTTTCTACTGATCAATCTGCAAACTATGGTGCTATAGATGCTGGCGCCGGTTTATGGGTTCAGGGTTTCAGATATATCGGGCCTACAGGAGGAGGTGCTTCCACTGTTGCAAGCACACCTAAAAGACTTGGCGCAATTGATATAGATGGCGCAGTTAACCTAGTAAATACAGATTATGTTTTGTACACTGTTCCAGCAGGGTCTTATGCATTATCTGCCTTTGTTGTTGTGTGTAACAGAAACGCGGCGTTGGCAACAACTGTAAGAATTGCACATTCTGTGGCTGGGCCACTAAACAATGAAGATTACATATTTTATGATGTAGATGTGCTAGCTTACGAATCTAAATTCATTTCTATACCAGGCATGTCTGCTGGTGATTATATTACAGTAAGAGCAGATACTTCTGATACGGATTTTATGATTCGTGGTTTTGAAGATGTTGGAACTGCGCCTGTTCAACGCATAGCAGCGCTTGCCACAGATATAGGAACCAGAAATACAGATCTCCAAGCCTACTTAAGTACACAGGATTCTAGTGATGTTAAATACTACATTTGTAATCATAATGGTGCTTTAGCTACGCGCGTGCGCGTGGCGCATATAGATGATGTTGTTGTTGGTAGTTTACTACCAGAGGACTACGAACTATATGAGGAAGAATTAGTAGCCACTGAATCTAGAGGATATTGTACTGGTCTTCAAATGTCTGCTAATCAGACTTTGATGTTTCGCGCAGATGAAGCAGATGTGAACATTGTTGTTTATTGTTCATTTGGAGGAACGGGTGGAGGCGGTGGAGGAGGTGTTTCTTTATGGCAAGAAATAGGTACCGACTTAAGTCCTCTAACTCCAGGTAACAATGTGACTGTTCCTGGCGCAAGGCTGACTCTAGGTGATGATGTAGATCCTCAATTCTTTGAATCCATCACACAAGCTTCAGGCCAAGCTACCCAGGTTGGTGACAGCCAATATGAACGTGTTGTCTGTTATGGTGAGACTTTTGATGCGGCCTGGACAGTTCTCTATCCAGGCGGCAATGCCGCTAACAATTTGACTTTAGTTGCAGGTTCATCTTATACTTGCAGGGTTCTTGTAACTGGAGTTCAGTACGGCGGCATTTTAGGGTCTCAGTATGATACTTGGGCATATGAATTGATAGGAAACATTGTGCTGGCCGGAGGTGTCACTACAATGCATTCTTATATCTCAAATACAATATTTGAAGCAGATAATACCTTTGATGTGCAATTAGTTGCAGATGACATCAATGATGCAATTCAGGTCCAGGTTAGAGGCGGTGTTAGTAAGTCCGTGCGATGGACCGCCGTTGTTGAACTTATAAATAGTTATGGTGGCTAGTATGCAAAACAATGTCCAAGGAAAGGTCGTTGGCTTGGGCGGTAATTTGCCGAGCCACGTAAGACTGGAACCTTCTTTTCATGATCATTGTAACTGCAGGGGTTGGACTCCTGCAGCCCTTGGGTCTGGAAATAGTTTCCTTAATAGGTTTTGGAATAGGGCAAACACTGATTGGAACAATCATTGGAAATATAAATGGTGGGAATTCTTTCCTCAAGGAGGTACTGTAGATCCATTTGGTCCAAGAAGGTTTGATACCACTGTTGAACTTGCTAATTACCTAGCTGATAACCTACCGATGCTTGCTGGCAATTATGATGATGGTGTGAATGTGCGGTGTTATGATGCCGTAGATTATGCTGATTCATTTCCGCGCATAAGAATTGTTCGCAATTCTATTATAGGCTCGGTTAGAGGCAGGCGTAGATGGTTAGTAGGCTTTAGCTCCGAAACTTGTGGTATTTCTTCGGGCTTTAATGCCCCTAACTATTATGCAGGTGGCTTTCCTGGTAACACGGGTCGTTTGTTTGTTCAGAAATATACAGGCTTTTTACCAGGGACAAATAACGATGACGTTGTGTGGGCTACGAGGAAGAAACGCACTATGTGGTCGTTCCCTAAGGTAGGTAATCTGATTCAAGACTTACCCCCTGGAGCAAGAAGGGCTGCGTGGAATACAAACACTTTAAATTGGGTGACTCCAGCTCCTCAGCTTAGTTACGCATTTCAAAATCCTTTTCTGTGGTATGAAAACTACTGGGGCGGGGTTTTGGCTGTTGGTTATCCTAGTGACTTAGGTCAATCTTACAGAGAGGCTGTTCTTAATGGACCAGCAGCACTTGTGTTTCCTGTAGTCTCTGGGGATCATGTCGCTTTTGCTGTTTATCCAATGGGTTTTGATACTTTTTACACGGATAGACTAGGTACAGACGAAGAGCTTATCACAAAAGCAACCTTTAAAAGACAATCAACTCCAAGATACAAAGTTCTAACATCTTCAAGCGTCGATCGTGATGTTGAAATGTTCCACACCGGAGACGGTGGAGGAAATCATTTTATGCAGTCAACGGATTGGCCAAACTCAAGCAATGATGGTATACGTGTACCTCATAAGGTGTATGTAGCTAAACGTAACACTGTGACAGGTGTGCGTTCAAAATGGGTTAAATTAGGAATCTTTCATCATCGTGTTCCTCATTCATCCCATAGGTTTGATCCAGCCTATAAATGGACAGGATAAGATTCAGATGTTGCCAACTGGCAATGTTTGATTCCCCGTGAGAGGGGCTGCTATGTAGTAATGCAGCCCCAACGGGGTCACTTTGTAGTAATGTGGCCCCAAAGGGGCTGCCTTGTAGTAGTGCAGCCCCAATGAGATGCCTCTAAAGGAGAGCCAGCCAGGTTCGATTCCTGGGCATCTCACTTTTGTGTTTCACTAAGAGGAATGTAATGAAAGAATTACAGGTTAGAGGCACTACTGGTCAAAGACACTCTGGTGGGCAGCAAAACACTACGTCTGTATCCACCTTGACTGTGGCAGATTATGATTTAACTGATATGCGTTACGGGGGAGAATTCCTCCTTACGCCAGACGGTTCTTCTACTTTGTTAGAGTTGCTTCAGGCCGAAGCTCCTTGGGATTTGATGGAGACTTATACACTGGAGGAGCCTCCAGAAGATAATCAGTTAAGTTTAGCTGTGGTACCTTCGGCCGGTGCCACTGTTCGTGTTTTGTTGACTGCACGAATTGATTGTCAGGATCCTGTAACATGATTGAAAGCACAAAACCTAATATAGATTTTGCGGCAAGAGACACAGCTTTTTTGACTATGTCAGCGCCGCAGAATGCTAATCTAGCTGTCGGAGATCATGTTGAATTTAACTTAGTTGAAGGAAACATCCCGTTATCTGTAGGAGCCGGACAGGCTAACGGTGTTTTGACTTTAACTAACAGCAAAAAATATAAACTAGAGGCCAATGTCTCTTGTGCGTTCGGCGCAACAAATGATTCGTGCTCATTTGTCTGGTATGACACAACAAACAACACTGAGATAGGGAAAAGGTCTGATTGTTTCTCTGTTTCTGGTTCAGCTACAGAGAGTTCTGTCAGCACCGTGCGCGCGGTGGTAACGCCAGGGGCAGACATAAACGTAGAGCTTAGAATTATCGCTGTCAGCGGTACTGTTACACTCATTTCTAACTCCTTTGCAAATGGGTGGGTAGAGAGCTTAGAGGCGTATATAAATGTAGTGCCAACTTTTGATGTTCATGTTCCCACTATAGAATATGACACGTTCACTGTTGGCATACACGACTCTACAAACTGGTCTGGTTCTGCTTTTGATTCTTTGGCGGATCGTCAAGCGGCAGATATAAACAGAAATTTCTCTAACTACACACAATGTTTTTGGCGCTTGTATGAAAGAGAGGTAGGCACTAACCTTTTGGTTAATTACTGGGAAGGTTTGCAATTTGCCTCTATTGCCGCTCTTTACACCTTCATAAGAAATAACTGTGTAGAAAGTGGGACGGCTCCAGGGACACCAGCCAATGATATCATCGCTACTGCTTATGATATCATTGATGACACGGTACAGCGCGTTAACCGTATTTATGGCCTGAATACTTTTCTTGCTATATTGAAAGGTCGGCGCAGGTATTTGTCATCCAACTTTGATGAATGTGTTTTAGACGAAAATCTGTGTTCGTGGGGACAGCTTGGTAACTGGATTGATGATCTGAATGCCAACGCGCCTGGGTGGCTTAATCCACTTTCGTCTTGGGCTCCAGGTTCTAATGAAGAGAATATTGTTTGGTTTTCAAGGAACATAAAGAAACTTTATGGGCTTCCAAACATCTCTACTGTGTTTATGAATCTGACTGCTCTAACAAATAGACGTGTTTGGGATTGGGGTGCGTCTGCTGTGGTCGCAGCCCCTCTTGGTGGTTATCAGGGCACAGGGCCGAGCGGAGAGCCTAAGATTTATTGTTCGTTGGATATGCCTACTCAAACGTGGACGTTTTTTGACACTACGTTGAGAGATCATTACGTACAGCAGTTTAACGGAGATAAATCTATTATAGTGCTTTATCAACTGTCCAGTACTGCCGATCCGAACAAAAGAGCTGTCTTAGCAAAGCCTCTTGGTATAGATAGGGTTTCGATTCCTTGGTTTGATTCTTCTGTGTATGACTTATACGCTCTGTATAATCGTAAGAATCAGACACACAATATTCGCGGTCCTTTGACTAGTACCTTCGAAGATGTTATAGCTAATAAGAAGTGGGTGTTGAAAGATCAGTGGATGCATCCTTCTAAGTTCGATACTAAAGCTTCTGCAAGAATGGTTGGTACTCAAGAGTACACAACTAGATTCTTTTTGCGGCATAAATCTACAGGGCGTATCTCAAAGCCTAGCAGCGCCAGAATAGTATGTGCCCAGAGGCACAGAGACGCTATGTTTAAATTTGAGGTACGTTAACAGTGTTTTGGCGGTTCGCTCGATTAAAGACGAACTGCGTTAGGTTCGCTCGATTAAAGACGAACCGTATTTGGCCCGCTCGATTAAAGACGGGCCACATATTCCAATAATTCCCCTCTTGTGTAACTTTCTCCTACATGAGAGGGGAATTATTATTTCCTGCCCTTCTATCTGCTTGCTATTCCTATCCCTTGTAGATTCTTCTAGCTTTATAAAAAAATTGAGGGTTAATATGTCTAACAACACTGGAAGTATAACTTCAAGCGAGTTATTTGGTGCTCCTGCTTCTGGCTCTTCATCTTCCTCTATTTGGGATGCTGATGCGGATACAGGCGTTGATGTTGAGGCAACACCGGATAATGATACTATCTTTGGGTATACAAATGATGGCGCGGGAAATCCCTTAGCTCGGTTTTCCATCTCTCAGCCAGGCGAAGCATCCTTTGGACAGCTTGATGGTCGGGTGGGGACCGAGTTTTTTAATGTCTTGGGTGGGGATACTTTAGGCTTAAGCGCTGGTTTGCTGTTAGATGCTGTGGATGGTGCAGGCGGCGGATACGATGCTTTTTTAGCCATTGATAGTGATTTAGCTGGTGGTGGTAGCTCCGCAGCCGTGATCTTAAGAAACAATGGCGGAAACTCTGTGGCTTGGACAGCGCCATCTGTCGCTCCAGGTTCCGACTTGTTTTTTGCTCTACCAAATACGCAAGGCGCAAATGGCCAGGTATTAGCTAGTAATGGTGTTGACAGCACTTATTGGACTACTGTTGCCACTTCAGGTATTTGGGACACTGATGGTGATACAGGTATAGATTGTGAACGTACTCCAGACGTAGACGAGATTTCTTTTTATACAGGAGATCCGTCTGTCGAACGAATGCGTTTGGGTGGTAACGGTTTACGTATTGAGCCTGGTTCTGTGTCTGGGACTGCTACAGAGATTTTAGAGATACAAGGTAGTTCAATTGGCGGAGATATTCGTGCCAAGGCAACAAATATTTTAGGTCTGCCAACTCAACCAGGCACAGCTGGTTTAGATATGGATGTTTCTGGGCTGGTTGGTTCTATTTACATGTCTCGTAATGATGGCTTGTGGCTAGAATCTGATGGGACAGCCTTAGGACGTCAGGCGCCTATTCATATGTCTGTAGATTCTACAGAGATTGTGACTGTTAATTTTGATTCCGGTTCTGTTCCTGGTTATTTGGGCTTGAGTCAATATGGTGCTGGTGCAGGTGAGAAGTCAGAGCTAAGGTTTTTTCTGGGAGATGTTAGCTCTAATTATGTTGGTTTTAAGGCGCCGGATGCAATACCTACTTCTGAGATATGGACATTACCAGCGGCGGATGGAACACCTGGTCAGGTTTTATCTACCAATGGCGCAAATGTTTTATCTTGGGTTGGAGGCGCAGCAGATTCAGATTGGTCTGGAGCAGCTACGGGTATGTTATATCCGACCAACATTACAGATAATGTAGCTATAGGAAACGCGACGCCAACATATACAAATCGTGGTTTGTGGGTAGAAAATGCTGGAGCCTATGGAGGTTCAGCACAGTTAAGAGGAAGCGCAGCTAGGCTCGAACTTTTTTCTTCTGGTAATGCTGCTGGTGCCAGAGCCATGGATATTGTTGGCTATTCTGACGCTTATCATATACGGCTGTTAGATGATGGCTTTAGCACACAATCTGCTGGCATTTTGTTGTCGGCATCATCTTTTATTTTAAATGACAACTATGCTGATGTAGATACTCAGATTTTTGGAAACTCTGGTTTGGTTCCTCGTGTGCATGCTGATGGCGCGACAAAGACAGTTGGTATAAATACTGCTACTCCTGGATCTCAGCTACATGTGACAGACGATACTGCTTGTGGTGTTTTGGTCTCTGCTTTTGGAAATGGAGCAGGAGATTATCCTTTTTGGTTTATGTATCGTGGCAGGAATGTTGAGGCCGCGCCCAATTCTGTGCTGACAGGAGATATTCTTGGCAGCGCCGATTTTAGAGCTTTTGACGGTACAGGAGCAGGAGACGCTGGTTATATTGCTATGTACGCCAATGAGGATTGGTCTACTGGTAATACTGGATCCAGGTTAGTTTTAGCTACTACAGAAGATGCCAATGCTACTTCTGTTGAGAGAGTTCAGATAGATGATGATGGTGTTGTTCAGGTTTTAACTAATTATATAGATGTGCATCCGAAAGGAACGGCAGCTGGTGATGGTGGGACGGTACGTTTTAGAGAATTAGCAGCAAGCGGCACTGATTATGTAGGGCTTAGTGGGCCAGATGCAGCAACAGCAACACAAGACTATAAACTACCGCAGAACTATCCTTCTGTGGCAGGAGATGCTCTCACGTGTGATGGTTCAGGAAATATGGGGTGGGCAGCAAGAGACTTGCGATGGTCTGCAACTGCTGCTGGAACCTGGGCATCTACTAGCACATTTACTGTCACTGATAACGCCACCAACCAATCAATCTTTGCAACTGGGCGTCCAATCAGATTTAGACAAGCTGCAGGTACTTGGCGTTATGCAATTATTACTGACTACACAACAGGGACAATAACTGTTGCTGGTCATCCGATTACAAATGCTGCCGAAATGACAGAAATGGAATGGGGTAACTTTGATCGTGTTCAGACCCTTTCTTTTGCTATTAATGGCGAATTTGCGGATGGCGCAAGCACTTCTCTGATTGAAGATGATTTATTTACTTTCTTTAAATGGACGATGGCTAAGGCTTATTGTGTACTCATTAGCCATCGTGTGACAGACGTGGATACAGGCGCATCGCAGCCGCGTGTTAACTTAAGAGTGAACGGTCAGCCTGTTTCAACTTCTAATACTAACGCAGGACGAGATGTTTCTACTTCGTGGGTAGATACTGTTGTAGACATCGCTGTAGCTAATTATGATATTAACTGGGGAGAAGCTATAGAGATTTCTACTGATGCTAACGGTACAAATAATGATGCCAGAAGTCTGTCACTACAGGCCACCTTTGTATTTGAGGATTAAAATATGATTATTTTGAATACAAGGGAATACAATGGCTATAATATGGATGATCAGGACACTATGTTGGCAACAGGTGATGAAACTATCACCGGAGGTTCTGGCACAGTATCTACCGGCACAGTAACTACTGGAGGAGGAGCAACCACATTAATTGATTCTGCAGCTACTTTTGTGACTGATGGTGTGGCTGTTGATGATGTGGTTATAGTGCCTACTGATAACACAGCAATAGCAAAGGTCACTTCTGTGGATAGTGAAACACAGCTGACCACAGAAATTTTAAGCGGTGGATCTAGTTACAATGTAGGTGATGGTTACTCTGTTGAGAATTGTGATTCTTTTACAGAAAGCAGCCCCAACGCTAGAACTGGGCTTATTTTACCAAATGCATCGATAACTACTTCAGGTAAGATAGGGGATGCTTTTAATTTCGACGGAAACTTACAAAGCATTGTAACTTTTGGTAATCTTCCAGCTTTTGAATTAGGTAGCAACGACTTTACTATGGATGCGTGGGTGTATCCTACTGTAAGCTTTTTTGGTGCCATTATAGCTAAATACAGGGTCAGCATAGGTTGGTTATTCAGGGTGAATGGGACGTCGGTTGATTTTTACACCGGAACAGGTGGTATTCTTCTAGGTTCAGCTGGAGGTACCGTACCTTTAAATCAATGGACGCATGTTGCCGTTGTGCGTAAAGGGAATCAATGGCGTCTTTATGTTAACGGTGGTATAAGAGATTCCTTGAATTCTAGCCATGTAGTACCTACTTCTAATGAACAACTCTGGCTGGGAAGACAGAATTATCAAAGCCGTGTTTTGACAGGACGTATAGACCATGCCCGCTTGAGCATAGGAATGGTGCGATGGGAACGTCCTTTCGAACCTCCTGCACGTGTGTTTTACTAAGGAGATACCAATGCCTATTGGAAGAGGAAACATTAGTGATAGTCCAGGAGGAGGCGGCGGACCTATTGCTGCTAATCTTGTTATTCTTGATACCACAAATTTTGATGGGGCGTTAGGGCCGGGCGATGTCAATGTGCAAATCGCCATGGAAACCTTAGATGATGCTATTCCTGCAACACTAAGCGGCGCAGGTTCGCCGGACGGCGTTGTAAATGGGGCATTCGGACAAGGTTATTATGACACAACAAATTTACTTTGGTACAAATGCACATCTGATCCGTCCGGGTTAAACTGGACGGTAATCTAACATTGCCATGTGGCAACTTTAAAAAAGGGAGAAAATACTAATGGCACTTAGCTCTACTTACAAACAGCATAATTACCTTGGTGAATATGCAAATGATGCCGCAGCTCTAACTTTTCTTCAGGCGTGTGAATGGGATACTAATTCAGACGGAACTGGTAACCCTAGAAACGGTATGTGGTACTATGATAGTACCAATAATAAATTTCGTGCCTATATAAATAGCGCTTGGGCCGATATGGATACGGGAGCGGCTATTGTAGATAGACAGGATGTCTACGATCAAGACCCGGCGGTTCTAGTAACCGCAGCTGGTGGTGCGCACGGCGCAACACTGAACGACAATGGCGCGGAATTTGAAATTGGCTCTGGTGGCGCTGACCAGTTTAATCTGACACGCTCAGCGCTCGGTGAAATAACCGCTGATTGGGATCTAGAATCTATTGACGCGGATGTGGCCGGGGATGTCGCCATTACGTCTACAGGCGGCAATGCGACGTTTGAAGGTGACTCAGATGTCACTCTTCAATCTACCAGCGGCTCTGGCCGTGTGTTGATACAGGCTGGCGGTGGCGATATTGACGTCGATGCCTCTCAGATCACCCTTGACGCGGGCTCGAATTTCAGCATTGACGCTACTGGTTCTGCGTCGAATGTCAGCTGTTCTGGTGGTGACCTGACTGTCTCTGCTACTGGTGCAGGTAATGACTTGTTGCTTTCGTCAGCTGCCGCAGAGGTGGATATCACTTCTGGTACGTTGATGGACATTAATGCTGGCGCTAATTTAGATATGGATGTCACAGGTACGTGTGATATCGATTCTACAGCTGCTATGACGTTGACGGCAGCAGGCGCGGCGCTTAACCTTGTTACTACAGGTTCTGGTGATGTTGTTCTGAACGCGGCTGATGATATCGATGCCAACAATAACATTATCAAAAACGTTGCTACGCCCACGGCCGGTTCTCATGCAGCTAACAAGAGCTACGTGGATGCTGCTGTTAGTGGTTTGCAGTGGCTAGAACCAGCAGATGTAAAGGGCTATATTGGTTCTAGAACGATCGCAGAAATCAACGCTCTCACACCGAGCGCTGGTGATGCTGTTGTTGCAGCTTCTGCTGGTACACCTACTGCAGGTACTTCAGATGCTTTAGCCATTGGTGATATTGCAGAATATGATGGCACTAGCTGGCTACAAATTGTAGCTAACTCTGGTGGTTTTCCTCCTGCAGACACTCGGGCGCTTGTTGCCGATGGTGCCGCTACTCTTTATGCTCCTCTTACTGATAATACGGACGAAGGTAAGGTTGCAGAGTGGGATGGCACCTCTTTAACGGCTACACTTGATACACCTGATGATGGTGATGCTATTTTGATTAACGGAGAAGGTTCTGTTAATGAGAATAAGCAATTTGTATTTGATGGTTCTGTGCCCACTGGAACGTGGGTGCAATTTGGTGGCACAGGCCTGGCACATAGTTCTTTATCGGGATTAACTGCTGGCGATGACCATACCCAGTATGCTCTGCTTGCTGGCCGTGCAGGCGGACAGACTCTTATTGGTGGTACTGCTGCCGGTAATGACCTGACTCTTACTGGTTCTTCTGGTGGTGGCGGTACTATCATTATGTCTGATGATGTAGACATGGGTGGTAGTCAGCAGATTACAAATTTGCAAGCGCCAGCAGCCAACGGAGAAGCCTTGCGTTATGAAGACTCGCCTATTGTGTCCACTAATGCTGGTCCCCCTGAAGGTTCTGTCACGGCCACTAAAAATGGCGATATTTGTGTAGATACTACAAATAGTCTTGCTTATATTAAGACTTCAGGTGGCGCTACTAACACAGGCTGGGCTGTGATGTAATAATAAACCAGAAAATACCCTCGGCTGGATGTCTGGTCGGGGGTATTTTATCTTTTGATTGACAACTTGGAGATAAGAAATGGCTCTGACTACGTCTTCGACATATAAACAGCATAATTATATGGGCGAATATGCTGACGATGCGACAGCATTAACGGCCATTAGAGATCAAAATTGGGATTCAAACTCGAATGGCACAGGTAACCCCCGTAATGGGATGTGGTATTACAATACAACGTCCAACGTTTTCAGAGCTTATACAAGTGGTGCGTGGGGCAATTTAGGAGGAGGGGGTTCTCCAGGAGGTGCGGATACTCAACTGCAGTATAATAATAGCGGGGCATTTGGAGGAGATGCTGATTTAGCATGGGACGATACAAATCATTTTTTGCAGCTTGGAACACCAGCTCTGTTAATGACAGGTGGCCACACAACGCAAGACACCTACGTTAGCGACGGTGCTATCATCGTTAACACAGCGAGTGTAGGGTCGTCTTATCGGTCGATGCGTTTTCGGTGTGATTCCGTGATAAACAACTCGTCTCTGGCCAACATCCCGGATGAGGTGTATTGTGATATATATCCGCACGCGACGAACGGTGGCATGAACATCTGGGGGTTTAGTAACGACGCAGCCACAAGCCATGGTCTGCGGCTGCACGGACACTCACAGGTTGAGGATACGACGACAACTACTTCATCAAACGGGGTGGTTGAGCTGTATGGATCTCGTGGTTCGTTGAGTACAATTAGCGACTCTGGAAACATACTGAGTATCGATAGCGGCGGAACCAAATTTCTCATGAAGGGCGACGGTGCTGTTCGTGGGTTAGGTTCATGGACGATAGGGTATGGAACAACATATGACGATAACCCTGGTACAAATGCTGACGGTCTCACACTTCATCAAGGGATAGTTGACGCCTTTACATATGATGATCCTATTCTGGTAATGCGCGGAAATGGGGTATCAACCGGACTGACGGCTGCTACGTATAGAAATACTACGGAAACGTACGCAAGGATACTCCAGGCAAACAAGAGAAATGGTGGCGCTCAGTTGGACGGGTTTGCTGAGACGTCGGCAGGTTTGGTCGGTATCAGGCTGCGGGCAATCAGTGGACTGGCATCATCAGACCCATCAGCTGCTGCACCATTGGACTTGCAGTGTATGGAGAACTCTGGTGCAACATCTGGTACAGCAATTGCGGTTGGTGAGAACCTCGTTCGTTTCAGCGGGTTTAGTAATGCTACGTATTATGCATTCCAACATCGTAAGGCTTGGTGGCCAAGCGTCAAGTTAATTACAGGTGATATTGGACTGACGTCAACTTATGACACTGTAAGTGACCGTGGTATATCAATCTATACAAACGGATTGGACAACTCCTTCGAAACATTTGCTCCGAATGTGGCAACAGGTGTGACGGAGATTGATGGGTCGGCATCTAGGGCTATCGATACGAGGACTACGTATTGCCTTCAGCAGCATTCTTCAAGTGCTGGCGGTACTCGCGTCATTGGACTGTCTGACCAAACTTATGGACTTTCATTAGAGGGAATTGGAAGGTCGGCATCATCGACTATAAGTACAGCATCAGAGGGTCCGATTTCGCTGCGCGGTCACAAGTGGGATAGCGTCGACACCAACACGTCACTTGCAGGTACTGAGGTGTGTTTCACGATTCGAAACTACACCACGACTCGCGCGGTAATGACTGGAAACGGCGACTGGTTCTTCAGCGGCAAGATCTCCATCGATGAGAGCGGCAGTTTTGAGACCGCTCCAGATGTAGACTCCGGAGGTCTTTGTTTAAACCACGGTGCAAACGATGGGAATGTATTAACGTTTAAGAACTCTGATGTGAGCGTGCCTTACACCTCCGTTGTTGAAGCTGATACTTACATGGAGGCGCATAAACGTAGCGGCGATTATGGAGGGGCTATTTTCAGAGGCTACGCGGATTCAGGCACAGAGCCTGGTATGACTATACATGGCTTTTCTGTTACACCTTCAACTAGTGTAACTTCTACTACTGCTCAAGGCTGCACTGTTCTTAGAAGCTCTATGTCTGACGGTGGCACAGGGATTCAAGATGTGGACGATAACAGGTTGATGGTAACTATTCGTAACAGAGATACAAATAAGATCCAAATAGTAGGCGATGGATCTATGTACTTTGTAGATACCGATGCTGTTATTTCTACAGGAAATGAAGATAGCCCAGATTGCTCGGGCGGAGGTATTTGTTTAAATCAAAACGCAGAAGATACTGATATTTTGACGTTTAAATCTTCTGATGTTGCTCATGGTATGACAAACATTGCTGAGACTGATACTTATGGAACTTTTGCTAAAGGCAGCCCTGCTGCCGGAGCCTTGCGTTTAACAGGTTTAGCAGATTCTGCTCTTGCTATAGGAATAGCTTTACGTGGTTACGGAGGCACAACTGATAATACCACGGGTTCAGCGGCAATAGGTGCCATCACACTTGAGGGTGCATATGCTAATGGAACCGGTGTACAGGCGGTAGGAAATACAGATAACGTCTTCGTTGTCCGTAATAGAAATAGTTCGGAATTGATGTTAAAGGGCAATGGAGATCTGTATACACAAACGGGCACAGGTGGTCCTTATGATGATGAGAACGATCTTGCGTTAGCCGAAGCAGCAAAATATGAAATGGCAGGATGTTATGATAGGATAACTAAAAAAGATCAAGAGAGGTTGCACGAATTAGGTATTATGAAAAATGGTTATGTTTGCCACCAAAAAATGATGGCGTTGCAACTAGGTGCATTTGGTCAGATTTGGAATGTTTTAAAAGGTTTAGCTGAAAAACTTGGTTTTACAGATGAGGAGCTTTTGGCCCTAACTAAGAATTATTCGTAAGGAAGGAAAAAGATGTCCATTTCATTTAAGAGTAGCTCTAAAGAAACTACAAAGTCTTTGTTCTTTGGCGATGTTCTTCAGACCCTAAATAGATATTCCGGTATGATTAACTTTCATGGAGAAGGACCAGGCGGTGACGTTGTGTTAGACGCAGACGGAACAAAAAACATTCTAGAGCTTATTCAATCAGGTCCAGATCTTTCAGCTTTATCTACTAAAGAGATTCCCGAAGAACCTTCTGATACAGAGAGCCAGGAGTGGCTGGATTGGAACAGGCAATATGGTGGTTTCTCGAAAGTACCGGTCTCTGGTTCTAAGGTGGTTGTTACTACGAAAATCATTGTGACCTGTGAAGAATTGAAGGAGTAAAACTTATGCAAAATGTTGAATATCCCTATGCGTTAACTTCTTTTTTAAATACAAAAGTAGATATCCAGACCTTATCTGAAGAAATACTGGCAAGTGATATAACTATAGCCTTGAATTCTATCTCTTCCGGTGCAACTTCATGTTCAATTTGGTTCAAGGCAGAGCTTTCTTCTGACGAGGAAGGTCTTCTAGATGTTGTTGTGGCTTCTCATACAGGCGAGGCTAAACCTCTTGGTGATCTTGTAACAATTGTAGGTCAGAATCCAGACACAAAGGCCGTACCTGTTTCATTAATTGGGCGTGTTGGTTCAGACTCCATTCGTGCTTCTCATGACATGTGCCACAAAGAGACATGGTTTGAGAATTCTAATCGTGTTGTAAGAGAGCACTTGTTAGATACAGGCGACGGCTTTACTTGGGAATCTGAGAATCCATGGTGGATCGATACACGGCATGGGCGTGTACATAAAGAGCATCTTCTTCTTAACGATCAAGGTGATCATCTGTACGATGAAATCATTTATGTAGATAATGTAAAGATGGACCCGCGCCCACCCTTCTGTGTTGATTGGTCTGAGGGCGGGGATTACTATATTGAATATTATACCGGTCGGGTTATTTTTAGGGAATCTCAGTATGGCAAAGACGTAGAAGCTACATATAGTTATTCCCCAGACGAAGAAGGTTCGTCTGTTTGGGTCTTAGAACCAGATGAGGGTGAGGTTATTGAAATTAACCAAGCGGAGGTTCAATTTTCTAAAGATATCGTTATGACTGACGATATTTACTATGAGGTCTATGGATATGTTGAAGCGTTTGCGCCTAGCTTGGCCGTTTCTGGAGGTGGATCTATTCCTGACGGAACTCGCATTCAATTGGATTACACCCTATACAAAACTCTATATCAATTAATGGATGAAGCGCGCGGCGCGTATCCTTTGATTCCAGCGGTCGGAGGCGCAACTAGCCCTCACAATTTCGGTCGAGGTATGGATAACGAGTTTTTGATCTTTCCTTTTATTTATGGAACGGTCAGAGAGATAAAATCTTCGTTAGGTATGCAGCTGCGGTGCAGGCAACTCAATGATATCCCTTTTGAAGGGGAAAGAGCGACTGTTACTTTTTATTGTACAGGAAGGCCAGAAGAATGAGAGCTTTAGTGCTTAGCGGAGGGGGCTCTAAAGGAGCTTTTCAGGTCGGCGCAATTATGTATTTAATGGAGACCTTGAAGTTCAAATATGATATTTACTGTGGGGTGTCTGTAGGGGCAATCAACGCAGCGCATCTAGCTCAATACAAAGACGGAGAGGAGAAAGAGGCTTCAATATCTCTTAGACTACTCTGGCAGAAGCTTTACACTGATAAGGTGTATAAAGATTTTCCTCTAGGGAAGATATCTGCTTTGTGGGAGCCTTCTGTGTATAACTCTTGGCCATTACGTAAACTACTAGAAAAAGAGCTAGACGTTAATAAGGTCAGAGAGAGCGGCAAGCAGCTAAAAATAGGTGTTGTATCGCTGGATACAGGAAACTATCGTCGATTTGATGAAAATTCGCCCGAGTTGCTTAATGCTGTTTTGGCTTCGTCTGCGTTTCCTGGTATGTTGATGCCGATAGACATTGACGGCGAACTTTACACCGATGGAGGTGTAAAGAATATTACTCCTATCTTTGCGGCGCTTTCAGCCGGTGCCACAGAGATAGACATTGTAATGACTTCGCCAGCGCACGTTAAATATAAAAAGCTTGACGATCCTAACACTCTCGACATAGCATTGAGGGTGATTGAATTGATGGCAGATGAGATAACAGAAGGAGATTTGAGAGAGGCGGTACTTCTCAATGATCTTTCTTCTAAACCTAAAGCTACTTTTAGGATCATAAGGCCTGACAAGGTACTTACGGACAATTCTTTGGACTTTAGCCCTATAAAAACAGGCGCGATGCTGGTTAAGGGCTATAGTAAAGCTAAACTTATTTGTGAGGGAAAACATGGAAGAGAAACAGCTTGATTTGAATGATGCTCTTGATTGTGTGGATTTTTTGTATGGTTTAACTAGAAATCTCAGGCTTAATGCGCAGGAGCATGAAGCTTGCTCAGCCGCTCGGGCTAAGATTTTAGGTGAAATTAGCGACCTCAAAGAAAAGATGGACGAATTCTACAAAGAGACAGTGGGCCTGAAGAGTCAACTAGAAAACTCAACAACACATTAACATTAAAGGCCACTTATTATGACACCACAAGAATATGAAGAACGAGAAGCTCGGCTCGTTAATATTTACAAGACTTTTCCTGTGTTAGTACTTTCTTTGTCCATAGGGCTTCTGTTTGTCGCCTTTGCAACCCTGGACCTTACTCTTTGGCTGAAAACTTCTTTGGTTGCTACTCTTTGTTTTTTTGCGCTTAGTGGCCTTGGAATTCTGTCTGAAATAGGTACGGTGAAGATTTTTGCGCTAGCAAAAGAATTGAAGACAGGAGAGAAAGAAGAAGAGACTTGGGTAAACGACTGGGAATAATACTCCTGGTTTCGATGCTATTCTTACCTAAAGAGACGGCACCTGCTGAAATTTCTGAATTTCATTGGTTACGACTTAGCATTGCCAATGTGCAATGTTTGATACGACCTGCGTTTGATCCCACCATAGCTACCTCGGCTTTTGAAATATCTAATAATTTTCATACAATTGAAGGAAAACTTCGCGCGTTAGATATTATGTTTTTGACGCGCGTTGTTTTTGCTGAAGCTAGCATCGGAACTAGATTTGAGAAACAATGTGTTGCGCTCGCTGCTTTAAATAGGTATGCTCTTAATATGGAGTATAATTTCAAGAAGGAACGTGGGCGATGGGCGAAAAGGGTCTGGAAGACAAGAAACACTTACAGGTATCTGTGGCTGACTCTAGCGCTATACGCGAAAAAGAACGCAGGAGATACATGCAACGGAGTTACTCACTTCTTTTCGCCAATGAATATGAGAAAATGCATACCGGGAGAAAAGCCAAAAGGAACAAGAATGCCCTGTGAGGACTTAGGAAGCTTAGGTTATAGACTGGTTCCTGTGTTTTCTTTTTCACCTAGGTTTAAACGTCTGAAATCTAAACGTCCTAAGGTTTTCACGTTTTATAAGGACAGATATGTTACTCAACCGGTCTTTGATAAAATCTAATACTGTGTTTTATGATGCTGTAGACGATATGTTGGTGTCCGCTAGAGATGGAGATTTTGTCCTGTGGCGTCAACTGTCTCTAGAAGCTATAGCTTTCTATAGACGGAATTTTGGCGCGGCGTTCACATTATTGTGGATGTGTATAGATGACAGTTGGCGCCTTATAAGAATACCTGGAAATGACCAAGGCGTCATTAACTCTCTTCAGACAAACCTTATTGCCAGCCTAGAATTCCCTATCGACACGTGGCACACTTTCACTGTCATTGACGACAAGACTTTGTTTGAAATGTTGGATGAGGATGTTCTAGTAGACATAGATGTGCAGATCTCAGGCCTTATTCTTGTGTTAGATTCTTATTTTGGGGAGGGTTTCCTTGAGCAATTCACTGGGTGTAAGCAAATCTCACTTAAACAAGGACGATTTTTCAGTGGTTTCTGGGAAGAGGAAAAGGTTTCTACAGGCACTGATAGATCTTGAACATGATGAAATCAGAGTTCATTACAAAGATTTTTTTGCTGAAACAACTACTTTTGGATGCCGCGAAGACTATCTAGCGGTCTTAGCTAGCTACATAACGGCTGTTTTAGGTATTCCTAGCGTTCCTGTTAAGAGAGACGACGGTAAGCAAAGGTTGCCAGGTGTCAAGGTTAGCGGAAATGTCGTTCGCGCCGGTTGTTATTATCAAGGAATTATCTATTTGAAGCCTTTGGTAGAGAATAGAAAATCCTCTGTAATGTTTCTTTTTGACTCTTTTGTTCATGAGCTTGCACATCATGTACTTTTAACGTATTTTCACGATCGTGAGTTCCATATTCATTATGCACGTTTTTACTTGATCATGGGTTGTTTACGGTCTGCTTTTATGGGTCAGGTGGGTAACTTGCGTGCAATGTTGAAGGAGTTAGAAGATGCCGGCAGCTAATCAGAACTCTATAGTTATGGATGGTGAATTAAAGAAATACTCTGGTGGTCGAACAGCCAAAGAAGATTTTTCTTTAACTTTCGCACTAGAAGATCTTGAATACGTTGGGACTGAATCTGCACGTTTGCAGGTAGCGGACACTCTTCCTATTCCTCAATATAATCTTCAGCAATTTAAATTTGTCGGTATTTATGTAAGCCAGCCTGTAGATCTTACAAAAGTAACGGGCGGCGTTCCTGTTACAGAGACTGTTGATCGTTATTATATTCATTTTTTTGAAGATGGTAACGGTGTAGATTCCCTAACTGTGACGGGTAAATTTAGCGATACTTTTGTAGATGTAATGGTAGGTGTGTGATGAGCGATGATCTATGGGATGAGATCGAAGAGGTGGCAAAGAAAGGCGGTTCGCCTTTTATTCGTCTTAATGAGCAGCGTAAGGTGGGAAAGAAAGAGCCAAAACGTCGTGCTCCCAGACGCACAAATTTGCGCTATGATTTTGACGTAGACCCCTTTATGAAGGGTGTTTATATGACTCTTCCTCTCAAACATAAATCGCGCAGAACCTGTATTCGTAAAGGCTGCTTGAAAGAACTTCGTGTAGACCAGAAATGGGTATGTTGCACTGAATGTAAGATAATTGTCGTACAAGCACTTTCAAACGTATTGTCTGACCTTGTGCCCGGCGGAGAGGTACTTTTTGGGAGCATCAATAATGATCTCTTTCGACGATATAAAAGAATCCTTGAAGGAATTTGACGGAGAGATGGCGCGACAGGCGTTTGAATCTCTTCGTGAAAGATATCGTTTACTTGGTAAACTAGCTTTGCTCGATTGCAGTGAAATAGAACGTTCGTTGTTTGTAGCAGAGCTACATAGAAACCTTTCTGTTGGGCGCGTTACTTTTAGTAAGAGGAGATTTGGACGATGAAGATTGTAATGTTACTCTCTGGAGGACTAGATAGTTTTGTTTCAGCGCGTATTTTGCTTGAACAGGGATACAACGTTTACCCTCTCTATGTTGATTATGGACATGCGGCCAATATGGCCGAAAGAGAGGTTATTTCATACTATAGAGAAATAGCTAGCGTAGCTTCTGCGCATAGAAGCAATGATCCTTTGATTGTAAAGACAGAATTTCCAGGTAACAACAGACTGTGTTCTCTTTTTAATCCAGAAGGAGAGAAGGCGGAGTTGGCGGGTAGAAACTTTGTATTTCTGTCTTTAGCTATTTCTTATGCTTTAGAGTTAAGGGCCAAGGCCGTTGCTTTTGGTGTGTCTAAGACATCAAACTTACACAACCCTTCTATCTATGCCGACACTGGCGAGGAATTTGTAGATATTGGTTACAAATTGATGGGTTTATATGGTTTGGATCTACTCTTGCCTGTATATGAGCTAGATAAGCGTCAGATTCTTAGGTTAGCGGAGAGCTTCGGTATAAAAAACTATCATTCATGCATTGTTAGCGATATTCCTTGTGGGTCGTGCATAAACTGCAAAGAACTAAAAAACGCTATTCTTGAAATCGGACTAGATAACATACAAAAAGCTTGACAAAAAACCTATACCCAGTTAAAAAGAAAATTGGGATTCGTTTACACCAAGTAAAGGAGAACTCCAATGGGTAATACTGGTGGTCGTCGACGTGGTCCTGGTGTGACGGCACGTCGGACCGGAACGCGACGCGCACGCGGTGGACGAGGAACTCGAGCACGAGGTGGCCGAGGAACACGCGCCCGCGTAGGACGTCGTCGTTAAGTCACATTTCTATATTTAAGCACGTTTTTTAGCAAGGCAGGTATTCCAAATAGGAGTAGCTGCCTTTTGTGTTCTGAGGTAATGAACAATGGCTGTTTGTCCTTTAGATACTCTACAGGTTGTAGAGGTTATACTTAACTTCTGCTCGATGCTATCTAAGCATACGTTTTATGGGTTTCAGAAGAAGACACTCAGCCGTATAGTGGAATTACTTCTTGAACCACCTCCTACAGATTTTATCACTTCGGGCGAAGACTATGTGCCTACTACGGTATCTATGTTGGTTTCTCGTCAGGGTGGTAAATCCTCTAGTATTGCTGATCTTTCTTCTGGTCTATGTATCATTCTTCCTGTTTTGGCGCAGAAATTTCCAGATGATCAGCGCCTTTCTCAATACAAGGATGGTTTTCTTTTAGGCGTTTTTGCGCCAAAGCAGGAAAAGAGTGAGATTATTTACGGTAAGGTTCGCGACATTGTTGAAAGCGAACTGGCAAAAGAGGTTTATGAGGATCCAGAATTTAGTATTGGGGTATCAACTTCTAGAGGTGATAGATTCTCATGGTCGCATGGGTCTCTTGTAGATGCGAAGACGGCATCTGAATCATCTGATAAGGAAGGTTTTACTTACCATCTTGTTATTATTGATGAGGCGCAGCTTGTTCCAGGCACTAAGGTAAAGAAAGAGCTTAGACCAATGCTCGCTGCCACTAATGGTAAGATGGTTCTTATTGGAACTTCTTCTTTGAATCCTAATTCTGGATTTTTTAAAGACCAGATAAAACAGAACTTAGACTATGAGAAAGCCTGTGGTGTGCGAAACCACTTTGAATTCGATTTTCTCAAGGTCATAGCGGATAAAAGAAAAGCTTTTAAAGAAGATCACAACCCCTTCCATTTGAACTATGAACGGTTCGTTCAACGAGAAATAATGGAGCTTGGGTACGACGCAGACGAGGTTAAATTAAACTATCGTCTGCAATGGGTTGCTCCTTCAGGTAAGGCTTTTGACGTAGAAGAATTCGAAAAACTTGGCCTGGCCACTAGAGAGAAATCACCTTCTCGTGCTGGGTTTCAAGTAGCAGCCATGGATGTAGCCAAAGATGGCGGCGCGAGATCTGTTGTCACTGTTGGTAGAATTCATTTAGAGAATCCCCTTTCTGCAGAAGGTGAAGACGAAGGACACTTCGTAAAAGAGATTATCAACTGGATTCAGCTAACAGGGCGCTTTGAAGGAGAGACTGGGCAATATGAAAGGGTAAAGAATTTTCTATTACACCATAATGTGAAATTCTTTATGGTGGATGCTACAGGTATAGGTGATCCTGTCTGTGAGCATTTTGCAGAGATTCTGAAGCCCTATAACATTGCTGTCATTCCGTTCAAACACTCTGTTGTCATCAATGACAGAATAAATAAGCTGTATATGAGGGAGATAAAAACCAAGAGATTTTTATTCCCGGCAGGGCCAGAGACACGTGCTTCGGAAGAATACAGCTTATTTATAGAAGAACATGATGAGATAGTTAAAGAGTATTCTGGAAACTATCTGCAATTTGTGTCCATCGGTAATACAAAAGACTTTGTAATATCTTCGATACTTTTTGTTTATTGTTCAAAATTGATCTTTGATGATCCAGAGTTAAGACAATCTGTGCCATCTAGGGTTACAAGCCAAGGTCAGGTAGATGTTGAGAACTATAGCTCTTTAGCGTCGTTAACAAACGGCCGTGAGATGCCTCAGTTTAGACCTGACCTTAAATATTTTGATGCCCAACGTTACATACACAAAGGTAAGGAGCGAGGTTCGTTAGGTCAAGAATACGGACACTCTAGCGGGCATCACCAAATTGTCGTTGGTACTTTTTCTAGGGAAGATAGGTATCGGCGCGGACGGAGGGGAAGATAATGCCTAAAGGAGGGTACAGGGCTCCTGTCGAAAGACTAGTAGGTAGACACGGGCCTTCTCGTGAAAGAGTTCCTGAGCCATCAGATAGAACGTCTGTAAATGATACCGAAAAAGGTGCTTACGGCGGGAATTTGTATGGTTTCGTTATTCCTACTCAAGCCGGACTTAGCGGCAGCGTTACGCCCAGAGGAAAAATCAGCCCTGTTGTTGAGGCTAAAGGCAGCATGCCTGCGGTAAAAGCTGCTACTGGTATGTATAATGCTGAAGGCGACACTAAAAATAACGTACCTCAGGGCAGCACACAGGCTTTTGAGCAAGGTAGATCAGGTAACTCTTTTAATGGCCGTGCTACCAAGACCATACAGAGAAATTTGAAAGCCTATAAGTAATAAATGAGGATGGTGAGAAATGTCTTACACCTTTTTTCAAAATCCAGACTCTGTTCATCTGACGTCTCCTTCTTATATGGCTCTACCGGAGTTGGATTTACAACGAATTAGACGATACATCTACCACTGGAAGCGGTATGCAGGTATTTCCTGGGAATTCCAGCGTGAAGATGGTTCTTCTTTAGCTACTTATAATTTCATTCGAAAATTCGTCGACAAACATATTTATTGGTTGATTGGTAAAGGCGTTAATTTCACCGTTCAAGAGCCCTTAAGTGAGATAATCGGGGATTTCATCGACATTGTGTGGCGTGAGAACAATGGGGATCAGCTGAAACAGGATATGGCTTTGATGGGAGGTGTTACGGGCGATGTGTTTGTGCTCGTAACTGATAGGCCACATCAGCAATCTTTTGATTCTGTATTTAAGAAACATGGTATTCATATTCAGCTGCTAGCCTCTGAAACTGTGTTTCCTAGGTTTTTTGGCTCACTCACACAGACTCCAGAATGGTATGAGGTTAGAACTCCTCACTATAATGAAAAAGGTGAGGTTCAACTGTTCATTCAAGAGATTTACCAAGACAGGATAGTGGAATACACGGATGGTTATAGAGAGGCCACCGAGCGCACATTTCCTAATCCTTTAGGCGAATTTCCTATTGTTCATGTGCCAAATATCAAGATGGGTACAGAGTACTTTGGCATCTCCGATGTTGAAGACATTTTAGGGCTGAATGATTCATTTAATAACAAGGCAACGGATCTAGAAGATATTATTTATTATAATGCTTCTCCTTTGCTTTTGTTGTTTGGCGCGAAACTGGCTGAAGGCGAACGGAGCCCTAAATCCATCTGGTCCGGTCTTCCGCCAGAAGCTAAGGCCCAGTTAATTGAGATGGACAACGGAACACTTAATAGCTCTCTTGATTATCTTGATATGTTATATAGTAATATGTTGCGTATTGGAGATATTCCGGCGGGCTCTTTAGGTGACACACAGCCGATCTCTAATACTTCTGGTGTTGCTCTACATACTCAATATTTACCTCTGATTGAAAGGGCCGCTCGGAAATATCCGAACTATGCAGCTCTTTTTAAACACATCAATTATTTGGTGCTGAAATGGGGTGAATTAAAAGGGCATATTGAGAGGGATCTTTCTAAACTAAATATTTGTCAGTATTGTGGAGGAAAGATCCTTGAAACACGAGAAAGTGTAAACACAGCTGAATTTGTTACTGAACTACCGAATCCTCAGGTTCTAGAAGCAGATAACTCTTTCAATCAAATGTTGCAACTTGGCAATGTTCCGGTTTATAGAGATCGCTGTTTCGAGGTCGACAAAAAAACCTTACAGGTAGAAGATCCTAACAACCGTAAGGTAAAAATGTTGACTGACATTGGATTCGGAGTTAAGTTAGCAGACTTGGATAAACAAGAGTTGTCAAGTGGCAAGGTTAACTCTTTTTGGTTGCCAAATACTGATATGGAGCCACTTACAGAAGAAGATGATGTAACTACTACATCAGAGGTTCTTCGTAATCTTGATTTTCCTGAAGAGCCAGACTACTATGAAGTTGTATTTCGCAGAGATTTTACAGAAGAGGAGTTAAAGGGGAATGATGTACCTCCTAAAGCACAGAAACCTGTGCGTGGTGTGGTGCGTTCTTTTATAACTCCTAAAAATTGCCACCACGCCGAGCCTTTAAATCCTTATGAGACAGATGTAGACTTTATTTCTGTCTTACCTAGAGATGAACACCTGCAAGCTACCCTTTGGCAGCAATATCAGACTGCAGGTTGGACCACCCCAGAAGAGGCTCGCGAGAATATACCAACTCTTGCTGACCTAGAATCAAAACCACAAACAGTTTTTCAGAAGCTACAAATTCCAGAGGCGGAAGATGTAGCCGAAGTTGAAGGTGAGGAAGGCAAAAAATCTTCTCCCACATCGGATAGTGGCGAAGGTCAAATGTCTTCTGGAAAGGACCTGGAGCGTCTAATGACGAAACCAGGCGGAACTAATCAATAGGAGATTAGACATGGCAAAGCGTTATGGTCAGGGTATTGCTCGGCGCAACCGCGTCGGGGCTACTACCTCGCCAAACCCTGTTCGTAAGCCGATGGGCCGTCAGGGTGAGTATGGAACTCCTGGTTCTATTTATTCGGGTGAGGTTAATGAATACCCGAATACTTCCAATCCGAGAAACGATCCTACTTTAGGTAATCCTGCTGATGTAGCCGTCGATGGCGGTCTTCCTGTTGTCAGCAAGGCTTTTCGTAACACGGGCCGAATTCGTTAATTTTTAGGCCGTATATTTAGAGGAGACAATTATGCCGGACTCTATTAATACAACTACTGGAGACCAAGTTCAGCCGACACAGACTACTGATCCGCAGCAGCAGACTGTGCCTGTTTCTCAGACTCAGGCTTTTCCTCAAGATGCAGCAGCGCAGCAGCCACAGGCTCCTGTTCAGCCTCAGCCGCAAGCTTATCCTCCTCAGTCAGCTAATATTGATGAGGTTATGAAGCTTGTTAATTTGAGTAAAGCTGAAGATCGTAAGTCTTATAATGAAAAAATTGCTTCTCTGGAGTCTAAGCTTTCTGCCGCTGAGAAGCAGCTGAAAGAGGTACAGGAACCTGATTATTCTACAATCAAAGATGAGAAGATCAGGACAGAACTTCAGAGCTTGCAGCAGCAGCTGACAGCTGAAAAAACTGCGCGCGAGGATCTCGAGAAAAGAAACGAATTAGAGGCCTATAAATCTCACATTCGTTCCCTTCTTCGTCCTGGCGAAGCTGTAGAGGCTATGATTGGTGGCGGAAGCATTGAAGAGATTAACCGCTCTGTTGCTATGGCAAAAGCTGAGGCAGATAGATTGCGTTCAATGTTTGCGCCCGCTGTTCAGCAACAGCAGATGCCACAGCCTCAGGTACAGCAGCAGTATTTTCCCCCACAGCCGCAGCAGAATATTCCTTCGGTTTCTCAGCAGGCACAGGCAATGCCTCAGCCTTCTGTTGGACCGACGGCTCCGTCTCCTCAACCCCCTGTTTTAGATGTTGGTCAGGATTCTAATCTTTTGGCTCAGTCTCAGCAATTGACTGGTGACCAGGCGCGCCGAACCGGTAGTTATATGCAGAGCAGAGAACAGCTGCTTAATACTATTCAGCAAATGACTGGCGGCGGAATGCCTTCTTTTAAATTAGAGCCAACTAATTCCTTTGGGCAACATCCTGTGTCTGCTACAAATGTACAATCGCTTTCATGGCCGCAGCCTGGACAACAGGCTGGATATGCTCCTCCAGGCCATCAAAGCCCGCAGGCTAGACAGCGTGCAGGTGTCTACACACCCCCGCAAGCACCCGCACAGCCGCCGTCCCCCCATCAGTCTTATCAACAGGGTGGTTTTCAGCAACCACAAATAGGGCAGCCAACGCCTGTTCAGCAGGCACATAATATGCAGGGAGGTATGCCAGACTTTCAGCAAGGTGGAATTGCTCCGGCAGACGCAGGCACATCTTCCACTCTGCAGAATCCAACTGGCCACCCCATGTTTAGAAACTCGTAGAGGATGACAAGGAGAGAGGAATATGCCAGGTGTAATTAACACTGCTGTTGCTACTGGAGCTGGCTATAATCAGCTAACTGGTGCCATTCGCGATGTTTTTTCGGCCGAGATTTTTGTTCGCGCGCTTCCGCTTCTGCGCTTTGACCAGTTCGCTCTTTACCGATCCGAACTAGGTGTTCAGCCCGGGCACACCATTCAGATGCCCCAGCTGCACAACATCAAACGCGGCAAGATGATGACAGAGAAAGATGAGCTTGAGACCCAGGCCATGGCTCTGTCGACCCTGCAGATTACCGTGCATGAGTATGGTAATGCTGTTGGTTTTTCTGAGTTTCTTTTACAGACCAGCTTTTTCGATCAGATGACTTCGGCATCTATCGTTCTGGGTCGTGACTTTGCTGTCGTTTTAGACACAGAGCTTCGTACCTCGATGCTGGCGGGTGCTGTTAATGTTGTTTATGCTAACGGCAAAACAGCGCGTACGGCTCTCGTTTCTGCAGACGTTCTGACTACTCAGGAAGTTAAGGACGCTGTTGAGGTCTTGGAAACTAATAACACACCTCGTTGGAATGGTGACCACTATGTGTGCATCATTCATCCTCATAGTGCTCGTCACTTAATGGATGCCAATCAATGGATCGAGGCTAGCTTGTACGGTAACGTCGAGCAGATTTATCGCGCTGAAATTGGGCGTTATCATGATGTTCGTTTTATCTCGACGACGGTCATGAACAATGGTGCCAATCCTACGGTAGATCCAAACACTGGTGACTACGTTGATATCGGTTTCGATCCTGCGCTGCAGAACGGCGTTGCCGGTAATCAGACGGTGGTTTATCAGTCTGTTATGTTTGGTGAGTTCTCTTTAGGCCATGCTGTTTCTTTGCCGGTCGAGCTGCGTGATAACGGAATCGAAGATTTCGGTCGCCGCCATGCTTTGGCTTGGTATTCAATTTTTGGCCAGGATGTTTTAGAGACGGACAATATCGTGGTTATTGAAACTGCGTAATTCACTGTTGAGAAAACAAAGGTTGCCACTTGGCAACTTTAAAAGGAGAACGAGATGCCTGTTTATAAGCGTGGACGGGGTTTCGCTGGTTTCAACCAGGTTAACCGTACCGAGCGTGCTTTCACGCACTATGAAGGTTTTGTTGATAACGCCGCTGGTTTTCAGATTGCTGCTCCAGATAAGCTTGACGGTGTGTTGGTTCCTTCTGTTGAGCCTTGGGATGTTGGTAACAGCCCCATGATGTCTGTAGCCATCGCCGTTGGTGTTGGCATCGATATTTCGGCCGTTACTTTAGGTGGTAACGCAGCTATCGATTTCGTTCTGGACGGCGAGGCTGTTACGTTCGATCTCGAGACTCAGAATGGTCTGGCTATTGCTAACATGGCAGCGGCAGAGGCTTCTGAAATTACGGCAGCTATTAACGCAATCGCTGCGCAGCTTGATCTTGATGATAAGATTTTTGCTACGTACGATTTTGGCGCTGTCAATGCTACCATGCATATCTTGCCTGGTGACGGTGAAGATGTAGCTTCTGTTGAGGTTACTGGTGGTCTTGCCGCTCTTCCCGTCTTCGGCGCAGCTACTGTTGCTGAGATGAAGTGGAGCGATTTCACTTATGCTAAGTCTGATCCTGCTGATTGGACGATTGCTTATGATGCTAGCGCTCCTGAGCTGGATCTTACTAACGCTTCCGGCGCTGCTATCCATACTGCCTTTATTATTCGTTACTAGAGCTAACGAACTTATTTAAACAGATATTTAGGAGAACATAATGGCCGACAAAGATTTTGACCAGCTTGTTGTAGAAGAAGAGAGTTTTCTTGAAGGTGGCGACGGTCCCGTAACGATTTCTTCTGCGTCTGAACCGCTTCCACAGCCCAATGATCAGGCCTTGGGCGGGAATGTTGACCTTGTAGCTGTGGTTGCGGTGAAGACCTTAAGAAAGGTGCATGTCGGTGGTTCCTGGTATACGTTTCAATCAGGAAAAACTTCCATGGTGCCATCTACGGTACTTAATCATCTTAAAGAGAAAGGTATAATTCACTGATGATGATTGAACGTTTCCGCACCATGACGGGGGATATCTCCTACGCTAAACCAGCTGTTGTCATTGAAATTGATCCTACTGCTGGGCTTAGGGATGCCGAGGTTACTGTAACTGTCTTAAACGGCGTTCTAGCCTTGACTCCTAGTACTGGTCGTGGGGGCCTTCAAATATCTCTTCAGGATGAACGTGTATCTACTCTAGAAAAACTCGTTGAATACTTAAATGCTCAACGATCTTATAATGCTCATTTAGGCAGAAACGCAAAATCTTATCATGATTCAATAGACATAGGAGACGTATATAACAGAGAGATTTCTCCAGAGTTGGATGGGGTCACTCTTTACTCTCATGTTTATTGTGATAGGGAATGTTGGGCTTTTCTTGAGCGGGGTATGAATCGTCATAATCCCACGTTTAGTTCTTTAGACGAAGTTCCTCCCAATGAATTAGATTTTGTTTTTACTTTGGCGCGTTGTGAATTTCTTGGTGACTTGGCTGCTGATGCAACACGTCGGGCTTACATGGAAGAGAGCGTATCTACGCTTTTAGATCTGAAAGCCGACTTAGAAAATCAATACAAGCGCGACTACTCAAGGCTAAATAGAGCATTTAAGCCTATAGAGAATACACCGGAGGTTCAGGGCGAGGGAGATGTTCTTGTTGGTCAGTACAACAGGAAAGATCCTCGCTGGGGGTTCATGTATCCTTTAAATAGGAACAAGGCCCCTTATAAACCTCTTTTAAATGAGGTTATACCTTCTGATATTTCTGACAAGAGCGTATTGATTCGTTGGATAAGACCTGCAGAGGTGGATTGGGCTAGAATAGAACTATGGAGAGATACTCGGCCAGAGGTTAGAAGAGAGGATGTTTCTAAGACAGCCTATATGACAACTTCGCGCCGTGTGTTTGCTTATCCTTGGGCTAAATCTGAATCCGCTTCTGTTACAATCTTACCTAACTTTAACTACGATTCTAACGCAGAATTTGTTCCTACAAAGTTCTTAGACGAGACAGTCGAGCCGGATACTAGGTATTACTACAAGCTGTATGTGGTAGACTCAACCGGCATGATGTCGAGTTCAGATACAATATTGGTGGAAACGGCGCCATTACGTGCTTTATTGGACGACACTGCGCCCGTCACACCAACTTTTACAACTTTAGGTACTCTTGAGCCGCTGACTTTTGCAGGTACTGGTTTTGTAGCAGGCTGTAGATTCTATGTAGGTGAAAAAGAAATTACTAATGTTGTGATTGTAACGCCTAATCAAGCAACCGGAGACCTTCCTCCTTTCTATAATGAAAATCAAACGGGTAGTAAGATCGTTACCGTGGTTAGTCCTGAAGGACAACTAGATCAGGTTCCCGCTGGTTTTGAATTGAGAGCGTAATTATGGCGCGCGGATACCACACAGCGACTCTTGTCGTAAAAAAAGGTTTTGGGTGGGGAGACGCGCGTAAAAATGTACGCAAACTACAGCCTATGATTCGGCTAGCTGTAGAAGGTGCTCTCTACGATGCAGCAGAGATGTTTAGAAATAAACTCGTACGTGGCATTTATTCTGGAGCATTACCTACAGAAAACCAGGCTCTTTCGGCTAAATGGAAAGAAGAGAAGGCAGAAAAAGGTCATTCTCCTTTGACTCTTGTTGCTACAGGTAAGTATCTAGATTCGATTAGAATAGTTAAAAGGCGAAAGACAGTCACGAGAGGCCTACAAGCAGAGGTTTGGTTGGGTGTAGATGATCCAGATTCTGTGGAAAAGGCTATGACGCACGAATATGGACTTGGTAAAAACCCAGAAAGACCTCATTGGCGTCCTACTGCTATTTGGTTTAAAAGATTTGGTGGAAATTTCTTAGGTGAGATGTTGCGTAAACGATTGATAGCGAGGTGAATATGGGAGACGTTAACAAAAAGAAATTGATAGCTGTTTCTCATCGAATTCGAATCGCTATGAAAAATTTACTCAAACAAGGCCTGAATCATATTCTTGTTCAACAAGGATTATTTAACAGTAAGATTCTGAACATAGGTGAAAGACGTGACGGTGTTGACTACAAAGATGCACCTCAGATCACTATAGACTATTTAAACAGGGAATTTAACCCTGTTCATTATCATTACGACCGGCCGATTGTTAGGCCGGTTGAAGCTTCTAAAGCTAAAGCTGTATTTGCCTACGGGTCTGAAAAAGAAGGCTACCTTCAACAGATGGTGTACAAGCATCCAATGCCGTACACCTATTATTACATTGTGGCCGTGTGGTCTCATCACCACAACGCGGCCGAGGCAGAGGCGATTGTAGAGGCAATTCAGCATCCTAGCGTTTTGCCAGAGAGAGGTTATGTTCCTGTAACATTGTCAGATGGCAATGTTTACAATTGGAACATGTTTTGTGGTGATGTTTCGAAAATAGACCCGCGTAAAATGTTATCACAGCGTGCACCCGAAGATTTCACATCTGAAGAATATCGGGTCGAGCTGATGTATACTGTGGAAGGTTTCAACGACCCATTCTTGTATGGTGAGAGACAAGCTACAATAAGTCGGACAGTTCTTGAAATGGAACGTCTTGATGGTGTTGAAACAGAGGAGCACCTGATAGAACCTATAGAATAGGAGGGTTAAATGCCTGATGCTCCTGGGGTAAGAACTTTTGAGGTTAACCGAGCAGGTTTCATTATTAATCAGAGACCTGTTGGGAGACCCTTGTTTTTTGTTAGGGCTACCTCTGGTCCTGCTGGAGTTCCAGTCTTGATTACAGGCTGGGATGACTATCGTGCAATTTTCGGTGAAAGAATTAGTGGCGATTACTCCTATGATGAGGTGTATCAATTCTTTCGCCTTGGTATCGAATGCTACATTGTTCGTGTTATCGATGGTACGGCAGCTATTGCTACTGGGACATTGAATACTCTTGGTGTTGCTACTAACGGCACTCTGACTTCTACCATCGATCCTTTATTTCCTGTTGCTTTAGCTCCAGGGGATAATATCGAGTTTGACTCTGACCTGCTTGGTGGTTCTACTGCTGTTACGGTTGCTGCTACGCAAGCCGCCGACATTACGGTAGAAAATTCAGGCGCATTTGTTGCTCCTGCTGTTGGCGATACCATGGTGTTCGAAATGAACGGCGATGGTGTTTCTCAGCAGGTTACTTTTGCAGGTCCTCCTGTGACGATGCAGGATGTTGTCGACCAGATTAATGCGCAGATTTATGGTGCCGTTGCGACATTCGTCGATGCGGCCGTCTCTGTTTCTGGTAATGACGAAATTCATATTGTGTCTTCTTTGTTAGGCACTGATTCCGAGGTTGACTACACAGCAGATACCTTAACTGGTTCAATGACAGCGTCGCCTTTAAATGACGCTCCTGGCGTTGGTGATTTTGCAGACTATTCTGCCGTCACTTATGCGGAGTTTAAAGCTGTTGTTGAAGCTGCCCTGGGTGCTGTGAATGTCACTGTTAACCCGGCTGGCGCAGCTTCTTGGTCTATTCAGACCAATACAGCTGGTGCTGGGGGTTGGATTCAATGTACCGTGACTGGTGCTATGGGTCCGAAGATTGGTATGTTAGCGGGTGCCGCTGTTGCCGGTGGTACGTTGACTTTGCCGCTACCTACCATGGACGTTGAAGCCTCTTATGAAGGTGACTTCGCCAATACTTACGATGTTATTGCAACGCGCCGTGATTTGTACTCTGGTCAGGTTTCAGCAGATCTTCCTGTTGCTGCCGCACGTCAGTTTAACATGGTGTCTACGCATAATGTTGCTGTTGGTGATGTTCTTCGTGTGCGTGATTCAGCTGCGCCTACGAACTACTTCTATTGTACGGTTAGAAAGATCTCTGGTCCAATTGTTTATACAGAGGCATCTTTCACTCCGCCTGTGCTAATTCCAGCCGCTACTTCTGAGGTTCATAAGCTTGTCTTTGACCTTGAGGTTGATGACCAGGGCGACGTTGTTCACAATTGGGTTGGTCTCTCAATGAGTCCTACTTCGCCATCTTATTGTGAATCCGCTGTAAATAGCACTGACCCAAATCGTAAGATTCAGATTAGTATTATTTCTCCTGCTCCTGCTATTGATAATCGCCCTGATGGAACGATTCAGCTTGCGGGCGGAGATGACGGCGGTATTCCATTAGCGGCTGATTACACTGCGTTATGGCCGTCTCTTGAGAAGTACAAAGATTTCGACGAAGCCTATAACCCTGCTATTATGTCTTATGACAATGCATCGCAGGTGAGCTGGGCGCGTTCTCTTGAAGGTGAGGCAGCGGACCGTAAAGACTTTTTAGGTATTGTCATTCCTCATGAAGTAGGTGGTAATCCTTGGACGTCTGCACAGCTTCTTAAGGAATGGAAAGAAGGCTCTTCTGGTGGTGGACCTGCGCTGTTCTCTACTTTTGTAGCCCTTTACTATCCTTGGGTTAAGGTTGAAGATCCTATCTCTAGCGCTGCTGGTGCGTTGGTTACTGTGCCTTGTGGTGGTTCTGTTTTAGGTGCTTTTCAGTATAATGACAGAGAAGCTACTTTTGGTAAGGCTCCAGCTAATAGGACTGGTATTCTTCCTAATGCTCTTGGCATTACGGCTGAATACTCTGACCCAGAACGTGGAGAACTGAACAACGCTGGCATTTGTATCATCAAGAAGGTTCGTAATCGCGGCATTAGAATCTTTGGTGCACGTACTGCTGGTCTTGGCGATTTTATGTATGTGAATATCCGACGTGGATTTATTCGTATGCGTAAAGACATTGATGAGGGGCTGCAGGATGCTCCTTTTGAGAACAATGACGCCAGAACTCGCGCCGAGATTACAAGGGTTATTGAGAACTACCTTTATAACCGCTGGAAAGAAGGCGTCCTTATGGGTGAAAACTCAGAGGATGCTTACTATGTAATCTGCGATGAAACTAATAATCCTCCGTCTGTCGCTGAATCTGGGAAACTGATTGTTCGTGTTGGTTTGGCTATGGCGACTCCTGGTGAGTTCATCGAGGTTTATTTTGAGAGAGACCGACGTGCTCTGAATGAAGAACTTGGTCTTCAGCAGCTTACATAATTAGGAGGCTAGAATGGCATCTGGACGTGCGACGTTTGAAGACCCGCTTCGCGCATTTCGGTTTCTTGTTGAGATTGATGGTTTTGAGCGGGCTGGTTTCACTGAATGTAGCGGTCTAGTATCGACTACAGAGGTGATTAAATATAGGGAAGGTTCTGATCCTACGCACCCAAAAAGCCTTCCTGGCATCACAGACTTTGACCCAATCACTTTGAAGCGTGGGCTTATTCTGTCAGACAAGAATGATATTGAAGAATGGTATAACGAGGTTTATGCTGCTCGTCGCGATAAACGGGCCGCAAACTTTCGTCGTTCTCTAGATGTCGTTATTCAGACAGAAGATGGTTCGGGCGAGGTTCGTTACCGTGTGTTGAATGCTTGGCCTTCAAAATTCACTGCTTCTCCTACAATGGGAGGGCAGACTAATGAGGCCTATATTCAAGAGGTTGAGCTTACACACGAGGGTTTCTACAGAGTGCGGTAATTTAACATTGCCACTTTGCAACTTTTGAAGGACGTATTATGTCACTTACTGCAGAAGAACTTGATCCTACAACCTTCCATCTTTCTGGCACGGACAATGGTTTAGCTGAAGAAGATGTCTATGATCTTCCTGTGGGATATGTAGATAGAGAAGGTAAATTTCACAAAAGAATTATACAGAAACAAACTTTTGGCAAAGCCGAGGCTGCTTTACATAGTAAGACAGAGCACAAAAGAGGGCGGGCGTTGACCTCTTTCTTAGGGCATATAGTGTCTTCGGTCGGTACTCACATCTCTTCAGGTCCTAAATCTTTGACGGACTTGATTCATGATATGTGGATTACCGACCGGACCTATATGCTCTTTAAGGCTAGGATCTTCAATCTTGGCCCAGAATGGCGCAATGCTCCCGTGCGCTGTCCAAGTTGTAACTATGTAAATAAGAATACTGTTGACTTAAATACTTACCTTTATGGAAATATTCATGTTCCTGGTCTTGATAGACCACCGGAATCTGAAGATGAGGTTGTTGAGCTTCTAACAGAAATGAAGGAAGAGTCGGAAAGTACTGGTCTTTCTTTAGAAGCTTTAGCAGAAGAGCTTGAATACACTGGTGATTTTGCTGAGCTACCTCATTACTTTCCAGCAGATGAAGAGGAAAGGGAACGGAATGAATGGGAGATTACTCTTCCTGTGTCTCAGGTTCCTCTGACTTATCGTTTGATTAAAGGTAGTGACGAGAAACGCGTGCAGACCATTTTAAATCGTGGCCAAGATGAACTAGACGCCATGATGAAGGTCTGTATTACTTCGATAGATGGTAACTCAAGAATCAACTCTAAAATGTTAAAGGCACTGCCTTGGAAGGATAGGATCTATTTTAGAGAGATGATGACTAACGTTAAGCCTGGAGGTAGGTTTGATCTTAGAATCATACTTGATAAATGTGTCCGCTGTGGGATGGAAGATCAAGAGACTGTCTTGAACTTTGAACTCGATAGTTTTTTTTCTCTTTCTTTGGGCCGTTAGCTGGCTCTCCCCAGATCCTTCATGAAATGTACTTTGCCTTCGCAGAAGGTTGGAATTGGACCCCGGACGTTGTTGATTCTTTACCGACGAGAACCCGCATCTTCCTATTTAAGCGTCTTCACGAAGCACGTAAGAAGCTTACAGATAAAGCGGAAGGGGTTAGAAGAGGTTAAAAATGGCTCAGACTGTTGGAACCTTCGGTATAATCTTCAATGCTCGTGGTAATGCTCTACAGTACGTACAGCGCCTTAACAGAGAGGTTGGCGCCCTCGCCAGCCAGATAAATGCCCTTCAGTCAAAGCCCTTCCTAAATGTTAGTGGTGCCGCTGTTGGCGGTCGTCGTGGGCAACAAGCCTCTGGCGGAGCCGTAGGTCAGGGCGGTGCCACTACCAATCCTTTCCGTTCTCATGTTTTACAGTCATGGTTTGGCCAAATCGGTATGTTAATGGGTGTTGCCTACGGTTGGATTTCAGCTGGTAGGCAATTCATTCATATGGGTGAGGCCATGATAGGAGTTACTGCCGGAATTGCCCAAGGTATGTTCGGTATCGTAGCTTCAACCATGGCAGTGCGCATGGAATTTGAGCTTCTAGAGAAGAGGTTTGAATTTGTGTTTGGAGATAAAGGTGGGAAGGTCTGGCAGCAAACACTAGATGTTGCCATGGATACACTTGCTACTACGAAAGAGATGGCTACTCTTGTCCAATCTATGGGTCTGCAGAATGTCACAGATCCTTTTACTATGGTTCGTAGTAGAACAGGAGAGATGATAACAGCGGCTGAGGCTTTGGCTGATGTCGCGGCTGTTATTGGCCCTGGTGGTACTAGACAGATTCAAATGGCCACACGAGAATTTCTATCTGGAGGTTCTCATGGTGTACGTTCTATGATGCAGCGTTTGAATCTTCCTGGTGTTATGAAGGGCGAGCTTCAGAAGATTCAGCGTTTGACAGAGACTGATGTCCAAGCTGCCTACCAAGAGATGGCACAATTACTTGCTACTCAATATGGTGGTCTTGGTAGAGCAATGGAGGGTACCACTGCTTTCATTCTTGGCCAGTTTCCTGATATTTATGAGAATCTAGCTGATATTCTCGGTAAGGCAGCAGACGAGGTTCTAAATCCATTTCTTAATGAGGTGATGATTTGGGCCAAAGAATTCGTAAGAGCTTTACGTGCAGGAGAATACAAAGGTCTGCTTGACGGTATTCGTATGATTGCTGAGGCTTTTAAATGGCTAGGCGAGAAGATCTTTGGCGCGTTGAAATGGATTGTTGCATTCATAGATCAGAACCCACACTTTGTTAAACTTATCATTACATTGACAGCCCTTGTTGGTGTTTTGACAGCTTTAGCTGGTGTCTTGTTTATCATAGGTGGTTCTATCTTTGTTGTTGTGGCAGCGGTTGCTGCTTTGACAATGGCTGTTGGTGTGCTTGAAGCAGCTTTAATACCTATCTTGCTTACATTAGGCGGCATTATTGCCTTAATGACTGGTGCATTTGCTGCTGGTTTAGTTCTTTTGGGCGCTTACTTTGAGAACTGGGGTGGATTCGCCGATAAGATCGAAGATGTCTTTCTTGTTCTTCAAGGCTTGTTTCAACTTATTTCTTCTGAGAAGAATACAATTGGTTTGATGGACCATAAATTAGCTTCGAAGCTGGAACAACGAGGGTTGATGGATACAACACTTGGTTTGTTTCATATGTATGGCCAAGGTAAAGAATTTTTAGGAGGCGTTAAAGAAGGTTTTATGGATAAGCAGACAGCAGCTGCCCGTAAAACTTTGTTTGAAGGCATCATAGACAACGTTTCTAGTACTGCCAAGAATCTAGGAAAACCAATTTCTGCTTTCTCCGCAGGTTTAGATGCTGCTACGCCAGGCTCTATGGACGGCCCAAAGAATTTTGGTGAAATGGTCGGTTGGTTTTTAGGTCAGATCCTAAATGTACTTCTTGCGCAGTTGTTTTTCTTAACAGCAATGGCTGATTTAGCCTCTGAAATTTTTGCTCTTATGATGCAAAGTCCTATGTTTAATGTAGGTAGAGGTTTTGGTAAGATGATGGAAGATCCCGTTGCAGGTGCTCTAGATGTCGCCAAAGGTTTAATAGGTTTTCAGCCTCTCTCTCCTCTTGGCATAACTACGGCCATATGGGAAAAACATCAGAAAAATTTAGAGGAAAACAGAGATAAGGGCCGTAAGACTTCCGAGGAAGTTGAGATGGCCCAAGGCACCTTGCGTGAACGTGAGCCTGGAGGTGAGGTTTATAGACTTACGCAGATGCAAGCTGTGGCCGATAAACTTGATAGGATGGCTAAAGCCTTGGAAGCACAACAAGAGCGCGTTATGCAGCTTAATCTTGAGTTGGATGGTGATACTGTTTTTGAGAAAATGGTTTCTCTTCAAAGCTTAGCTAGGGAACGCGGCGCGCTTGATGCGTTTAACTCTAGAACTGGCGACGCTTTAGAAGCGTTAGATGACATAGGCGGTCTTTAAGGAGTAAATATGGCTATAACATATCAATGGATAGCTGGGGGCAGAGATACTCCAGTTACCACTAAGGCGACAGAGGCCGCCGTAGAGCTTAGCTCTCAATATACCCGTTATAAACATATTTTCGAAAAAACTAGAAAAGGCTCCCTGTCTATAAATTCTTCTTTTGCTTTTGAAGAGGATAAGATCTTTACCGATGCGATTATTTTTCAATACAATCCAGAGACTGTGGTTGTAAACAGGAATCCTGTGTATGGCAATAATACCCCTCCTGGGTACTCACATTCTCTTCAGCAATTTGGAAATAGTGGTCCGCGCGAAATTTCTTTTTCTTTATATCTTCATTGCTTAGGAGAAGACCCAGAAGGCAATGGTGACTTGAAGCGAGACATAGAGCGGGAGCTTTTAATTCTTGAAGCTGCTTGTGTTCCTGAATCAGAGACTATAGGAGGCTCTGAGATTGTTACTTCTCCTCCTCAAGTAGTTCTTTACTTTGGGGAAAGCTCTTTTATGGGTATTCTACCAGGCATCATTACTGGTTTTAGCGCTCGTATAGAGAAGATGTGGCCCAAGACATTAAAACCTATGATTGCTACAGCAGCAATTAAATTCAGACATCAACCTGTTTCTAACCTGACTGCCGGAAGAGTCATGGATAAAATCTGGGGATAAAATGTACAGAAGATCTCTGTTAGACATCTTGGGACCAGATTTAAAGCCGCTTACTCAACAAACTATCGCTGTTAGTAAGCGGTTTTCTGTACCTACTTCTAAATGTTTGAGGTACAAGGTCAAATTCGGCGATACTCTTCTCATGATAGCCTATAACTTCTATGGCACGTCAGATTACTGGCGCGAGATTGCCGACCAAAACAAAATCATCGATCCCTTAGACATTGCCGAGGGGCAACTTTTGTTTGTGCCTTTCTTGTCTGAGGTAGCTTTGGGGTTCTAGCATGCCTGTACCATTTGTGTTCGAACTCTATAAAAAGCCTGTGTTTATCATGCGTGTTAATGACCAGCCTAATACGCTGATTCATAGGTTCATGACGAAATGGACGATTAAAAACTCCATGAGAAAAGCAGATGAGCTTAAGCTTAGCGTTAAGCTTCCTTATGGAGATCTTTTGTACTCTTGGGAATTTGAGCAAGGCAACACTTTCAAGGTGCGTTTTGGGTACCCATTCAAACTTTCGCGCCTTTATGAATTTACGGTTGTCTATCTTAAACCAAGGTTCGCAAAAGACGGAATTGTTCATGTAGAAATCACAGCATGGGATATCTCATATACGCTTTCGCGAATAATGAAAGAGCGTAACTGGTGGCAACTACATTCAAGCCAGATTGCTTCTTTGTATGCCAAACAGCATAATCTTAGATCTGTGATTGAACCTTCTAATGATCTTGATCCAGAGCATCCTTTTGTTCAGACGACGAACACAAATGCTTGGCGTTTTTTGAGAGCACGGGCGGAAGAGATTGGTTTTGAATGTTTTATAAAGAATAGGACCTTATTCTATGTAAGTGATGAGCGCATTGAAGCTCAAGCTCCCGTCAAAAGCTATACCTATAAAGAGCTTGATACTTTATTGTTAGAGTTTACACCGAGCATAAAACAGCCACAGGTACCTAACATTAGGGTGCAGGGTGTTAATTCTAAAGAGAAAGAGCAAGCAGGTGAGGATAGTAAGAAATACGCAATTGATGTAGGAAAAAGGGCCTTTGGTTATGCGATTAACACAGAAAAAGGGCGGAAATTCAATGAGGAAGGTCATGTTTTTAACGCTAAGTTAAGAAAAGAGAACTTCGATTTTGATTTTCCTTTACCTAGAGATACCAAAGCTGCATCTATCCGAGAAATCAATAGGCGGAGCCCGGATAGTGGTCCGATTACTGGCGCAGGTATAGTAGGTTTAGGCGGCCAGACTGTTGATAGTTCTATCCCTTTTATTTCTAGTCTTGAAAAATTTCATACTGTTTATAACATAATTAAAGGTCGTGAAGGCATAGAGCAGGAGCGAAACACCACGCAGGTTAAAAAACCTACGGCCGAGACTCAATCTGCCAGAATTCGTTTGATTGCTCGCGCTAAAAGAAAAAGCGCTTTAGAGAGAGCTAAAGAAGCTTCAGCCACTGTTGTTGGTGAACCAGACATTGAAGCAGGGACGGTCATTAGGTTTGCGAATGTAGCTATGCTCGGTGGGGACTATGTTGTTTCTGAATGCACTCATTCTGGAGGTTCAGGGGGGACATTTACCACTAAAATGAGCAAGATGCATCGTAAGTTAAAGGACGACGGTAGGACAGGATCTGGTAAAGGTAATTCTGGTAATCTTGGTCCAAAAGAAGGTCTATCTTCTGTCAAAACTGCTTTACCAGAAATAATTAACGCAGCATCATATCATTATGATGATAAAATAGTTATTGTTCCTGGTAAATATGTTGAAGACTTCAGGGCTTGGGGTCCTCAGGCCATGGTTGCTCCTAAAGAGACGTTAGAGGCTATCAAGATTGAACGTCAGACTTACCAGGCCGTTAGAGAAGCACCCCAGGCCGTTGAGAGGTTATTCTAATGGACTCTAATTTTCCGGGTATTTACAAAGGTTTTGTTGTAGATAATCAAGATCCTCAAAAACGCGGCCGCTTGCGTTTTATTATTCCTCAGGTGTTTGGAGAAGGGGAGAATGATGCCCAATGGTCGAATTGGGCCGAGCCTTGTTTTGGCACCTACGTCGATTTCAAAATACCAACTATCGGCGCGATGGTCTGGGTTATGTTTGAAATGGGTAACCCCC